TTATTTTGCATTATATAGTTGTTTAAGGGCTTTAACACCTCTATGAGAATAGGTAGGCGTTAGGTGATCTGTATAAACTTCTGTTGTTTTTCTATTTTTATGCCCAAATCGATTTTGAATATATTGATAGGGAGCTCCAGCCTCTTCAAGTTGTGTAGAATGAGTATGTCTAAGAGAATGAAAATTAAATTTATCTATTCCATATTTATGTTTCATTACGCGTGAGATATTCTGCATAGTTCTTGGAGTAACATAGTAACCTGATTGTTGTCGCATTATAAAATTAATTTCATATGCTGTTTCTTTCGTAGTGATAATATTAGATTTTATATTGGCTTTTCTGCTATTTACAATATCTGAAAAAATAGGTTTTTCAGAATAATAGTGATAAAATTGATCGTTGTAATACGCAGCAGCAAGTTGTTGCTTTTCGTATTCTTTCTTTAATATACCTAAAATTTCATCATCCAAGTCTATAATTCGATAACTATTATATTTTGGTGGTTTAAAATACCAGTAACCGTTACCGGCATTAGAAGTGCCGTTTTTTTCTTTTTTTTGTTTTTTTGTACGAGTAGAGTCCGCGTGCCATTGGATTTGCCTGTTTACAGAAAGTGTTTTGTTCTCGAAATCAATATCATCCCAAACTAAACCATAAGCTTCACCGATTCTAAGCCCTGTATGATATCCAATATGTAATGGTATATATGCGGTAGTATTTTCAGGGAATCTTTTTTCAGCAATTTTCCACATATCAGATGTAATGTATATATGTTCATATTGAGTTTCTGATTCGGGATCTATATTTTCGTTACTCTTTGCATTTTTTGGTGTTTTTAATTTATATGCAGGACTTCGTGATATGATATTATTGGTTTCAGCCCAATCAAAAAAACCAGAGAGCAACCCGCATATATCACTAACTGTGTTTAATGAATATCCTTCGGAAGCTAATTCATTAATTAAATCTTGCAACATTAATTTGGTCACATTTTTTATTCTGTATTCACCAATGTAGGGACTAATATATAATCGAAATCTCTTTTTATAATTATCAATAGTTGTTTCTGCTAAATTTGTAATACAGTATTGTTTTAACCATAAGCTAAAAACATCAATAACAGAGCTTTCAGAAATAGATTGAAGCAATTCGCCTTTTTCATATTTTTCTAAAAATTCACGCCCAGCTTTTAATGCTTCTTTTTTTGTTTTAAATCCAGCTTTTGTTTTTTGGTTTCTTTTCCCATTAATCGGAGCTAATTCAACTCGATATTCCCAAGTTGGCTTACCGAGACGTTTCCGTGCTGTTACAATCGCCATAATTATTCCTCCTAGTTTTGTAAAATATTTACTAAAAAAGATTAATAATGTAATCGTGTAGTTGCAAATTTATGCCCAGCGTTTAAAGCTTCTCTTTTAGTTTTAAATCCATTTCTTCTTTTTTGAATTTTTCGGCCATCTTTTGTGGTGAAATCAATTCGATATTCCCATGTAGTGTTTTCTGGATTTTTCTGTGCAGTTATATACATGATGATATTCCTCCTTTTGTCACTTATTTTTTTTAAACAGCATCAATAATACAATCTTTTTTGATAAATTGCAAACATTTTTTTAGCGAAAAATATTACAAAGTTACACAAATTACACTATGTACACAAAATATTAAGTAAATGCAATATATGTAAAAAATTTTTTTTGTGAAAAATCTTTTTTCTATATAGTTTGTGTAAAAAATGCAAAAAAATAAAATAATTTATAAAGATTAATCAAATACCTATGAGTATATAATTTGGAATGAATAGAGATGGAAAAAAATAGAAATAAAATATATAAAAATATGGAACGCACTAACAATTATTGATGAAAAAAACAAAATAAAACAGAATATTCACGAAAAAATGTGGGGGCATTACACAAAATGACTTGAAATATCTGAGCATAAGTGTATAATAAAATTACAACGAACGTTCGTACTAATCTATACAACTGAAAGGAGGGTGCAAAGTAATATTGCACAGAAGAACATGCAGGATATGTTACAATTAAAAATTTTAGGTCATGATGAAAACTTGTCAAAAATTGCAAGAAAAAAATATGTAAGAACAGCAAATTTGAAGATGCCTTCTGGAAAAGTAGAGATTGGATTAGATGAATCAAAAAGCTGTCTTTATGGAGTAGTATTTGATCAAGCAACGAAACGAATAGGTATTCAACATTTAGGCGATATAAAAACGCTTTTAGATGAGGAGAACAAGTAAAACAAGAAAGGAGAGCTTCATGATTGTTAGGAAGATTGGAAATGTGACAGTCTACGACGATTTCAAATTTAGTGATTCAATGAACCGGGTTGAAAATCTAAGAATTGATCTAAAACAGACATTTATCAATCAGTTGATATTTGCTGCAATGTATATTGGAATCAGTTTTTTTATCATGATATTCACGGTTGGATATGTACATGAGATTACATACTTGATTATTGTTTTGATTGCTCTTGGAATTATCTTAAGAGATTGGTTGAAATTGAAGGGTAAATCAAGGGTGATTCGGGGAGAGTATCAAAAAAGACGAATGGTCCATTTTTTCCGGACAAGTGAAGTTAAGGATATTGCAGTATATCGTAATAAAAGTAAATTATATGTCAGAATGTCAAATGGAATAAAAGAAATGACTTGCGAGGCAGAACTTTGTAATGAAGAAAAAGAGAACTTTGATGATATGGTTCAACAGGGTGTAAGTGTTATCTTTCGAAATCAAAACAACAAGATTAGCCTGATGTCATTCATGGAGAAGAAAGGAGTGAGAATGAAGTGCTGACACCAAGAACGAAAGATATAACGATTGAGCATATGAATAAAGCGTATCAATATATTGATGAAGTTATTAAAGAACGTGGATATGCTCCATCAGTAATGGACATTACAAAGTATCTCGGATATGCTTCCAAATCTTCAACACATCGGATTTTAAGAATGATGGAAGATGAAGGAATGATCATACTTCCAAAAAGAAATGAAGGGAAAATTGTCATTGCGAAAAAAGATGTCAAGATTACAAAGAACGGCTTAGAACCGAATGACAAGAAGGTATAAAGAGGTAATTAATAATTTAAGTTTTAAGGCTGCGTGACTAGACTGATTCCAAAGGTTATGATGACTTGGACATTGAAAAGGTAAGGTTTTAGAATTGTGTAAATAAGAATGATTCCAAAGGATTCTTCAGTCATTCGCATGTCGGTTTCTAGTTTTAGAATTGTGTAAATAAGAATGATTCCAAAGGGTCAAAATGGCTACATAGAGAGTAAAAATAAGAATTATATTTATCGAATTGGCTTGTGTAAACAAGAGCTGCTAGGTGCAGTTAATAAGAAATATGAGGAGGAATTATAGAAAATGATAAGAAATAAGATTGTGAAAGATGATATCATCGTCAGAAAATCTATTTTACATATATTAAACAGTGGAAGTGGACAGATTGGATTAGCAACTAATCTGATTGATATGGGACCAGATTTGTTTGATATGATCAGAGATAATGTATTTAAAGTCTTGGATAATGATGAAAGAATCAGCTGCAAGCTGGATAAAAATACATCGGTTGCAAAGGCTATTGAAAATCTCAAAGAAACAAATGATCAGAGCTTTATCGATACGACAAGAAATCTGGCTGAACAGTTGTTTGATATCATGTGTGATAGTGTTCAGATTCCGTCAGCAGATTTGCTTTGTGCTAGTTTTCAGGTAGATGGCAATATTTATCTGGCATTGCTAAAAATGAATTATCACTCAACATTTGTTCATTATCAGAACAAAGATGATGTGACAGATATTGTAAAACAAAATGTTATCCAGTCTGGAAAGTTGACAGAAGCAGTGATTTTTGATCTTTCAGGTAAGAAAGATGTTTATTTAGTTCAGAAAAAATATGAAATGTTAAATGGAGAAAAATGCAATTACTTATCAGAACGATTTTTAATATGCATGGCAGGTCTTCCACCAAAGAAAAAATTTCAGATTTTAAATAGAACAATAATGGATCTTATCAATCAGAGCAGACAGGATGGATTAAAGGCACAATTTCATACGAAAAAGGCATTTTATGATTGCTTTGTGGAAGATGGAATATTTGATATTAATAAGATCGGTTCTGAATTATTCAAAGATAACGGAGAAAATCTTTCTATCTATGATCAGAAGATGGAAAGATATGATATGCAGTTTGATAAGTTCGCTGTTATCAAAGAAAGTACCGTTAGTAAGTTGAATTATCTGGAAATGGAAACAGACACAGGAATTATCATTAAAATTCCAATGGAAACATTTAATGAAGCTAATATCGAAATTAGTGAGAGTCAGATGGATGGAACTACTTCATTTGCAATCAACAATATTGAATCATACAAGTTAAAGTAAAACAAATCAGAGAAAGGGGATGTTTTTATGTTAATTTACTTAGCTGATAATAGATCGACGGTTATCAATTTACAATGTGTAGGAGATATGCATATCGAAAAATCAAGACATGGATGGGAAATAAAATGTGAAATGTCCTCTGTATCTGGTTTTGGAACAACGACATGCAGTCTCGGATGTTTTGCTTGTAAAGAAAACGCTGTATCAAAAATTTTAGAGATATTAAAGTGTTATGGTGAAGGACAAAAAGTTTATTATTTATAAAAGAGAATAGTAACCGTACAACAGAGATATGTCTAAAGACAAAATAAAATTTCTGAAAAAGAAAGGCGTTTTGTAACTGTGTAATAGGAACATGTCTAAATAAATCGGAAATGCAACTGTTCGGATTCATGGTTTTGTAACTGTGTAATAGGAACATGTCTAAATAGTCAAATTATTTTGCACAGTGCGTAAAAATAAGAATGAAATAATCGAATAGACTCGTTAAAACGAGAACTGCCGTGTGGCAGGAAATATTTTCAAATAGCAGAGAAGGGAGAGTGCTTTATGTATATTAAAGAATTACATGTAAATCATCCAAATTCTTATGCGGTTGTGCATATGAGTTATGGTGAAATTACTGCTCTTGCAAATGGAATGTACGAATTAGTATCTAATTTAGAGCTGTTGAAAGATTCTTTTGACTCAAAAGCTTATAAAGAAGTTGAGCAGAAAATTTCTTTTGTAAGAGACATGGTAAAAGATGGGATGATCCAACCATATACGATAGAAAGAGCGAGCAAAACTTCGCTGACGAAAGAAGAATTTGAGCGATTCAATCAATATTTGATTATGAATGACTATATGATGGCAATGAGTGATCCGGAATTTTGTAAGATATATAAGAAAATTTCAAATAATAATCGAATTCCGGATGATTTTCGTAACAAGATGCCAGATGAAAAGAAAGAATAGGAAGGGAATGAAAAAATGAAGAAAGAAAATAAACGATTACAATTTGCACAAAAAATCGGAATGACGATTTTATTATTACTTTTAATTCGATTCATGTCACATATTCCAGTGCCAGGTGTGAAACACAGTATGTTCAAGCTTGCTGTTGCAGGGAAAGGAAATGGTTATTTTCAGTTATATGATCGCCTGACAGGTGGAAGTTTTTCAAATATGACAATCTTTGGTGCTGGTATTACGCCTTATATCACAGCAAGTATTGTTGTTCAGTTACTTGGATATACGTCTAAAAGGCTAAATCAAATGTATCATGAAGGAGAGTACGGTCGGAGACATATGCAGAAAATGACATTGTTAATCAGCTGTATTACGTCTGTAATTATTTCTTTTACTGCATCTTATACACTTTATGCACAGGGATATTTAAATGGAAAAATTTATATTCTTTTTGCTGGGTTAACGTTAATGATTGGAACCTTGATTTTAATCGGTATCGGGAAATGGATTGAACTTCGATATTTTAAAAATGGTATTTCTTTAGTTTTATTCATTAATATTATTGCTTCAATGCCGAATGATGTATTAACAATCATCTCTTTAAAAAAATGGGAAACGGCAATCTTAATTGCAGTAATTTTAATTACATTATTTGTTTTATTGATCATGGAGTTAATTCGTAAGGAAATCATTGTGAGAGAAAGTGCCCGAGTAGATCAGAATGAAGAAGTTATTAAACATTTCTTTATTCCAGTTCGACTTAATATGTTAAATGTAATGCCAATCATTTTTATGAGTACAATTCTACAGTTAGTACAGATGTTATCTCTTGTAGGCATTAAAACACAGATTTTTAATACTTCAAAATGGTTTGTTAGTACAAAACCGATTTATATTATTGGAATCATCGTATATTGTGCCGGAATTTTCTTATTTGGAGTTATGTATTCAGATATTGCCTTTAATCCTTTCACAATTGCAATTGATTTGAAGAAAAAAGCAAGCTATATTCCTGGAGTGCGTTTAGGAAATGACACATCAAAATTTTTACATAGTGCAAAGACAGGAATGATGCTTTTAGATTCTATTTTATTGACGTTAATTTCTATTGTACCGATTGCAATTACATCTATTTTAGGATTATCTTCCTTAACAATGTTTGGAACATCATTGGTTATTGTGATTGGTGTATTAGTAGAAACAGCATATCAGATTAAAGCAGAAGTATATGGCGTTCGTCAGGAGGAAAAACAATGGATTTAAAGAAGAAAAAAAATAAAAGTGAAAATATGGCAAAAAATGTTAGGATGACATATCCAAAACCCATCAGTTGTATTGTGTCATATATTGTCTTATTGTTCAGTTTAATGTTGATCATGGCAGTTGTGTATGGAATTGATATTCTAGTTGCAACTTTAGCAAATAAATTTTTATAAATTGGAGGATTAAAAATGGCAGAAGCAAGACAAGTTAAAAATAGGATTGTTCAGGCTGTATTAAGAGAATGTCAAAAGCTTAAAGAAAAAGATGATCTTACAGATGAGCTTGAACATGTTAGAGATATAAAGAATAAAAAAGAACGGTTAATCAAAAGTGTTGCATTAGCAAGCGAAGCATCCAGACGTACAATCAATATTGAACCTTATCCAGTGCAGATTTTAGCTTCGATTAAGATGTACCAGGGACATGTCATTGAAATGAAAACAGGGGAAGGTAAAACATTTGTTTCTCCGATGACGGCCTTTGCAAAAGTATTGGATGGACAGAAGGTACATGTTTTAACGGTAAATGATTATCTTGTAGAACGTGATTACACACTTTTATTACCGGTATATGAAATGCTGGGATTAAGTGTTGGATATATTACGACAGAGACACCAATAGAAGAAAGAAAAAAAGCATACAAATGTGATGTGTGCTACATTACAAATTCTGAGGTTGGTTTTGATTACTTAAAGGATCATTTGGCAATGCATCCAGATTCAGTTGTTTGTAATGGAAAATATGATTTTGCAATTATTGATGAAGCAGATTCAATTTTAATTGATGAGGCAAGGACACCTCTTATTATTTCAGCAGATACAGAACTTATTAGTGGTTTTTGTATCAGTTGTGCCAAATTTGTAAAAACATTAGAACTTTCAAAAGAAACAGAAGAATTAGAAGACACAGTTTATGTCGGAGAGTTCCCTAATGTAGATGGCGATGCTATCCTTAACTTAAAATATGGACAGGTGTATCTGACTGAAAACGGAGTAAAAAAAGCAGAAGATTATTTTAATGTGGATCATTTAGATAAGTTTATATTACACAGCTTAAACAATGCTTTGATTGCCAGATTTATAAAGAAAAAAGGTATTGATTACATCGTCAGAAGAAATGAAATAATTATCGTAGACAATGCTACAGGGAGACTCACAGAAGGACGCACATGGTCCGATGGATTGCATCAGGCAGTACAAGCGAAAGAAGGAGTAGAAATAGATGCAGCATCAGAAACTGCGGCATCTATTACATATCAATGTCTATTCCGTCAATATAAAGATTTTTGCGGCATGACAGGAACGGTCAAAACTGAAAGAAGAGAGTTCAGAAAAATTTACAAAAAGAAGATTTCTGTAATTCCTACAAACCGTCCTGTAATTCGTCAAGACCTGCCAGATAGAATCTTTGCTCGAAAAGAAGAAAAATATCAGGCAATTTTGGAGGAAACAAGAAAAGCTATTGATAAGGGTAGAGCTGTATTAGTTGGTACTGCCAGTGTCTTAACATCAGAAGAATTAAGTGATATTTTTGATGAAAATGACATTGGACATGATTTGTTAAATGCAAAGCTGCACCGAAGAGAAGCAGAAATTATTGCGGAAGCAGGAAGTAGTGGAAACGTAGTTATTGCAACCAATATGGCTGGAAGAGGTACAGACATTAAGATTGATGAAAAAACAAGGGCAGCAGGAGGGTTACTTGTCATTGGAGCAGAGCATAATGAAGCCAAGCGTATTGACAATCAGTTAAGAGGACGTTGCGGAAGACAAGGGGATCCTGGAAGCACACAGTTTTTTGTTTCTTTAGAAGATCGCTTAATTAATCCATATTTATCAAAATCTTATTATGAAGAAATGAAAAAAGTAAAAGAAATTGAAAAAAAAGATCCTTTTTCTGGCAACATTATTAGAAGAGTACACAAAAGAATCGGATTACAATACTATTCTAACCGAAAAGACCTGTTTGATTATGACAAAGTAAATCAGGTGCAAATGCGAGTCATTTACAATGAAAGAGAAAAGATTCTAAATGATGATATGGATCGAGAAACTGTAGAGCGTATCGCAAAAGAAATGAACATGAAAAAAGAATTTCATGAAGCAATGAAAAGAAAAAAAGACGAAGGAAAAGATACAGTAACCATTCTGCAGGAACAGAAAAAAGTTTTGTTAAAATCTATTGATAAAGAATGGAGAAAACATCTGCAAGATTTGGAAGCATTAAAGAGAAATGAGTATCTGAAAGCATATGGTAACATGGATCCGGTTACACAGTATCGACTGGATGCTTATCCATTATTTGCAGAAATGGTCGTTAGAGTTAAAAAGGAATTCATGAAAGAAATTTTAAAAGAATAATCAATTTTTATCCCACCCATCGAATTTTTTATGGTGGGTGGGTCTTTTTAAAATAATTCCAAGTAAAAATTAGGATAAAAAGGAAAAATATTAAAAATAATGCATTGTTAATACTGTTAGCCATGCCGTTTTGAAACTATGTTTAATCAAATGATTTGTTATGTAAAATTAGATAATTCCAATAGTATTTTTAATGTAACATGATGACGATGAGAGCTTTAGAACTATGTTGAATCAGATAATTCCAATAGGTCAAATGATACATAGTGTGTAAAAATAAGAAATTATCGAATTGATTTGCTCAGGCAAAATCTGCTGGTGCAGAAATTAAGTTAATGAATTTTACACCGTACACTTGTTAGTTTATTTGTGTGAGGTTTCAATAAATTATGAATGTAAGATAGAATTATATAACGTTAAAATTGGACAATTTCAAATGTTATTCCAATTATATGTACACACAGCATTCGTTTTGTAACCATGTAAAATTGGGTGATTCCGAATGAGGCGACCAGCGTATTCCTTTTAATGAAGAGTTTTGTAACCATGTAAAATTGGGTGATTCCGAATGGTCAAAAAGATTACATGGTGTGTTGAAATAAGAGTTTATCGAATGTGCCTACTAAAGTAGGAACTGTCAGGGACAGTAAAAATCTGGATCAGCTGATCAAATAACAATCAATTTATTATCATTCTCGTTTTATGTTTTTTATATTTTCTATTGATTAGCTTTTCCAGACGAATATCAAAATAATAGATTAGATAACAAAGAAAAGGAGATTAAGATGGTTTATAAGTTAGTATTAGGCGATTGGTCAAAGGATGGGCATAAACAGTCAGAAGACTTTTTATTTGATTGTAATTACGATGTACACAAAATCAGACAAGCATATAAAGACAGCTGCAAAAAATTAGGAGTTGCATTTCATGATGAAGATTATGAGAATTGTACAAAACCTTTGTCTGATGATTACAGTAATGTTTGGACAGATTATGAGACCCCATATATTGATGAAACAGATTTTGAAATTCTAAATAAAGCGGGATGTTTTAAGGGAATCGAATATGAGAAAGACCGTGATCGTTATTATGTTAACAATTTGAAAGATTGTGCAAAACTTATTATGAATTTTATCGCATTATCTATGCCAGAGGATTTCACATATAAGTTAACAGAATCGGAAATTGAACCAATCAATGGAGATTGGAATGGCGAGCTAAATGTACAATTTGGATATGGCTTATTTTTTGATTAATAGAGAAAGTGGGAACGTCAATGAGAGCAAAAGATCAATTATATCAATATGTAGAAAAAAGAAAACAAAAAATCATTGATCAATATGACAGAACATTAGAAAGAATCAATTTGTCGAAGGGTTTCGAAAGCCTGATCTCATTGATGGGTGATCGAGAAATGTTGCTTTCCATTTATGGAAAATCTTACGATCATAATATAAAAGAGATTCTTGATATTTTTTCATGCATTGTTGATGAAATGTATCAGGATAATGAATTGTTTCAGAATACAACAAAGGAAATTACACATGGATGTGTCATATATTCCAAAGGAAAATACAGTATTGAATTTCATAGTCCTGTGGATTGGCAGGGAATTACTGTTCGGTATCATGGAATCATAAAACCTTTCATGGCTGATGCAGAAAAAGATTATTTAAAACGACTTTATAAAGTAAAAGAGCTAACCCAAAAGGTTATTGATAAAAAGAATCTAAAGGCTTTTATTGATTTGGCTCATTTATTATATGAAAAACCTTATCACACAAAAAATCCAATTACACATATAAAAAGGTATTTCAAAGTTTATCATTCCATTCATGATGGTTTACTTAGAAAGACAATGATAGCAATAGAGACAGGAGAAGAAAGGAAAAGAAAAATAGAAAAAGATACAGAATTGTTTTATATACAACAAGAAGAAGCAAAACAGTTAAAGGAAAAAGCAGATGCAGCCTTGGAGATATTTAAAAAATTAGGATGGAAGATTACCTATAAGGGAATTTTGATAAACGATACGATCTGCTGGTAAAAGAAAGGCAGCGAAAAGGAGGGCGTTCTATGTTAGATTTATCGAATATTTTTAACAAAGATATAAAAAAGCAATTTTATCAAAAGAACAACTAGCGGAGATGCTTAAAGTAACACCGGAGGCATTAGAAGCTTTTGAAAGATCGTATCAACTCTGCGTTCCTAATGGAATGATCAAGGCAGTTAAAGAGGATTGGATTCCTAGAATTTCCGAAAATTATTGGCCATCAGAAAGAGATTAGAGGGATATTATGAAAGATTTAAATTTAATTATTGTCAGCATATTATGGTGTATTCCTATTTTAATTTCATTTGTAATTTCCGGTTTACGAAAGAAATTAGAATCGGATCGAAATTTTTATGGAAAGGAGATTTCTCCTAAAGATATTGAATTAGTAAAAGTCAGATATAAACCAATTGATATGAAAGCTTCTGATTTTAGTGAATATAACAAAGATGGAGAGCTTCAATATTTCTACAAAAAAGGAAAGAGTCAAGATGTTGTATATGCTATATCAAAACAGGAATACGATAGATATTTTTTAGAATCAACGGTTGAATCAATTACAGCATATTATCCAGAGTTTATTTTTTCTTATCAGTCAACTAATGGATCAATGAAAGCAACCATCGAATCTTATAAACCTACAATAGAAAGATATTATAATCCGAAAGATATAGAACAATACAAGAAACTAATTGCTAAGAGATGCGAGAAACAGGTGTTTGCTAAAGTGCCTGGAAGTCATTTTGAATACAAAGATTGTAAAGGTCAAACAGTTGTACATAACATTGATATTGATACAAAAACAATGCATGGAACGATCACAGGAGAGAGTAATAAAGAATCTGGAAAATGGGATTACCTTTTCTATGATGAAAGTTGGTATCCACAAACGCAAAGAAAAAAGAATAGGTTTTTATCATTTTGTTCCAGACTCGATATGCGTAGAGCAGACAATATTTTTACATTGTATTTCACAATAGGTCTTATTTTCACTATTCGATTGATTACAGAAATGATCGTTAATCAAAATTCTATGTTAACGATGGACATGAAATTTATTTTACTTTATATGATAGCAGCTTGTCTTTGTTTGATTATTGTAATTTATTTATCAGTGACGATGAAATATATTATTGGAAAAATATTTAGTGGGGATGTATTAATTTCAAGTGTTTCTATGCTATTTACAATATATTTTATTGCAAAAGCATTTATGAGATTTGCATCAATGATTATGAGTTAAATTGCAAGAAGAGTTGAAAAAAATCATTGTTAATATAACGGTACAATAAATACATCTATTGTTTTAAAAGCCTGTAAAAAATATCGTTGTAAATGATTGTTAGATGACGATGATCGTTTGATTGGGTTTTAGAAGTCTGTAAAACAGAATCATTGTCGATGATTAGCCATTTGTTGCATATTACGAACATAGTTTTAGAAGTCTATAAAACAGAATCATTGTCGATGGTCAAATAATAAACAGACTGTGTAAAAATAAGAATTTTATCGATACTGCTCGCAAAAGCGAGAGCTGCTAGGTGCAGCAGATTATGAAAGGAGAAATTCGATGGTTAAGTATTATATTATAATTGGAATTATTTATACAATCCCCTATATAGTCACTATTGTAATAAGCGGTTTACGAAAGAAGCTAGAAACAGACAGAAATTTTTATGGAAAAACTATAGATATTCAAAAGATAGAACTTACGAATGTAAGTTATAAAAAGTTTGAAATTGCAAGAAATAATATTAAAAAGTATACAGAAATGGGAGAAATTAAATATGTATATGATCGTAGCTACGATTTTGAAGATGAACGTTTGTTATTATCTGAAAAAGAATATCAAAAATGTTTCCCAGACAAATTTGTAAAGACTACGGTTGCGTATTATATAATTTTTGAGTTTTCGTATGAGACTGATCATGGAAAAATAAAAGCAAAAATTACTCTTACAAAACCGGTAATAGAAAAAACATATAACGATAAAGATGTTGAAGAAATAAAAAAGCTTATTTATGAAGAATGCAGCAATAAAATATTTGCTAATGTAGGTACAGAAAGCAAATATAAAGATTACAAAGGACAAGAAGTCATACATTCATTACCAATAAGAACATCAACACTAGAGGGAGAGATTATAGGTGAAAGTAACAAAAGACCAGGGCAGTATGATTGGATGTTTTCAGACAGCAGTTGGTATCCAGAAGAAGCCAAAAAGAGAAATAGGTTCTTATCTTTTTGTACTTATCTCAACCCAAATAAAAGAAATTCAATATTTTTACCCTATTTTACGATTGGAATATTGGGAATAATAATCAATTGGATGTTCAATCTAATTATTAAGTAATTTTAAAATATATGAAAGGAGATAAGAAGATATGCAATTTACAACACCAGATATGAGGGAAATAACCATTTCAGATAAATCAGAAGCATGTGATTTTATAAAGGATTCATGTAAAGAATGTAATAGGAAATATGAATGTACTGGGGAAAACGCAGCATTTTGTAATCATATGAAAAATATCCTTGTAGCAAAGTACGGAGCAGCAGAAGGGTGTTTAAAAGAATCCAGAATTAGGCATAGTATGGGAGTTGCAAACTTCTTATTTGCCTATGCGAAATCTCATGACTGGAGTAAGGAAGAGACAGAAGATCTTTATTTGACTGGCTTATTACATGATATAGGATATATTGACAATCCCAAAGGTACGGATCACGGAAGATTAGGTGCAGAAATCTTGAAGAGAAATGGACTTAATGCAGAAATTTGCGAATTAATTAGTTGTCATGGAAGATTTATAGAGAACCCAAGTAGAAAGCAAGCACTTTTATGGCTTGCAGATCTATGCGTGAATCGTGATGGAGACTATATCGGATATCAAAAAAGATATGAGAGTATCAAGGAAAGATATAAGAATGATCCAGAACGTTTATTTCAAGTTTATCGGATTTTGGAATACTTGCAAATACATTTTTCGGAATACAGATAAATGGTTTGTGTTTATTATGGATTCCAAAGGATAAACTGCCGTACTACGTATAGATAAGAGGTTTTAGAGCTGTGTTAAATATGTGGATTCCAAAGGGATTCTCTACAAATACAATGTCGCCTCTACGTTTTAGAGCTGTGTTAAATATGTGGATCCCAAAGGACCAAAATATTTTGGCAGTGTGTAAAAATAAGAAAACATCGAAAAGAATCGCTATAGCGAAATCTGCTATGTGGCAGAAAATTGATAAAGATATGGTTTTACATCAATTTGATATTTCTGAAATTTTTGTTTTTGGATAAATTGTAGTCCAAAACAAAATATCTTCTAAATAAGACATAATGTTTAGAAAAGGAGATAAAATATCACGAAAAAGAGATATAAAGTAAAAATAAGGAAAAATAGAAAGTGGAATACATTTTATAGGTTACAGATTAAGTAAAAATAAGATTTTGCCGAATATATTCATATAGATGAATCTGTTATGAAACAGAAAAAACAAAGGAATAGGAGGACAATAAGATGAGCAGAAGATTAAAAAAAATTGGCACCGCAATTTTTGATATTGTAGGTTTCATAAATTTTAGATTACAAGAAACAAAAGGAAATTGTTGGATTGATCAGTTATATGACAAAGATTATTGGGGAAAAAATAATCAGTCAAAAGAAATAAACAACGAAATCAAAGAATATTTGAATAAAGGATATTCTATGGGATGTGCGGGTCGATACACACATGAACCGTTAGTAGACGTAAATGGAGAAATTGTTAAAATTCAGAATTATTTAGACCAGATGAAATTGCCATGGAATCTTTTATATCAAGACGATATTTTAGCAGTCCTTCATTATGGCTCATTCTGTTTTGTCACTCCAAAAGACTATATTACTTCAACATTATTTAAAAACTTAGATGATCAGTCCTTAATATCTTTAAAAGCAGGCAAGGGAGGAACAGCTCAAACAACGCTGCCGGCAATCTTTCAAAATGAAGATTTATGTAGAAACGATCTTGCATCAATCATTGATACAAAAAAACAAGAGATTCAAAATAAACAGGATGAACTTAAAAATCTGCAAAAAGAAAAAGCAGCAGAGATTGAACGAATGAAACAGGAAATTGAAGCAAAATATGCAGATACCATCTCATTAATAAATAAGAAGAAAGAAGAATTAGAATCAAAAAAAGCAGAGTTGGAAGGACAGTTATTTATATATGATACAGAGTTATATGCCATTCGTTGCTATTGGGGAGAAACTGTAACTTTTGTTCCGCTAAGAAAAGGGAAACATGCAAATATTGAAGATCCAGTTGTCCTATATCAAAAAATCCGATTTTTAAATGAAGAATTGGGAAGATATGCAGCAATTTATGATTTGGATGGATCAAAATATAGTAAACATACATTTGAGGGATTATTAAAAGTTCGAGATGATTTTATGAATATGTTTGCACCAGGTCCTAAATCTATTTCTTTAGTAAAAATCAGCAAGGATGGAACAATCCGCTGCCAGTCTGATATCCGAAATAACATGTTATCAGAATATGAATTACTTCACGGAAACACAATAGCAATTTTAATCAGGGATGGTGAGAATCTTTATATTGGATGGACAGATGATGATAAAGTCCAGGTGAAAGATGAAAATATGTTTTTGAAGCCAGAAACGAAAGAAATTGCAAATGAAGATGAAAAAAACATTCACAATTCCCAAAAAGAAGAGATCGCCGGAAGATACTTTATTTTTGCGATATTGCAGGGAATAGTCGATCAAGGAAAAATCTTAAAGCTTCCAAAGATAGGTTCTATTATGAAGTCAAATCCTTATGTGATCTATAGTATGGCAGATGGATGGTTAGAAGATGATCGGTTCGGAACACTAGAAGATATCCTAAAAAGAACAAATCATGAAGTTATGAAAAAGGGAGATACCATTTTAACTTTAATGAGGATTACAAGAGATGATAACGGCTATGGATATGGATGGAGAGGTGGTGTCTGGAACAATAATCGTGGACGTGGAGAAGCTAATCGTACTCGTGATGTATCATTGAAAGATTTCAAATTTTATAAGATAAATAAAGTGGATAAAACCGAATATTATGATGTATTTATGAGAAAATATCCTCTTGATATCGAGTTTGAAACCATTGAAACGCCAATTAGACCGAATATTACAAACATAGGGCATGTTATCAAAAAGTCTACCTGTTTATGGGATGAAATGGAATTAGAAAAAAAAGAAATTCGAGTATTAAATAATCGACTTATTGGATTCACATTAGATGATGAGCATGATCCAACAATAAAACAGGTAATGGAGAGAGAAAATGCTGCATCAGATACAGAAGCATTAAAAAAATTTCTACCCAAAAACTATAGATTTGAGACAAAAGATGAGACATATTATGATCCCACAAGTAGGTCTATGAAAGGATATCATCAATCTTTGGATCATGTTGCAAATAGTGTTACAGAATACCAGTATTTTATTTCTGAACGTAAAAAATATACGGTAAATTCTACTGCAAATATGGAAATCAGGGAAGGAGAATACCTTGATATGACATATTTAAACAGTATTTTAATCCGATATGTGATTCGAACCAAAAAGGTTGGAAATGTATATATTGGTGGTACGAAGATTCAGTTTGCAGATATTATTCCGTATTTGAATAAGGCACTCGAATTTTTAGAAGAAAGAGAAAAGACAGAAGCAGCATTATTAAGACTGCATATGGACTTATATGAAAACTGGCAGGTAGATGTATCAAGATGGAGATTAGAACATCATTATCATGAGTTGACTGAAACAAGAGCGAAGAAATTTGCCAAAGAATTTGCAAGATAAGTTAATTCGGATATCTCTTATAAACGTTAATGTTTATGACAAAAAATGTATCAAAATATTACAATAACTTCAATAATTTTATCAAAATAGGAAAAGTAGAAGTAAAAATATATTGAAACCGCTCGTCGTTACGAGATTTGCAAGATCGCAAAAAGCAAACAATATAAAATATCATAAGAAAAGAGGAATGTTTGATGCATATTGTAGAATCAGGTAAAAGATATAGAATTTTTAATAATGCGATTACCACGTACGATCAACTACCACCAAAAACTTATCGGGTGGATTATGATCCAGAAACAAGAATTTTTTCTTTACTAGAAGCACACGATTTTGAGATTCCAGAAACAAAAATTTATGGTCAGCATTTAGATAAAGTCAAGAAAGTGTTGAATTCCATGGATAAGATGAATCGAAATCTTGGAGTAATTCTAAGTGGAGATAAAGGAATTGGAAAGTCACTTTTTTCTAAGTGTTTAGGATTGAAAGCAAGAAAAAAAGGGATACCTGTTATATTGGTTAATGAATATCATGAGGGGATTGCAAACTTTCTTGAAGAAATTGAGCAAACAGTTATGATACTGTTTGATGAATACGATAAAACTTTTGATGAAAAGAAACATAATTGTCAAGCGGAGATGTTATCTTTATTTGATGGAGTAAGTGCAGGAAAGAAACTGTTTGTGATTACATGTAATGAGATTCAAAGTTTAAGTCAATATTTGATAAATCGTCCTGGAAGATTTCATTATCATTTTAGATTTTTATATCCAACAGCAGATGAAATTCGTGATTATATGGAAGATAAGTTAGACAAGCAATATTATGATGAAATTGAAAATGTGATTGCTTTTAGTGTACGAATGAATCTTAACTATGACTGTTTACGGTCCATTGCTTTCGAACTAAACAATGGATTAAAATTTCAGGAAGCTATTAATGATCTTAATATTATCAGAATAAGTCAGTATAAGAACATAAAAATTATTGTAGAATTTGAAAATCAGGCAACATTAAGTGGAAAAATAAAAGAATGGCAGCTGTATGACAATACAATTACTGATATGAGTATATATCTTCCAGATAATATTCGTCCATTATCTTATGTTGGAGAATATATTGGCGAATTTCCAATGAATTTTTCAAATAACTATATTGATAAGGATAAAAGAATGTTAATGTTTCATGTTACAAATCCAGAACCAGAGTATGATATTGCTTATACGCATGAAAGTCAAGATGAAGAGAAAACAGATGAAGGCAAGAAAATTACGGATATTTTAGACAAATTATATATTGGACAGAAAATCAAACGTATTTATGCGGTACCGAGTGATCAAAAGGATAAATTTAGGTTTTTCTAAGAATATTATTGATTGTAAGTATAATTACTGAAAATGGTCTATACGATTAAAGAAACGGAATTATTGTCAATGAATGAATTCGTAAGTTTGTCTAATGTTGTAGTTTTAGAAGACTGTAAAACAGAATCATCGTCAATGGTCAAATAAGCAGTCTGTGTAAAAATAAGAAAGCATCGAAATAATTCGCAAAGGCGAAATCTGCTGGTAGCAGAAAATTAATTAATCCTAATTAAAAATATAAGGAACGGAGGTGCTTATTATGGAAACAAAAAAAGAAATAGAGAAGATGATCGATGAATTATGTCAGTTAGATCAGGCAATTCAGGACGGAAGAAAAATTGAAAAGACAAGTCTTTGCAAAGAAGCAGCAGAAGTATTAAAAGCTATCTTTCATATTCAAGATCAAGAACATAAAACGATTATAAGAGATGAATCAAAGATTAAGACCAATGAAGTAGAAAAGAAAAGAAGCGGAAAATGGATCAAAACAATGAAACCATTAAAGAAGTTCTATGAAAAATATGGTGAAAGAGTGTATGTTACTGGATTTGGAGTCGGATATAGCACTGATATGCCATGTATATTAAAAATTGAGCAGGAATCTATTGATAAAGGTCTCGGAGATTATTTTGTTTACAAATATTTAGAACTGAACGATGGAAGTTGTATTGCACAGATAGATATTTCTTGCATTATCTTAAAAACATGGCCTAAAAAAATCAGTTGTGTAGATGTAACAAAAGAAGTTGATCAGATGTTAGAGAAGAATAGATGTTCTTGAAATAAGCTGACAAAAGAAAACAAGGAAAAGGACGTGATGTGACGTGAATGAATGCGAACTTGTAAAAAAGATCCTGAACCACATGAATGCAGAAGATTATAAAATCCTTATTAATAAAGTGTGGTTTCGTGGCTTTTGGGTTCCTGGAATCGCTAATCAGCGAAGTGATAAGAAATGGCGGCCAAAAGTCGAATTTATTAATAACGATGTTGTTTTAAATAGAAAAATCCGAAAAGGTGGAAAACATAATTATGAACTATTAATTGAAGCAATGATAAAAATGGCAGATGATCGAAATGATGAGACATATTTGCTATACAACGTAGTGAGATGGATAACAGATCCAGATTCCCATGAAGAAATTGAAGAATACTTCAATCAATTAGAAAATAAACCAAAAGACGATACAAAAAATGATTCAGAAGAAATAAAAGATACTTCTGAAAAAGATGATGTAAATGTTCAGGATAATTTATTAAAAAAAGAAAATGAAAAGTTAAAAGCGGAAATAGATAATTGGAAAAATCGTGGAAAGAAATATAAAGAAAACATTCAGAATTTAAAAATTAAATGCAGTAACCTGGAACAAGAAAATAACAGAGTTAAGAAAGAAAATGGAAGATTGATCAGAGAAAATGAAAAAACAAAACAGGGAAAAGATACTGCAGTAAAAGAATATAATGACAGAATCATTGCATTAAGTGTTGAAAACAGCAAATTAAAAGAGAAAATAAGAGGAAAATATAAGCCTAAGAAGAACATTGTTTTATCAAAAACATCAGGAGTTTCAGATCCGAAAGTATTATGTGTTACAAAAAATCCGGCAGATGTTTTGATCAAAGGATATAATATCTATTTTCTAACGGATCTTGAAGAGTTAAATAAAAAGATTTATACAGAAACAGTGTTTGATCAAATCTGGTACATCAGAAGTGGGCTTACACATGCAGATTTAATCAAGGTTGCAGAAAAGTATGCTAACCAAAAAATATTACAGGCTAGGGACTGGAAAGCATTACAAAAGAAATTACAAGGAGGGGACAGGCTATGAATCAGGAAGATATGCAGATTATAGGGACACTGGCACTTGAAAAAGATACAAAAAGAAAAGGTGTGTTTATCAATACAAAGTCAGCAATACAGTATGTTGTTAAGTCAATGATGAGCGACTATAAATCAGATAAATTATTTACTGGATATATGAATTCATTTGAGAATGATCAGAAATTTGATGATGAATATCGTTCAGATGAAGAAAGGGTAGAAAAGTTCTGGGATCATATCTATGACAAATTGTTTATCTATAATTTCAAAGCAAATGATGGCGAATTTGAAAGAATGACAAAAGTTCATCTTGTTAATAAGCCAGTAAAATTTAATGAAGATGAATATTTTAAAGGAGTTCCGGTGTTTTCTGCTGCTACAGATGAGATCGTAAGAGAATGGGAACTGGAAAGTCAGTGGAGCTTATACAGAAACTATAATACATTAGATGAATTTTGTGATTGTATCAAAGCAAAACAGCCATTAGGAAGTACCTATGGATACGATGCAACAGAGAGTCAGCCATCATTTGTAATCTGGAAAAATCAGAATCAGAAATTGTATGTGATCGGGAAGATTGCAAATTGCCGATATAATTCGCAGCGAGGATTGATCTTAGAAAAAGAAGGACAGGAACTATTGAAAATTGATATCAGTGATCAGGCAGAAAAGATTGTCTATGATGTGGATGCTAATCCAACATTAGCTTTTGTTCCGGAAACGATTTATAAACAGATTGAAGATCAAATTTTGAAAGCAGAAGTTGAAAGAACAAAAAAATTAGAGGCAAAGAAAAAAGAACCAGTAACAAAACAGAATCAGGAAAAGGCAGAGAGTTTTACAGAGACAGTTAATGATGCTCAGGAAGAATTAAAAGAGGTTAATACAAAAGAATACAGTGATGAGTTACTAATTCAGATGATGGATTATCACAGTCAGAAGAGAAACTTGTTCTATAACATGAAAGATTTTGTCAATGTACATACAGCAATCAAGTGCAGCAATCTTGTAATTCTATCCGGACTTAGTGGTACTGGGAAATCTGCTTTAGTTGAAATTTATGCAAGGGCATTAGGAATCAGAAATAACCTGGAAGATGATCGATTACTGTTTGTTCCAGTGCGACCATCTTGGAATGATGATGCCGATCTGCTTGGATATGTTGATCTGGTTCATAATGTTTATCGTCCATCAGATACCGGATTCGTTGATTTTCTGGTCAATGCACAAAAGGAAGAAAATAAAGGAAAATTATTTATTGTCTGCTTTGATGAAATGAATCTTGCAAGAGTTGAACATTATTTCAGCCAGTTCTTATCATTATTAGAACGTCCAGAAAATCAGAGAGAATTACAATTATATGATAGTCAGTATGCCGGACAGTTATATAATTCAGCAACATATCCAAGCAAGATTATCATCGGGGATAATATCCGATTTATTGGAACAGTTAACATCGATGAATCTACATATCATTTTTCTGATAAGGTACTGGATCGTGCTAATGTAATTGAATTAGATGTTCTGGATTATTCGAAAGAATGGACAAAGAAGCAATATGCAAGTCTGATCACACCAACATGGTCTAAAGATGAATATGATGCGTTAATCAATAAAGATGTTGATATTAAAGCAGATAAGGTGCAAGAATTATTGTGGGAAATTCACCAGCTTTTACAGTCAGCCAGTGCTAAATATGGAGTCGGACCACGAATTGTAAAAGCTATTAAAATGTACATCAATAATCTTCCTAAGACAGAGATTAATGGATTTAATAAAGGTGTAGCATTAGATTATCAGATTGCACAGAGAATATTAACAAAGGTTCGCGGACCAGAAATTCAGATTGGGCGACTGCTGAATGGAAAAAGTAATACAGGATTTAATCAAATCTTTGATAAATATAGCGAGCTATCAGATTTTAAGAAATGTAGAAAAGTAATCAGCGAAAAACAAAAGGAGTTAGGGGCATATGGATATTGTATCTAGGACTCCATTTACCTTAAAACTTATCCAACGCTTTCCTGGTTATAAGGAAAGTGTTGGTTCTAAGTTCAGTATGAATGAACGTGATATATGGGAAAATGGATTTTATACTTTGGCAGCAGAAGAAAATGAGACATTAGAAGTATTATTTGATTCAACAGATAAAAACGCAAGGTTATATCTGGAAGCATTGGATGTCATGCCATATGATGATAAGAACCTGTTTGAAGATGAAGAGGGACGGTTATATCGTACCGTATCACCAGAAAGCTTTTTATTATGTTCCAGCGACAGCACAACAGATACATTAAGGGTTGACTCTTTTAAAATGTCAATTTACTGCAATGAAAAATGGTATTATGGGGTGCTAAACATCCTGCCCAAAGCAATGTCTAAAAAAGAATGGAAAATGATGAAAGATGATCTGGAAAAAGAAGTTCGTGGACTAGCTCAGGACATTATTCAGAAAAATATTGGAATTGGTAATAAAAACATAAAAATTCCTCCACGAATTCTATATGATTTCATGATTCTGAAAAAGTATTCAAAACGTGTGATCATGGCTTTAATGAATATTGCTGAAAATCCAAAATGCGAGATTGTTACGGAATATGAAAATGTATCTTTACAGAAGAACAATGAACGTAATTTTGATGCAGCAACCATGAGAAGATACGCAACAAGATCTGGATGCGATGCCAGATGGAAGATTCCAGTCAAAAGGACATGTTATGACATTCAGGAAAATCGCTTATTAAAAAATATGCTCCAGGAATACGATGATAAACTGGTAGAATTTATTGCTATTCTTGATAATGCGGAATCTTTTAATATGGAAGAAGAAAGTAACAAAGAAATGCTTTTAGAATTTCGAGAAACAGCAGAAAAATTAAAAAAGGTAACTGCAATCTTAAAAGCTCAGGAATGGTTTGGAAAAGTTGGAAAACTATCCGGACCTTATATTCCACATTCATTTATTCTTGATACACGCTACAATACCATTTATCAGATGCATATGGAATTAAAGCAGAATGAAGTACAGATTCATTTGAATCCAGAATTTGATTATACATGGAAGAGAAGCAGCTATCTGTATGAAATGTGGTGTTTTTTCAAAGTATGTCATTTTTGCTTTGAAAAATTAGATCTGGAATATTCTGATTGGAATTTTGATCTAAAAGGTGAAGTATTTTTTCCGTTTTTAAAAGAAGGTACTATGGTCCGCTTTTCAAACCCGGTAATCAGGGTTGATGTGGTTTATGATCAATGTTTGCCATTAGAGAAAGAAGCTACGGATATCAATCACCCATTATACATTGCAAAGCAGCATGGGGATCGCAGGAATCATAACCGCCCGGATATTGTACTTAATGTATATGACAATGAGCGAAATGTTTATCTTGGCAGTATTATTCTGGAATGTAAATACAGAAAACTTCATTCATTTTGGAGTGAGGATTCCACACGATCAAGTAGAGGACAGTTAGAAGCTTATTATAATAATGCAAGATCTTCTCATTTATTAGCAGGATTAGGAGAGTCATTTAACATCAGGCCGATTAGTAAAGTATTGGCATTATCTCCGGATGATCGGGCAGATGGACTAGAACAGGAAGACTTTGGAATTGAAATTAAGACCTTTAAGCCAACAGAAGATGGACGAGAAGAACATATCAATCAATGGATTTTTGAAGAAATAGTTAATTTGGAGAAACGATATGATAAATTTTGGAGAATCATATGGCCAGATGAACAGGCGGAGGTGCATTTCGTATGAAAGAAAAAGAATTTGAAAGACGATTAGATAAAAAGATTCAAGATCATGCGAAAATCATGTCGGATGAAAAACGGAAAAAGATACATACAGATTATGCCAAGAACCATAGTCAAAATGAACTATTTGCTGTGTGTATCGAGGAAATGAGCGAATTAACGAAACATTTAACAAAGATCATGCGAGGAAAAGAGTCAATGAGAAATAATGCAGGATGCATTGAGGAAATGGCAGATGTTCAAATTTGTTTGAATACACTGCAATTATATTTGGACCTTTCTGAATCTGATTTCAATTATGCAATCGATGTTAAGCTTGAGAGATATAACAGTAGGAAGTGATCTGATGAGTAAAGATAAAAAAGAAAAGAAACGAAAAAAACGAATGAAAAAAGTCATAGCATACATTATAGCTGCAATCCTGATTATAGCTTTCAATGTTTTGTATTTGAGCAGATATTTCTTGGGAGTGTATATCAATTATAAAAGAAATGATTGGGAAACTGATCGAAATTTTTATGCAAAGAATATCAAATTGGATGGTATTAAATTAGATAAGAACGGTTCAAAACAATTTATTTATTCTTCAAAGAAATTTAAGAAGGGGAAGGCAAATGGAAACGTATTTTACTATGTAACACATAACGGAAATAAGATTTATGCAAGTATAAAAGATTACAAAAAATATGTGGCTAATTGTGATGAAGTAACTATGTATGCAAAGGATTGTCAATATTCTTATCAATCTGATAAAGGGAAGATTAATGCAACAATGACAGGTAATCAGATTCATTTTTATCCAGTAAGTTTTTCAAAAGAAGAATTGAAGAAGATGAAAATAGATATTTGGGAAAAGTGTAAAAATAAAATCTTTGTGAATGAATATGGAACAGATTCACATAATCATGTCATTTATCATGACTGGAAGAAACAGAAAGTTTGTACCAATTTCTTAATAAAGAACAATGAAACAAATACATATGGAAAAGTAAAGGGAGAGAGTCTGATTACGCCGGGAAAATATGATAGATTATATCCAGATTCCGACATGTATTCTATAGATAAAGTAGAAAAATATGATTGGAAAGACAAGATGATGAATGAGGCAGCAGATTTATATTACAACAAAAAAGGAGAAAAATCTGGTTATTTTACTCTTTATGGTATGATTCTCTTTGTATTTTTAGTTCTCTTAGATCTTGTTTATACAGTTATCCTTGGAATTCCTCTCGGAGTGCTTTTCTTGATTTTTGATTGGTAATTTGAGAATAAAGTAAAAGATAGGAGAAAAAATGAAAAAAATATGGATAAAATATACACTGATCATCTTGTTCTTACTCCCATTGATTACGATGATAGTAATTAATCTTAACAGAGATAAGTTAGAAAATGATCGTAATTTTTATGGTAAAGAATGTTCAGTAGATCAATTAAAAGTAACTAAAAATGGATATGAGAAATATGAATGTAATGTCAAAAACATTACGAAAAAGAAGGAATTAGGAAAAATAAAGTATGACTATGCAGATAATGTTACACAATTTGAATTAACAGCTGCAGAATATGAAAAATACGCAAAAGGAGTGGATGTTTTTTATATATACACTCCAGAATGTGAGCTAAAATACAAATCAAACAATGGAATTTTAACTGCTGCTTTTTCAGGAAAAGAAGAATATCTGTATCCGCATAGATTTACAGAAAATGAAATGGAAGGATTTAAGAATGTAGTAATAGAAAACAGTAAAGATAAGATATTTGCAACATATGCTTTTGAAGCTCTTTTTGGAGCTGGTCAAACATCTGAGGGTATGCCAAAATATCAGGACAAAAAAGGACGAAAATTAACTTCCGATTTTTCAGTTTCCTTAAAGTCTGCTGATGGATTTATCGAAGGAGAAAGCATAATTAAATCAGGGAAATATGATCAATTATTTGAAGATAAAGATTTTTATCAAAAAAGTACAACAAAAATGACTGGATTAGTAGACAAGTTCTTACTTTTTTCAGCTCGGTTGAATAAAAATTATCCAGATAGTGATGTGAATTCGTATTTTGCAATCTTATTTTCCATTTTGTTTGGATATGTATATTGTTTCAAAAAACGTGATATTGGTTTAATAGCATATGCTATTTTAGCACTATATTGTATGTTAACAGAATTTGACAGCCCAACAACACACGTAATAATTTTTGGAGCTTTTGCTATGGCATTATTATGGAATTCGAGATCAGAAGAGGCAGAGGAAGGAGAAGAAAATGCAGAAAAATAGCAACGCAGCGATATTTGCAATCCGTCCAGAGTATGCAAAAAGCATTCTGGACGGAACAAAAAAATATGAATACCGAAAAGTGGCTTGCAAAAAGCCAATCGAGAAAATGTTAATTTATGCAACCGCTCCCATAATGCAGGTTGTTGGAGAAGCTGATATTAGAGAGGTTCTAGTTGATGATCCGGAAGAAATCTGGAATCGAACAAATGAGTTTTCAGGAATTACTAAGGATTTTTTTGATACATATTATAAGGGTAGAAATAAAGCTGTGGCATACAAAGTAGAGAATGTAAAAAAGTACATACAACCTAAAACATTAGAGGATTTTGGAGTTAGTCATGCTCCGCAATCGTTTGTGTATGTATGATAATTAAGAAAGGTATGGTCTGATTGATTAAAGAGAATAATATCAAAGAATATGAAGAGATAAAAGAAAAAACTAAAATTCGAACTTCATTGGAGATAGCTGCATGTTTGATAGCACTGATCAAACTGGATCGGAGTTATTTTCTAAAAGATACGGAAAGAAGGAACCATGCATACAAACAAATGAGAAAAAGAGCACACCAATGATGAGATATTAGAAATATAAAAGACCAGCAATGTAATATCGCTGGTCTTTTACAGTTATTATTATATGAGCTAAAATATATTAATAGTTCCTTTTTAAATATTACTATAATTAATATACTTTGTCAAATCATCAAGAAAGTAAATATAATTTCTAAAAAATGTAGAATATCAGATGGTGAACTACCCATCACCTAAAGGTAATTGGCTTCAGAGAGCCTAACGGCTCTTTCGTTGCTGCATATACATACTTCTTCCGACAAAAATGTTACGGAGTTTGTAACGAAGATAAGATATATTGGGGATTAAAGAGGATTGCTGATAAGGGTTGCAATCCTCTTTTTTTTATTGATGAGAAAGTTGAGTAACTAAAATATAAAAAATATTGAAAAATAAACACACCTATGGTATTGTATAAATATAAATACAAAGAATGCAGGAGTAAAATGGAGATTGAATATTTAACTGGATTGAATGTCATCATGATGAAAGCAATCTGGAATGTAGAAAAGAAACAAAATGAGGTAACTATCCAAGATTTAATTGAGGAAGTAAAAAAGAATACAGGGAAAGAGTATCACAGATCTTGATACCATTGCCAGTATCTGTTTTGCGGACCATCATGTGGGATGAAATTACATTTGAAGTAAATGAGATCATGGGAGCAACCGCAACAGCAATTATAGTAATATGGGGAATAGGATTTGGAAAATGAAACGGTAGTAGCGGGCGGAGAGAAATCGGTATCCCCTACGGACATAAGGTCAATCAACGTCGGTATTCCCGACATGTCGGACTCTGTGAAATTATCGACCGTGGATTGAAACAAAAAAGGAAAAATTAAATCATATTTTTCATAAGGATTTGGGATCATTGCAACATGTAATGATCCTTTTTCTTTCCCGAAAAATACATTGATAAAACAAAAAATTTGTGATACTATATAATTGTATTTTTTATCAGATTCCCAACATTAGGAGAAGTGGGACTTTTTATAGAAAATACTTAGAAAGAAACTTTATAAAACTTTTATTTATAGAAGGGTACAAATTTAACAGACGGGAAGTCTGTTTTTTTTGTGCCTTTTTTGCGATAAGAAAATTGACAAAAATACGTCAACATGTAAAAATAAGAAAGGAGATATTTTGAACACAGAGTTATCAAGGACACTGACGATCGCAGAAGCAAAAGAACAATATGATGAGAATTGTAAAAATATTCTCAGTAACAAAGTGATTCTTGCTTGGATATTACGTCGTACAGTGAAAGAATTTGCTGTTTACAGCATTGACAAAATTATGGAATGTATCGAAAAACCAACAGTTTCTAAAGTATGTGTTAATCCGGGTCTGACGAATCATCAGAAGATCACAGGAATTAATACGGAAGATGCTGTAAATGAAGAAGGTGTCATATATTATGACCTGCGTTTTTTCGCTATTGTTCCCAAAACACAGGAAAAGATCAGACTAATCATTAATGTAGAAGCACAGAAATCTTTTTACCCTGGATATCACATTGAAACCAGAGGAATTTTCTATGCTGCTAGGATGTTATCTGCACAGCTAGGCACAGAATTTGCGATTCCAAATTATCAGAATCTCAAAAAAGTATATTCTATTTGGATTTGCATGAATGCACCAAACTATATCGGAAATGCGATTTCTGAATACAAAATAGCAAAAGAGGATATCATTTCAGGAATTCCAGATAATGTGGAAGCATATGATAAATTATCAGTGATTATGATTTGTCTAAATCAAAAAAAAGAAGATCAAACGAATGATTCATTTTTGAAAATGATGAATTTATTATTAAATTCTCATATTTCAGCTAAGGAGAAAAAGAAAATTTTACAAACGGATTATCATATTCCAATGACAATTCGTTTAGGAGAGGAGTTGAATTTTATGTGCAACTTATCAGATTTGTTAGAGGAGGAAGTTCTCAATCGTAAAGAAACAGAGATTGTTTTAAAAATGATAGCACAGGGATTATCTGACGAAACAATTATGGAGTGTGTTACAATTTCCAAAGAGCGATTGATGCAGATTAAAAATTCTCAAAATTTAAACACAAAATAATAAGAGGAGTTGAATCTCATGTGTAACTTATCAGATTTGGTAGAGAAAGAAGCAAGAGAAAAAGCATTAAAGGAAGGACATGCTAAAGGACGTGCTAAAGGACGTGCTGATGGTATTGAAGAAGGAAAGATTACCACTTTAGTTGGACTTGTTGCTGACAAAATACTTTCTGTTGATGAAGCAGCGAAACGTGCCGGTATGGCAAAAAAAGATTTTTTAAAGTATTTAAACTAAAGCAACAGACTTTGTAGTAGTGTTTTAACGAAAATTTTATAATGAAAGGGTACAAATTTAACAGACGAAAGGTCTGTTTTTTTGTGCCCTTTTTTACGTTAAGAAAGGAGAAAAAATGGACGAATTTATAAACAAAGTCGAAGCGTTTTGTAATGATGGTGGATTTTTAGAGATTGGATTGCGTGATCCGGAAGTTCTTAGAGCATATGCTGAAACAGCACAAAAGCTTAGAAGAAACAATCGAAAACCTCTGTCACATGATGAAAAGATGTTATTAACACGGATTGAAGTGATCTTTTGCGGAGCGTATGGAGATATCAATCTTCGTGTTATTCATCTGACTGAAAATCTGCAATGTAAGGAGAACGATCTGGAAAGATATTTAAAATGCTTTCTAAATAAAGAAGGCAATCGTAGAAAATATCATAAATCATTCGTTCAATCTTGTATGGATAAGGAGAGCACAGTCAAAGATTCTGATCTTTGGATTAAATACTGGCAAACTCATAATACAGGAAAAACATTGATGGATTTTTTAGGATTGGATGCAGGAGAGTATCGCAGATGGGCAGAAATAAGTGGTTCAGATAATCATGACCAGAAGTTTTTTATCGAAGTGTTACAAAGTCGAAAAGAAGAGAGAGGAGAGAAAGTCGTATGTTAGACAATTTAGTTTATCTGATCGCATTTATGTCTGTTTTGTTCATTAGTTTAGGAATCTTATCTCTAGCAGAAGAGAAAATACCATTCTTACACAAAATGACGATCAGACTTATTAATGCAATGACATTTAATGAAAATGATAAGATCCCGGAAGATTGGGATGGAAAGGATGAAGAATGAAGAAACAAGCAAGAGACATTGCAAAAACAAGTAATGGGAAGGTAGTGTTAGTTGCAGCGGATGAGCTGAAAGTAACATCATCCTTTTATGGAAGTATTTTTGCAGAAAAAGAGAAAATTAATGGTAAAACTGAGTATTCAAAGATTCCAATTTCATTATTAGAGGTTGGAGGGAGTAAAAAGAATGTAACATTTTATCTGGATGTGGATCAGGCAGAATATCTATATGAATTTGCCAAATCATTTGGGGATTGTAGTTACAGTTCATGCAAAAAAATGAAGCTCAGAAGCTAAAGCGTACTTTATTGGTAAGACGACAGAGTTTCTATAACAATCAGCCTAAAAAATATCCATGGTATTTGGAAATTGAGGTTACTAAAAATGAAAAGAAAGAAAAAAGCTGTATCAATATGACAGATGAAGGATTTTTTACTTTTATGAATCGGATTCATCGTTTTATTGATTGTTTTGTTACCGCATATAGTACAAACATCATGAAAATGAAGTTTAATAATGAACAAAATTGGAAACAAAATAAGAATTAGCAGAAAGGAGTAAACAATGTCATACAGTGCATTGTATCGGAAATTCCGTCCGCAAACGTTTGATGAAGTAAAAGGGCAAGATCACATTGTTACGACACTGAAAAACCAGATTCGTAATCATCGTTTAGGTCATGCTTATTTATTTTGTGGAACAAGAGGTACTGGAAAAACAACCGTCGCAAAGATTTTGGCAAAAGCAGTAAACTGTGAGCATCCTATTGATGGAGAACCATGTGGAGAATGTGAGACATGTAAATCAATCACAGAAGGATCATCTTTGAATGTAATCGAGATTGATGCAGCTTCTAATAATGGCGTTGATAATATTCGAGAGATTAAGGAGCAGGTACAGTATTCGCCAGCAACAGGTAAATACAAAGTCTATATCATTGATGAAGTACATATGCTTTCCATCGGAGCCTTTAATGCTTTATTAAAAACATTGGAAGAACCACCGAAGTATGTCATTTTTATTTTGGCCACGACAGAAGTTCATAAGATTCCTATCACTATCTTATCAAGATGTCAGAGATATGATTTCCATCGTATTACATCAAATGTTATAAAAAAACAATTGATTGACCTTACCAATCAAGAAAAGGTAGAAGCAGAAGATAAAGCTTTGGAATATATCGCACGAATGGCAGATGGTTCCATGAGAGATGCGTTAAGCCTTCTGGATCAGTGCATTGCCTTTAATTTGGGCAAGAAATTGACGTATGATGCTACGTTAGATGTACTGGGAACAGTAGATATTCAGGTCTATAGTGAACTTTTAGATTTCATTATGGCACAGGATGTTGCGAAGGTTATGGACTTAATTGAAGATGTTGCTAGTCAAGGAAGAGAATGGTCACAATTTATCACAGATTTTTTGTGGTTTCTAAGGAATCTTTTATTAGTTGGGCAGGGAACAGATGCAGAAGAAGCATTAGAAGTATCTACTGAACAAATGAAGTTTCTACAGGAGAAAGCAAAGTTGATCGATGAAAAATTATTGATCAGGGATATTCGTATTTTATCAGCATTGTTGGAAAAATTACGTTTTGCTACAACAAAAAGAGTCTTAGTGGAAGTAGAATTAATCAAATTATGCAAGCCAGAAATAGAGATGAAGAATACTGATCTTGCTGAAAAAGTAAAATCATTAGAAGAACAATTAAATCTCGTCATGCTGCAATTAAAGAAAAAAGAAAAAACAAAAGAAGAGAAAAATACTAAGAAACTACCGGAACAAAAATCAGGGCAGGAAGAACAAATAAGAAAATCTATAGAAAGACTTCCAGAAATGATTCGTTATTGTTTAAAAAGAGCTGAGTTAAAGTTCGATGAAAAAGAAAAGGCAACAACGTTTACTTTTCCAGAGGAATGTATCCTTGAAAAACAATATGTCATTGATCATAAAGAGTTGATTGAAAAATCTGTTCATGCACAGATCATTGTGTGAATCATAGAAAAAGAGGATAAAAATGAAAAGAAAAGTTGAACTATTATTAATGGCAATGGCACTTATTGTGTTGGCCATTATTTTTTTACAAGAAACAACAACAAAATGTGTATTACTTGTGGTACTGATCGTGCTGCAAGTGATCACTGAGAAAGAAATTAAAGAAAATTAAAGGAGAATTTTATTATGAAAATTGATAGAAAATTATTTGAAGCAGCACTGCAGATTGCAAAAAAAGGTATTTCAAAGAAAGCAGATATAACATCTAAAACTCTGGTAGAAATCAAAAATTCAGGAATTTCTCTTGTTGGTATGAATGATGGAATGTCTGTTATTACCAATATGCCACCAAATAGTTTCGTTTTTGAAGAAACTGAGGAAAAGAAGTTTTTAGTAGATCCTTCATTTATGATGGATTTGTTAAAACAGCTTCCAAAATCTGTAACAGAAGTTGAGTTTGATGCCGAAAATGGTCTTGTTTTAAGATATGAGAAATCTGAATTCAAGCTTGAGACAATTGAAGGAGCAGATATGTTTCCAATGCCTACTAAGAAAGGGGTAGATGAAAACTTTGTTACGATCGAAGCGAATGATTTACGTCGCATGGTTCGTGCCACTGCATTTGTATCAGTACGAAAAGATGATTCTGTATCTGTAGGACAAGAAGCAATGAAATGTCTTGCAATTCATTGTGCAAAAGATGATATTAAAATTTATGCAGCAAATCCTTATCTTTTTTCAAGTTGTTTAAAAACACATGAAAATAATGGTGCTGATTTCAATGTATTGATTTATGCAGAAGATATTAATGAAGCAATCAACGCATTTCAGAATAAAGAAATTCAGATTTTTGCGGATGATAAATTCATGTATCTAGCAGATGATTATACTTTTATTTCACTGCGTATTGTAAATGCAAAGGAACTTACAATCAATACTACTTTAAAGAAAATAGAAACTAATAAAGATCTGACAAAAGTTAACGTAGCTAAAAATCTGATTTTAGGAACTATTAAACGTGCATGTTTATTATCAACGGATCGAAAAATGATTCGTATTTTGTTAAAAGCAAACAAAGAAACGAATTTATTAAATATCCAGGGCAAGAGTGATAGAGGATCTATTAATGAAGATATTGAAGCAATCATTGATGGAAAAGATGCGGAGATTTGCCTTAATGGAAGCTATTTATTAGAAGTTTTGAATGCCATGGATTGTGAAAATACAGAGATTAGATTTGATGCAGCGAATGAAAGGATCCCAATGCTTGTAAAAAATGGAGATGATGAAGTAGTTACAGATTCCACTTATGCTATTGCATTATTAAAAAGGAAATAGGAAAGTCCTAAAGAAAAAATGATGAATGAGAATAATTTAGAATAGTAGAAAGGAAAATAATATGAATAAGAATGAGTATAAAGTGAATACATATGTTTTAATTAAGAATGGTGAAATTTATAAAATTGATGAAGAAGGGTGTGTGAAGAAAGCTAAGAATGGAGAAAATGTTCCATTTTATAGAAAACGAGAAATTTCAGAAGCACTTTGTAAAATGACAAAAAGAAAATCATCAAAATTTTTACTTGTAAAAAAAGATGACTTTATTCATATGGAACAAAACGGAGGAACAGAAAAAATTTTCTGTTCCTTAATGTTTCCATTGGCAAAAAACAAACCTTCTAAATGGGTTACATTTATGGATGATCTCGTAACTCTATTACCGCAGTTAAATAAGGAATATCATGAAAATCTTAATATGATTTCACAATGCGATAAAGAGTTGACAGATTTAATGCATATGATAGAAGGATCACATGTGAATTTAATTTCTTATATTCGATATTATAGGAAAATTAGAAAAAATAGATGCCTTAGAAGAGAATGCAAAACAAATGTTGAATTAATCGATCAAATTAGAAATTCTTTAAATTTTACATTTAAAGAAATAAATACAATGAAAGGGAGTTTGTATAATGCGTATTGTCCAATCTATAACTATAGAACAGATTGGATTGTTGATCAAAATCGTTTAGCTAATACGCTTACAACACATTGCCAGTAAAGGAGAAAATCATATGAGTAATAAATTTGAAAAACATGGTGGATTTGAAGATGTAAATATAAAAACATCTCAAACTCCGGTCAAAAGCAAACAGGCTTATTATGTATCAGTCTATTATAGCTTTTCACAGGAAAGTCCATTATATATGTTTGAGTCAGAAGAAGCAGCAGTTAAATTCATTAGAGAACAGTATAATGAAGAGTGGCAAATAACAATGAAAGAAAGAGAAGAGCATAATATTCCGGTTGAAGCAGATGAATTATTACGACAGATTTCAGATGATGGCCATTTCGCTAGAATTGAACAGGTTGATTATAATAATCCATGGTTTATGGAATGGAATGTTACAACTGTATGGAATGAACCAAAAACAGAAGGTGATCTTAAAACAAATGGGATTGCTTCAAAAGATAAAGGAGAACAAAATGGGAGAATTTAATGAAGCACAGGTGGCTGCAATCAAACATAAGAAAGGACCTATGTTGGTGTTGGCTGGTGCAGGGTCAGGAAAAACTACAGTATTAACATATCGTATTAAAAACCTGATCATGAACAGAGAAGTTAATCCAAAGAACATTTTAGTGCTTACATTCACGAAGGCAGCAGCAAAGGAAATGGAAGAACGTTTCCATGGTATGATGCCTAAAAGAAATCAAGTTACATTCGGAACATTTCATAGTGTTTTTCTAAGAATTTTAGTAAAACATGGAGGCTATTCTTACAAAAATATTGTTTCGCCAAGAGTGCAGACAGATATTATTCAAAGAGCAGCTACAGAACTTGATCATTATTTAGGTTCTGGTTTCCAGGAGTGTATGGATAAGACCAAGGAAATTATTTTGAATATCGAATTGATCAAAAATCATCGAATTAAAGATGTAAAAGAGATTTCGGAAAAAGAGTTAGAATTGAAAAACATGTCTGCAGATACAGCATGGCAATTTTATCAGTATTATCAGAATTATATGCAGCAAAAGCATATGATTGATTTTACTGATATGTTACTTCTTACTTATAATCTCTTTAAAGAGAAATCGGATGTTCTGGATTATTACAGGGATTTATATCGGTATATTATGGTTGACGAATATCAGGATACTAATCCAATCCAAAATGATATTATCATGTTACTGGCAGAACCAAGGAATAATTTGTTCTGTGTAGGGGATGATGATCAGTCAATTTATGGATTCAGAGGTGCAGAACCAAGTATCATGTTACAGTTTCCAAAAGAATTTGAACATGCAAAGGTTATTCAGCTGCCATTAAATTATCGATGTAAAGAAAATATTGTTCAAGCTTCAAATCGTCTAATATCTTTTAATAAGAATCGTTATAATAAGAGGATTTTAGCAGCTAGAACAGAAAATCCAACAGATGCAGATGTTATCTTTCATGCGTATGATAAGTACAGCGAAGAATGTAATTATGTAAAGAATGTATTGTTAGGTAATGATAAACAGGCTGCAATGATTGGGAATGTACCTTATGGAGATACAGCGTGTTTATTCCGAACCAATCGTTCTGTTGAAAAATTTGCCGGAAAGCTGATTGATAGTGAGATTCCTTTTTATTCCTTAGAGCCTTTACGCAATATGTTAGATCATTTTGTTGCAAAACAGATTATGGCATATTTTGAGGTCGCAATGGGTAATGAGAAAAATCTTTACGAGATTGTGAATCGGCCAGTGCGATATGTAGAGAAGAGGTATGTAAAGCCTAGTACAACTTTAGCACAATTGAAAAGTATATATGCAAATGCGGATAGTGATAAGAGCTATGTATATGAAAATTTGCTGAAACTGGAAGAAGATCTGCATATTTTAAAAGAGTTAGGTACTCCTAGCAAGATGATTCAATATATTTTTTCAGAGGAAGGAATTAATTATAAAAAGCATTTGAATAATTGTTCTAAGATTATGCATATGACCGAAGAAGATATTGATGATTTAAAGGAAACAACAAATCAGCTTTACATTTTCTTCCGAAAATATGATACGATGGATAATTTAAAGAAAGGAATTGAGCAGTACACCAGAATGATTCAGGATGCATATAAGAATCAGGATCGAGTTGGCAAAGTTGCTTTAACTACAATTCATTCAAGTAAAGGGTTAGAATATCAGCGGGTTATCATTTTTGATGTCAATGAAGAAAATCTTCCATATCGGAAGGTTGATGAAAAAACTGATATTGAAGAAGAACGAAGATTGATGTATGTGGCGATCACTAGAGCAAAAGATCAGGTTATTATTTTATATAATAACAAAAATGCATCTCAGTTTGTTTCCCAGTCTCAATTAGCAAAAGCTGATTTTAAAGTAGGAGATATGATCTTACACAAAGCCTTTGGAAAAGGAAGAATTGTAAATACTGATAGTAAATATATTCAGATTGAATTTCCTGAAAAGAACAGAACTATGAAATTTAATTTTGAATATGCTATCACAAAAAATATTATTAAAAAACTTTAGTTTTTTCAGCTGTCACATTGAATTGTGGCAGCTTTTTTTATTCATAAACATGTTTGGTATAATTGAATTATGACAAGAATGAGCGAAAATATATAATATAAAAATGAGATGATAATGCTACTCATATGGTAGTATTTATGTTATAATATATAGAGTGGATTATGAGATAGTTTTATAATCCTATCAAAATTCATAAAATTAGGAATGAACTCAGGAAACCTTCGGGTCCTGGGTCTTTTTTTATGTCAAAATAGAAGGAGGAAGGTCATGAAGAAATACATTGCAATATGCGAGAAAAGTAGTATTATGGAAAATCTTGCAGAAGCATTACCAGAAAAGCTCGTAAAAAGAGGGCGTAATTATTACGGCGAACACTATCAGATTCATGCTCTAAGTGGACACATTTTTGAATTATTTAATATGGAAGATTATCCAGAGTATCCATCAAAGAAAAAAGGATGGGATCTTGATGCATTACCATTTTTTCCAAAGACTTTTCGATACAAATTGATGCAAAAAACTACCGGAGGGACGAGTGCGAAAAAAATATTTGATGATATCGTAAAAGGAATTGAATGGGCAGATGCCGTGATCCATGTAGGAGATAGTGATGATGAAGGACAGGTACTGGTAGATAACGTGCTGCATTATGCTAAATGTACTAAGCCAGTATACCGTTTAATCCAAGATTCCAATACTGTTGACGAGTTTAAAGAAGCATTGCAGAAAATGAAACCAAATAATTCTCCGGAATATAAAGCAATGGCATTGGAGGGAAGGTTCCGTGCTTTTTATGACTGGCTCTACGGGATCAACGCTTCCAGATATGCATCATTGAAATTCGGAACAACTGGAAAAGATTGTTTTCATGTAGGACGAGTAATCACAGCTATTGTATTTGAGATATTTAAAAGAGATTATGAGATACAAAATTTTGTTCCGCAGCCATATTTCCAAAATGTGAGTAAGGAAGGACTTACATTAACATCTAAGACAACATTTAAAACAGAAGAAGAAGCATCAAAAGTTGCGGATCAATATAATCGGGCAGGAGCTAAAGTAATAGCTATGAATCGAAGAAAAACAGTAATCCAGGCACCTAAATTATTCAGCCAGAATACATTACAGGGATGGATGGGAAAGTATTATAAGATGTCACCGTCTGATACGTTAAAAACAGTACAATCATTGTATGAAAATGGATATGCCAGTTATCCAAGAACAGAGTCGGAATATCTGAAAAGTGAAGAAAAAAATAAAATAAAAAAAATCATACAGTCACTTCAAGGCAGTGGTGTAGATCTTGCATTTAAAGATAGTAATAAGATCTTTAATGATAAAAAGGTCATTGCTCATAGTGCATTGGTGCCAACAGGTAAGATTCCAGATATGAATAAGCTAAATCAAAAAGAACAGATTGTCTATAAAGAAATCGTAGATCGTTTCCACGAAGTGTTTTTCTCGGAAGAATGTATGGTGCATCGTACAACACTCGATATCCAATGTTTGAATGAAAAATTCAGAATACAAGGAGATATTTATATTAGTAAAGGATGGAAACAGGTAAAAAATCTTAGAACAAATGATCGTGAGATACCTGATTTTCAAAAAGGTGATAATATTCCGATAAACTTTCAGCCGGAGAAGAAGATGACAACACCACCAAAACATTATACAACAGATACATTGGTAAAATTTATGGATAATCCATTTGCGAAAGATGAAGAGATCGAAGATGAAGATACAATGTATGCAAATATACGAAAGGGTGCAACAATCGGAAAAACATCAACGCGAGCAGAAATTATTAATAAAGCTCAAAAATCAGGATATATCTCATTAAAGAAAGATATTTATCGGATTGAACAAAAAGGAATCTTCTATATTAATTCTCTATTTAAACTAGGAATTGATTTGAGTAAGGAAAGCACTGTTAAAATGGGCGTATTACAAAGAGAAGTTGGGACAGGCCAGATTTCAATTAAGAAGGCATTACAGCTTATTTATGAAGATGTAAATCATATGTTTGAAAAACGAGATCAGAATTTCTTACCTGTCATTTGTAGATGTCCGATTTGCAGAGGAAGAGTTTTGGAATCTGTATCAGGGTTTCAGTGTGAGAATAATGATTTGATCATGATGAAAGATCATCCATATTTTGCAGCTGTCAAGAAAAAAGTTGATCGAAATATGGTAGCAGAACTTTTCACGCAGGGAAGTGTGGATTTGTTAAATTGTAAATCCAAAAAAGGTAAAAGCTTCAATGTGAAAGTCATGTTGGAAGAAGCAGAGGATGGAAGTATTGTAACTAATCATGGTTATGTAAGAATCACAACAGAATTTTTAAAGGAAGGTATTATTCGATGAAGAAAAAAATTGTATTATTTTTATGTGTTATGGGTATTATGACAGTTTTAACAGGGTGTTCTAGTGGAAGTAAAGAAATTTATACACCTCAAAATATACAGGAAAAGAAAGCAAAAAAAGTGTCTGATAAATTTGTGAAAAAGGTCCAAAAAGAGGACTACAAAGATATTAAGTCATATATTTATATTCCAGACAGCACATTTATTAAAGATGATGATGTATCTTGGTATATTGAAAGAAGTAATCTTGAGGATATCGTAGGAATGTCAAAGAAGCAGATTGTGTTAACCAATATGGAAAAAGACAATACGGTAATTGATGATTCAGATAATAATAATGCAACTACAAGAAAACTAACGTATACAACAGAAGATTCCGAGGATTATGAAATTATACTTGTTCAAGATAGGAATAATGATTGGAAAATCTATATGCCAGATATCTATGTATCAAATTATAAGTATAAAGCAGAAAAAAGTCTTACGACGTACATTAATGGAATCGAAGTTACAAGTGATTACATAGAGAAGAGTAATGGTGTAGTGGATGATAATTATACAACGTATGATATTCCTTTTGTACCGAATAGAGAATTTACCATCACATCATCAGACGGATTTAAAGAAAATGTGACGAGTAATGACAGTGATGTACAAATTGAAAAAAATAAAAAATAAGTGTAAATTGCATAGAATGTGTTAAATATGCAATTTACACGAAAAGAAAAAAGATAACAAAGCATCATCAATACCAAGATGATGTTTTGTTAGAAAGGGGAAAGAAAATGCAAATAAGCCAAAAAATCGGGCAATATGAGGTTTTAAAGACATATGGAAAAGATGCAGCTATTGTAATAGATACAATGTTTGAAACAGCAGATGATTATATTATGACAATATCTGAACAATTAGATTTGTTGGGTATTAAAAATTATGATCTTATCGGATTTCCAAGTCTGATTAATCAATTTCAGTGGGAAGATAAAGCATGTTTTATATATAAAGAATTCGAAGGATCACATTTAGATACGATACCATATGACATTGATTTTGCGGTAAATGCAATTAAAAATTTATGTCTGTCTATTTATCAGGTGTGGACATTATCAAATGGATATTTTTATCCAGAAATTGATATGAATCAATTATATTTTACGAAAGATCAAAATCTGGTATTTAAAAATGCGTATAACTTTTCAATGTATAAAAAATGCGATGAGGGTTTTATTACAAAACAATTATCCTATGTGTTATATCAATTAGTAACAGGAAGAAAGCAGTTAGATGATATTCGAAGTATTGATCCATCATTTTCTTATATCTTAAACTCTACAATACTTAAATGTGCAAAGGGAGAGACGGTATTAGGTATTAAAGCATTTGCAACAACGTTGCAGCAATATAAAGAAACTGATCTGATAGTATATCAACAGGATCGAAGTCTACGGCCGCCACGCAGGAAGAAAAATACATTAACACGTTTTATGCCAAATCCAGAACAATTGGAATTTTATAAGATAAAACAGGATATAAATCGTGAAAATATGGAGAATACTGCAGAGATACTATCAAAACCTATTGTTTCAGAGGAAAACAGACAAAAGCTGGAAATAAAGGATTCCAAACAGAAGTATGGAAAAGAAGAAACTCTGGAAAATCATGTAACAGAACATGAAGAAAAAACCCTGCTGCCGGAAGAAGAGTTACTGGCGATTAAAACGAAAAAAACATTAGCAACAGATGAAGTAGAAGGAAAAAAGAAAAGAAATCTTCAAGAGGAATCATCAACAGAAGTCGCATCAAAGAAACAAAAAGAAGCGGAAGATAAAAAAGATGCGAAAATAGAAAAATCAGAAAGGCAGCATATTTCATCTAAGAAGTCGAAAGAGAAGATTAACAGTCAAAAGAATATTGAAAGTTTAGAATCTGAAAAAAAAGAGCAAAATATAAAACCAAAATCTAAAACTGAATCACAATCAGGTAAAATGGAAAAAATAGAAAAGGAGAAAGAACAGAGTAAAAAAATAATTCCACAAGATAAATTTAAAGAAAAAGATATTCATCCAAAGTCTCATATTCCAAAACCTAGATCACAGAAGCCTAAAGATCACAATAAACAGGAAGAAAAAAGAATTCAGAATATATCTTCTGCGAGTAAAGGGTCATGGAATAATATAAAACTTCCAAAAGCGAATAATGAAAAAACAGTAAAAAAGGAAGTAAAAGTTCTTAATGCTAAGGAATCTTTGAATTTAGAGCAAAATAAGAAAAAGAGTTCTAAAGAAGAGAATAGTTCCAACAAAAAAGAAATAACAGAACATAATAAGATTCTGAACCATCAAAAAACAAATAAACTGAAAGAAAATCATGAAAAACAAAAAACTAATATGATACAGGAACCGGAAATTGTTAAAGAACCGGAGCATGATGAAAAGATATCAGATATTCCAACGCCTATTATTGTAGAAGAAATTGAAGAAAATAAAAATAACGATTCTGCTTCTAAGAATGAAATCATTCTTGAAAATAAAACGAAAATGTCAACAGAATCATCTCCAATAAAAGAAGCAGTTCAGGAAAAAGAAAATATAATCTATGAAAGTGAAATAAAAGATGTTGTTGAACAGGAACAAGATTCTTCTATACCAGATATTAAGGAAGAAGCTGCTATACCTATAAAGACGGAATATAAGGTAAAAAAAGAAAGAAAATTTATAATGCCTAAAATCAATATTCCAATGGGTGTACGCATTGGAATTATTAGCTTTGTACTTTTGATTATAGGAATTGGGGGATTCTTCATACATAATATTCATCAAAAAAATAAATATAATGATATTATAGAGGTTGTAGATCGCAGCACAAACCAAAAAGAAAAAATCAAGATGCTGCATCAGGCAATTGATATATTACCAAAGGAATCAAAAGCATACGAAAAATTGCTAGATGTATATTTAGAGGACGCGGTATTTAGTTCTAAAGAAGAAAGTGCTTATCTTAAAACGATTCATCAGAATTGGGACAAGGTAAAAAAAGGAGATGGCTATGGAAACTTGTCTTACGAAATTGGAAAAGCATATTGGTATTACTATGAATATGATGATATGAATAATGAAGAAATCACAAGAATGAAAAGTGCTGTTCAGTGGTTTGAAGATTCTCTGAAATACAAGAGTACAGCAAAACATCATCGAATTGCAAAAATTTATTGTGAGATTGGAAAATTTAATCAAGAGATCACACTAAATGTAAAGGAAGGAACAGATAAAGGTGTTTATAAAAAATATTATAATAATCTTAAAGACTTATTAGAAATAGGAAATTCCAACACTGTTGCATCTTTAGAATTATATAAGTTAACGGTAAATTCGATTGATACTTACCGAGAACGAATTATTGATGATGGTATTAGTGAGGAAGAGATCAATCAAACAAAGCAGGATGTTTTATATAAAGTCAATGAAACTTCTGTGGTAGCTGAAAAAGAAAAGGAATTGAAAAATACAATATTATATGGCAGCAGGCAATAGTTCACGGTTGTTTGTAGTTATCAGTTGTTATTTAACATAATTTATGATATTATATTATTGTATTTTTTATTAGATTCCCTGCAGTATTAGGATACTTGGGACCTTTTATAGAATAACAATTAAAAATAGAACATTATCAACCCAAACAAAGGGCATAAATTTAGCAGATATTTTATATCTGCTTATTTTTATACCCTTTTTTATTTTGAGAAAGGAGAAAATGAACGTACACAGTACAAAAGCAACTATCAATATGCTATAATTAGGAGAAAGCAACTATGATTTACGAAGGAATTCTTCCTAAGCATGATTATGCATTTGGAAAAATCATGGAAGACAAAGAAACTTGTAAACGATTTATAGAACAGACATTGGATATCAAAATTCGTGACTTGGTTTATTTGGAAAAACAAAAGACTTTAGATCCTGCGATTGATGTCAAAGGAATCCGTCTGGATGTTTTTGTTGAAGATGATCAGAACACGGTATATAATATTGAAATGCAGTCTGCAAACCATGATGCACTTCCAAAACGCAGCAGATATTATCAGGGTGTGATGGACGTGGAATCTTTGAATCGTGGCGGTAGCTATAAAGATCTGCCAAAATGTTTTGTAATTTTTGTGTGTTCGTTCGATCCATTTGGAAAACGACACATGAAGTATACGTTTACTAACCAGTGTGAAGAAGTATCGAACCTGGCGTTAGACGACGGAACAACAAAAATTTTTCTGAATACAAAAGGAAAAATTTATAATGTATCAAGAGAATTACAGGATACTTTGAGGTATTTAGAAGAACCAATCATCAGAGAGAATAGTTTGCAGTTAGCCCGCATGGTCGATGTACAATATCGAAAAGCAATGTCTGATCAGAAATGGAGGCAAGATGTGAAAGCAATGGAAATTCGCTATCAAGAACTTCTACAAGAGGGTCGTGCAGAAGGGCGTGACGATAGAGAGATAGAGATTGTTTTAGGTATGATTGAAGAGGGTGCTTCCGATGAGATGATTCTAAAATACTTGAAAATCTCAAAAGAAAGACTCGAACAGATCAAAAAAAATCAAAAAGTACACGTATAAAAACACATTAAATAAAGAAAAGTTATAGGCAAAAAACAGACAGAAAAATTACTGTCTGTTTTTTTTATTGCCTTTATGAAAGGAGAAAAAATCAAATGACAAAACAGGTTGTGGCAAAACGTAGCTTATCCGAAGGAACAGTACAATTAGAAGAATGTATATGGGATAACGGATCTGTAACATATGATGTGTGTTTGATCTATACATCTTCACAGGCGACAAGTAAGAACTTTCATAGCATAGAAACTATTGAAGAAGCTTGTCGCATATATAATGAATACTCTGAGGAGTTATGTGAAGTATATAAGAGTAAATTCCGAAAAACACAACGAAAAGAAGGAAAACTTATTATTCAGGTACAATAGCTGAATGTTTATGCATTGTATTACAAAGGAAGGAAGAGAAAAAATGAGAGACTTAAACATAATCACAGTGTCAGGAACTGTAAATCGTGAACCAACTTATAAAGAGAATAAAGAGAATTCAAATAAGACGATTTTATATTATAGTCTGGAAATCTACACAGGAAGAGATTATTATCCAGACAAAGAAAAAAAGGAGTTAGTTCATGAAAAAATCTATCTTAATTGTGTCAATTATGGCAAATTGGCGATGGAATTGGTTAATAAGGTTAAGAAGGGATCTTATGTACAGGTTTCTGGAGAGCTTAGACCAAACAATTATGATAGAGCAGATGGTGGAAAAGTGTATGGGCTTAAAATTATGGCCAATACGTGTATTCCAATAAATCAGCCAGAGCAGCAGAACAATAATCAAAATACACAGAAACAAAATCAGAATAATTCAAGCAAAAGACAGCAGAGGCAGTCTAACCATGCAAATCCTCAGAATCAGGAATCAAGAAACTCTAATAGAGGACAGCATTCTGAGATGCAAGGGCAGAACACAACTGAAACAAGTACAAGTGTACCGCCTAAAAAAAGAGCTACAATGCCAATGGCACAAGAAGTAAATCAGCAGCAATCAGCAGGGAATTCATCCAATAGAACATCAAATTCAAATCAGCAGAATTCACAATCTAATACTGGCAAAAATGCTTCAACTCAAAGAAGTAATAATTCTGGAAGAAAAAATTCTGAAAGATCAAATCAACAGCCAAGTAGTAGTAATAATGAGTTTGCTGGTCTTGCACCGGAAGAAAATCCATTTAATATGGCAGCGGTGAAGGATGATGAGTTTCATAACCCTTACGGAGATGGAAATTTACCAGATCCAAATGACTTTATGCAAAATGGAGATAATTAATTATATATATTAAGGAGAATGAGTAATGAAAGAACAAACAATGAAAGAAACAACACTAAAGGTTAAAAATCAAACAACAACATTACAAAAAGCAATTATTTTGGGTGATATTGTGTTTATGATTGGATCCTTTTCAGTATTTTTATGCAACTTATTAATTTCCTATATTTTATATCGAAATGAAGGAAAAGAAGGAGCAGAGAAATGGAAAATTGTATTATTAGTTTTCTTATTTTTAACTGGAGGACCAGTTAACTCTTTATTAGGGTTAGGGAATGTAAGTTTATTTAATACATTTTTATCCAAAAATAAGGCTAGTAAAAAAGAAGCAGTAGAAACTAATGAAGAAGAGATTATTAATAATTCATCAGAAGTTGAAAGTGCAGTAAAAGAAAAAAGTGTGAAAAAATCTGAAACAAAAAAAACAGATCCTAAAAAAGAAGTAGACTTATGGTTAAATCATTTTGCCTACCAGACAATCAATCGCTTCATCATGGAAGCAGACGCAAGTGGTTGTGACTTTTTACAGGTAAATACATCTGGAAAAGTAGAAGGATATGGAGAAGAAGATGGAGAATTGAAAAAAATGTATGAAGATACAATTGAACGGTTACCAGATTCTAAATTTTTCCCTTATGTATGTTCAGAATTTGAACGTCTTTGGAGAGAAGTTTCTACAGATTATTCCGATGATAAATTTGTGATTCAGTGGAAATAATCGACACTTTATGTAGAATGTAGGAGGAATTCTACATTTTCACATTTCAGATAACAATTTAACTAAATAATAATAGAATTTCAGACGAAGGCCGTCGCATTAATGATTAAGAATCAGAGATGCGGCGGCCTTTTTTTTTGTTTATAAGAAAGGACCTTTAAATTTATGAGAAGAAAGAAAAATAAACAGATGGAAGGGCAAATGTCTATTTTTGATATGTTTTCTTCTGTCATTGAAAATACTAAAACTGAGGAAGAAAATGTTACAGTTTCAGAAGGTGGCATTGCTGCAGCTGACATAACAGCAGTAGAGACAGGAACGCAAACATCTATTTTCGACTTGTTTTCTACAGATGAGCAAGATACACAGAAACAAGAAAAAAAGCCTAAAAAGAATTTCTTCCATAGAACAATTCAGTTCGCAAAGAGCTTGGAAGATAAATGGAAGAACAATCTAGCAGCATTAAAAATGTTACTTGGGTTGGACGATTATGCTGATGAAGATCAGCAAACCATCTTGTCAAGTTATGAAGGATGGGGTGGATTGTCTTCATATTTCGAAGTGGAGGAAAAGAAAGTACAGTTAGAAACCCTTGTTGGAGAAAATACATATAAGGGAATTAAGTCTTCAATCTTAACATCCTATTATACAAATGAAAAAATCATAAACTTTATGTATCAGATTCTATCTGAAATAGGAGTCAAAGGGAAGTTGAATATTCTTGATCCTTGCATGGGAACAGGAAATTTCTATCGGATGCTTCCAGATACATTACAAGATTCAAACTTGTACGGTGTTGAGTTAGAGGAAACGAGCTGTAATATCGCAAAACAGCTATTTCAGAAAGCCAATATTCAAAATTGTGCATTTGAAAAAGCTGATCTGCCAGACAATTATTTTGATCTGATCATTGGAAATGTACCATTTTCCGATTTTAGTGCAGCAGATAATACGTACGGCTCATGCTTAATTCATGATTACTTTTTTCTTAAAGCATTAGATCTTGCCCGACCGGGTGGAATTGTTGCTATGATAACCACAAAAGGTACAATGGACAAGAAATCTAGCCGCATTCGTAAGATGTTAGCGAAAAAAGCTGATCTTTTATGTGCCATCAGACTTCCAGAAACAGCTTTTGCAGTGACAGGAGCCAAGGTTTCTACAGACATTTTATTTTTCCAGAAAAGAAGATACCAGACGGTCGGTGATGAACCGGAATGGGTAAACATTGCACAAGAAGCTAATATGTATTTTGGCACGCATCTTAATCATATGTTAGGACGTATGATGGAAGAAAGTGGACCATACGGAAAACGCTTTGTATGTAAGGAAAAAGAAGGTATGGACTGGAAAGCATGTATTGATAATTTTCATTTGGAAAGTTATCTCAAAGATGTTTATGAACCAGGTCAGACAATTGAGAATAACGATGAAGAATATGTTCCGGCAGTAGATTCCATTAGTAACATGTCCTATGGAATTTACAATGATCATATTTATTACCGAAAGAATTCCATGATGAAAAAAATTCCGGATACAGGAATGGTCGCAAAAAGAATTGCAGCCATGATCGAATTAAGAAATGTATTAAAGGAATTGATTTCTAAAGAAATGCAAGATGTTAGTGATGAATCGATTGAACCATATCGTAAGAAATTAAATATGACTTATGATAAGTTTCAAAAAAAATTTGGACTGATCCATAGTAGAGGGAATAAATTAGCATTTCAGGAAGATGATAGTTATTACCTCCTTTGTTCTTTGGAAAATCTGGATGAAAACAATAAGCTAAAAAGCAAGGCAGATATATTCACAAAAAGAACTATTGTTCCTCATTCTGTGCCAGATAAAGTCAATACAGCACAGGAGTCATTATTATGCTCACTGAATGAAAAAGGATGTATTGATTTTGCTTTTATGGAAGGTATTTATGACAAAGCAGAGAAAGATATCATTGAAGAACTTCAAGGACAGATCTTTTTAGATCCAGAAACCGAAGAGTATGTCATGAAAGATGAATATTTATCAGGCAATGTTCGAAAGAAATTGGAATTTGCAAAGTGTGCAGCAAAACAGGATAAAAAATATAATATCAATGTCGCTGCATTGGAAGAAGCACAGCCGGAGCCATTAAAAGCTGCAGAGATTGATGCAAAACTTGGTGCAACATGGATTCCTGCTCATTACATTGAAGATTTCTTGGTTGAGGTTTTTGACACTCCACGAGAATATTTTAATGGAAATGGTATGAGTGTTACTTATACTAAAGAGACAGATCATTGGGATATCGAATGGTATCGAGATTCTGCAAACCAGAAAGCTGCGGTTACGTATGGAACAAAACGAATCAATGGATTTCTTTTGTTAGAAAAATGCTTAAACTTAAAAGATGCAAAGGTCTATGATACGGTTTATGATGAAAATGATAATAAGAAAGAAGTATTAAACTCAAAAGAGACAACGCTTGCGATGGGCAAACAGGATGAGATCAGAGAAGTATTTCATTCTTGGATCTTTAAGAGCTATGATCGTCGTTGTGATCTTGAAAACATTTATAATGAAAGATTTAATTCCATCAGGTATCGTACATTTGATGGGGACTTTTTAAAAGTTCCAAATATGAACAGCGAGATCAAACTGTATAAACATCAAAAAGATGCAATCATGAGGATTCTATTTTCTAAAGACAATTCACTAATTGGGCACAAAGTCGGCTACGGAAAAACATATACTGCGATTGCAGCAATTATGGTGGCCAAACGATTAAAATTATCTGAAAAGAACTTATTTGTTGTTCCAAATCCATTAGTAGGCCAGTGGGGAGAAGAATTCATGAAATTATTCCCTGGTGCTAACATTTTAGTGTCCAGTGAGAACGATTTTACTCCGGCCAAGAGAAAAGAATTTTGTTCTAAAATCGCGACAGGATCATACGATGCAATCATTATTGCTCAGTCACAATTCCAAAAAATCCCGATTTCTCCTGAATATCAGGAAAAATATATTAAAGCACAGATTGAAGAATTAGATAAGCTGTTAGACTCTGCTGAGCAGAACTTTACAGTACGAAATATCGAAAGTTCCAAGAAAAAACTTTCTGTCAAGCTTGAAAAGTTACAGGATAGCAAGAGAAAAGATGATGTAATTTACTTTGATCAGTTGGGTGTTACTAAGCTGATCGTTGATGAAGCACATTATTACAAGAATCTGCTGTTAACAACGAAGATGAATAATATTGCAGGTATCAATACCAGCAGTAATTCAAAGAGAGCTTTTGATATGTTCATGAAATGCCAGTACATGGAAGAAAATTGCCGAAACAAAGGTATTGTATTCTTAACCGGTACTCCCGTGTCAAATAGTATGGCAGAAGTATACACAATGCAACGCTATTTGCAGTTAAATACCTTAAAAGAACTTGGCATTGACTCATTCGACAGCTGGGCATCGACATTCGGTGAAACAAAGACTGCCATGGAACTTGCTCCGGAGGGAACAGGGTATCGTGCCAGAACAAGATTCACACGATTTGTTGGATTGGCCGAGTTATTAACAATCTTTAAAGAAGTGGCTGATATTAAGGTCAAAGATATTAAAGAAATGGATGTGCCGAATGCCGTTATGGAGACTATTTCCATTGATGCTTCTGATGAACAGAAAAAATATGTAGATGGTTTGGCAAGCAGGGCAGCTCGCATTCGAGACGGTGGAGTAGATCCATCAGAAGATAATATGCTCAAGGTTACAAACGAAGGACGTAAATTAGCTTTAGATCAGCGACTGGTTGGAATTGAGGAAGAAAACTTTAATTCTAAAGCAAAATATTGTGTGAATCAGGTCATGGATATTTATGAGAAATATCCTGGAAAAACTCAGGTTATTTTCTTAGATTTATCAACGCCAAAGAAAGGAGAGTTTAACGTTTATGATGATGTAAAGGCTAAATTAATAGAAAGGGGAATTCCAGAAGGAGAAATTGCTTTTATCCATAGTGCTAAAACGAATAAACAAAAAGTTGATCTTTGCAAGAAGGTAAACGAAGGTGTTATTCGTGTATTATTAGGAAGTACAGATAAAGCGGGAACTGGTTGCAACTTCCAGAAAAAATTGATTGCCTTACATGATCTGGATTGTCCATGGAGACCGTCAGATCTTACACAGAGGTCCGGCCGTATTATCCGTCAGGGTAACTTCAATAAAGAAGTTTACATTTACCGATATGTAACGAAAAATACCTTTGACTCTTATTTATGGCAGACAGTGGAAAACAAGCAGCGATATATTGGACAGATTTTGTCAGAAGAAAACATTCCTAGACGTATGGAGGAAGATGATTTAACATTATCGTTTGCGGAAATTAAGGCAGCAGCCTGTGGGAATCCATTAATCAAGGAACAGATGGAACTTACGCAGCAAGTAAAACGATTAAAAATGCAGAAAAACAATTTCTTAAATCAATATTACGAGTTAGAGTCTTATATTAGCAAGATTGCTCCAAACAGAATTGAACAGTATAAGAAAAATATTGAAAACATTGAAAAAGATATCGAAGTTGCTAAAAAATATCATACAGGTGATTTCCATATCAAAGTTTTAGATAAATATGATTCCGATACAAGAGCAGAAGCTAACAAAATAATCCACAATATTCAACCATCTTATAAGAATGAACGAAAGATTGCCAGCTATCAAGGATTTGATATTATTCTTGATAGAAAGTCAGTTTACAGTCATCAGACAATGATTATTCGTGGTAATTATGACTATGAATTTGAATTCAGTGGCAGTACGAATATCATGTATCAGATTGATAAGATCATTGAATATGGAATATTGGAAGAATTAAAAACTTTTAAGAGAAGATTAGAGTTTGAATCCAGAAAATTTGTTACAGCAAAGACGGAATTAAATCCTGATTTTCCTCATGAAAGTGAATTAATTAAGAAACAGGCACGATTATCTGAATTAAATCAGAAATTGAGTGCGTAATAATCAAAATAAGGGGCAGGCATATATTTGTCTGCTCTTATTTTTTTGCGACAAAATCTTTATAATTTTTTTGGAATATGATATAATACTAATGTATTTTTTATTAGACTTTGGAGTTTTAACAGAAAAACTCTGAACTTTTTTAAGGATAAAAAATCAATAGAAATTTCATAACCAATCATTTGGGCATAAAGTTTAGCAGATATTTTGTATCTGCTTCTTTTTATGCCCATTTTTATTTTTACAAAAGAAAGGAGAAAAAAATTGATAAAACTAAAAGAATTGCAACAGAAAAGGAAAGGAGAAAAATTATGGGGCAGAGATCACAGATTTTTGTAAGATTTGAAAAGAACCCCGGAGAAAAAGAGATTGTCGCAAGATATTATAAATGGAATTGTGGGGATCAAATGATTAGTATAGTATACCATACAATTGAATGGCTAAAAAAACATTTGGATCTAAATAATTGTGGTTCTGGGCAATATTTATTATGGAATCAAAAAGAATTTATCCGTATTCTTGGTACAAAATATGATCTGGGCGACGTTGTTATCATTACTGATATTTTAAATAAATATGGAGATTATTGGAAAGATGATAATGATGGAAAAGCACTTATTGATATACAATGTGATGGAGCGATCAAGTATGCATTGTTAATAAGAAATAATACTTTGTGCAATCCTTCAGAATATATGTTATGGAATCTTTGGATAGAATCCATACTTCCAAATAAACCTATTCCAAGAAGAATGATTGACAATATAGGGAATCATATTCAAGAATTATCAGAAAGTGCCATGCTTATGACGGAAGAAGAAGTCAAAGAATTTATGGAATACAAAAGGAGAGAAGAAGAATGAATCTTGTTAATACGTATGAAAAAATGTATGAGTGAAATTTACGGGCAAAAATTACTGCCTAGTTTTTGAATTATTTTATTTAATAAAGGAAGAATGTTATGAGAATTTACAAGGAAAAAATAGAGAAGAAAAAATTAGCAGACCAATTAATCATTAAAGATTTTCATTTGGTTCCAATGATTACCAATTCAAATGATATTTCTAATTACACATATTTCAAAGTCAATAATTTAAAAGACTGGGAATTACTAAAAGAAGCTTATAATATCCATCCATTGAAAATGGATATTAAAAATTTTCCTGAAATTATTATTGGAGGATCAAGTTTTGATTTAGAGGATAAAAAGATTTATTATAGTATATCCACATATGAATCTTTTGAAATGGAATTAGATTATATACTTTGGTACAAACTTTCAACAATTCAACAAGATATGATCAATTACTGGAAAAGTCTTGGTTATAAGGCAGTTTTTGAAAAATATGATTTTCCAAAACATGATCAGAGAAAAAAAGTTGAGAAAAACTTCTATAATGGACAACATGTATGGCTTGTTTCTGATAATACATATCTTAGCGAACTTTATCTTCGCTCTTGTGACAGACCTGCTTATGAAATCCTTGAAGGTATGATTCGTGAGAAAAACCAGAAAAATGTCAAAGTAGAAGTTGCATCAGAACGGATAGACAACTTGCTAAACTTTATGTTAGATGGTGAAAGAGATACAGAATTTGGTATTAAAGAAGCCGATTATGGAAATAGAGTCCTATGCACTTCAAGAGAAGATGCTGAAAAGTATATTGAGAAAACAAAATTAATATTAGAGATTCATTCGAGAGGGCTTCGTGAAAAGGACTTTTCGCTGTCTCAATTACATGAATTACAAAACTATTTAGAGAGAACTGAAAAATGATAATGTAATAAGCTTTTCACGAGTCTTAGCTGATTTGAATTAGAAAGGAATAAAATTAAATGAAAGATAAAACACGTCTGATTGCACTATCTGATAGTCCAGAGATGGATGGAGAATTAGTTATTTTTGAAACAAACGCACCTTCCAAACGTCTAAAAGAGCTGGAAAAAGAAAGTTGTGCATTATTTACGGAAGAAGCTTATGATGAAATTCCAAATTGGTCTTATACGTTAGAATTTGAGGGATATTTATGTAGATATATTGATTCTGAACAGCATGTAACCCCATACGGAACATCAGAAGAATGGCAGCAGGAAAATTATCAAAATATTAAAGAATTTTATTATATTGATAAACTTAAGCCTGAGTCAATTAACTAAAGAGTTGTAGGTTTCTAGGTATAAAAATAAGAAGGAGAAAATCATGATAATAAGAAAGTTAGAAGTAAATGGGAAAACTGTTGTTTTAACGGAAGATGTGATTCGTGAATTACATCGCCAAGAACATATTGAAGAAGGAAAACTTATGATAGAGAGATTCGCCTCAAAAGATGTTTATAATAAAATGACAGATGATGACTTCGATATGGTAGTCGATGAATTTGAATATATCTTGAATACAACAAATGATGATACTGCTGAAATGATGGAAGAAGCTGTTAAAAAGATTACTCAACAAGTAGAGGAACGATATTATAGTCAGACAACAAAAGCAGTGTTAGTTGCAAAAAGTTGAGATTGACAGTAAAAATTACATTTTATAGAAAGGAGGCTCGCTTAATAGCGAGAGCAAATTTATCCTCGACCTTAGAGGTTTGGGGATTTTTGCTTATTTACAATGAATATTCAAAATATATCAAAAAATGACAGAGAAGTAACAGTTACTCTAAGTTCTGATGAATTAGTCAAACTTTGCAATGTATTATATTATGCTAGAGACAAGTACGATGGAGACAATTTATATCACGAAATTAAGAGTGACTTAATGATCGCAAGAGATATAAGTCAGTATGGAAATATTGATGATACGACTCTTTCTAAAATTATAAAGGAAAGAGCAAAAGCAGCAAATCCATATCAGACTAAACCATCTCAAGAATTTTAAAAGGAGAAAAAATTATGTTAAAGAAAGAATTTACACAATATCCACATCATACTGATCCATATGCAAAGCATCGTATCACAGATGAAGAATTGGATTTTTTGTATGAACTGCAGAAAGAAATGAATACCCAACATTCCGACATGCTGACTTATCCACGTATCTGGGTTATTCAAGAACCAATCAAAAATTATCTCGACAATGTTGAGACTGATCTTAGAAATGATCCGGATGCAGTAGAATATCTAAATCAGATTGCTGATGGAGCAGATTTATGTATTGATTGTATCAATATAACAACTCCGCAGCAATTATATCAAACGATTCAGAGTATTATTAAGGATAATTCACTCGAAGAAAAGTATCAGGTAGAGTTGATTAACAATTATAAGGTCTTGATTCATGGGAAAAACGATATAGGCAAAACTATGTTATGGGAAGGATCATTAGAAAAAATCCAAAAGAATGGATTGCTTGCAATTGTAGAATGGGTTATGGGATATACATATCATCATGCAGAATTAAGATATTACATAAAAGAATTATATCAGCGTCCAGGGATCTTTTTCTTAACTTACAAAGATGGCGTACGTTATCTGCAAAAATACGCGGATAAGTATGATAAGGATGTAAAGCTAATTGAAACGTCTCCAATGGATTTATTTACAGATTGCAGTCCAGAAATAAAAAAACTGTTTGATATTTTACATACGGTTGATTTTAGCAAGAAGAACCGGAAAGTCTATATTTCTGGAAAGATTACAAAAACAGAAGATTATCAGGAACGATTTGATGTAGCAGCGAGAGAACTTTTGGCACAAGGATATGAAGTTGTAAATCCTGCATATGAAGGGACAAAATTAGAAAACGCTTCTTACGAAGATTACATGAGATTATCTTTTCAGTTGTTAAATGATTGTGACATCATTTACATGTTAAAAGGATGGGAAACAAGTCCAGGTGCAAATCAGGAGTTTGGCTATGCATTAGCAAAAGCTATGGAAATCAGATTTGAAAAATAAAAGGAGAAAATTTATGTTAGATTTATCAAATATTTTCAATAAAGATATGAAAAAAGCAATTATGTCCAAAGAAAAACTCGCAGAAATGTTAAGGGTTACGCCAGAAGCCTTAAAGGCATTTGAAAAATCCTATCAGCTATATTCCATGAATGAGCCGATCAGCGACAACCTTTTCAAAGTCAATGCAAAGCAGGCTGCAAGTTTAAATCCAAAACAGGATGTACCTGAAAAAGGAAAAGTTCAAGATTTGATTGACCGGATCGTGAATGAGCTTTTAGATCAAGCCCTCATTTATGAATATGACGGAAAACCAGGATTTACATATGGAAATATCTATTCTTGCAATCAAACGAGAACAGTTAAAGTTCCAGAAAACTCAGAAGTAACACTTGAAGAAATCAATGAGCTGCCAAAAGAGTTAAGACCTGATCTGACTGGACGATATGTTAAAAAAAGTCTTTCTGATGGTACGGGAGATGCATTGTTAGAGCAATATCAGCAGTATCTGAATACAAAAGATCCACGAAAAAAAAGGTTTCTTTATGACCATTTTCGTCAGGGATTAGATATGTTAGATTTGGATGGAATCAGCTATGCAATTTTAGATCGTTGTCAGAATTCCATAGGAAACTGGTTTCCACGATTAGTAAATGCGATTTTTTATTCTGATTTCTTTCAGCTGCCAAAGACAAAGATCATGAAAGTTCCATTGCCGGTATTACAAATGAGTCGAATGGAATATACAGAATTGTCGTCTACGACTTTTCAGATCATTGATCAATTTTGCCAGAAAGCTTTTGAATTAGACGAAACGAAAGAATACTTTATCAAAACTGGTGTTTTTTCTTCTAAATTTGATTTTCGGAATGCTTATATTCATGACGCAAAAGAAGTCAAAGAGATCGGAGAATATTTACTATTCATCAGTTTTCAGGCAAGTTGTTTTGCACACTATGATCTTTCTGGAAGAAACCAGCCAAGTATATATGGTGCAGCAACAACAAATGAGTGGGTCGTTAGAGAATTCATTAAGGATAAAGAAAACAATCCATGTATCTACAAAGGATTACCACTACATACAGAATATCGTGTATTTATTGATGCAGATACAAAAGAAGTGTTAGGGATCAATCCATACTGGGATCCGGATGTCATGAAAAAGCGATTTGGAAAAGAAGCGGATGCAAATAATCCAGATATGGTGCATGACTATGTGATCTATGCAGCACATGAGAAAACATTAATGGAACGATACGAGAAGAACAAAGAGAAAGTTCAAAAAGAGATCATGAAACTGTTACCATTTTTAGATTTAAGAGGGCAGTGGTCCATTGATGTGATGCAGAATGGAGAAGATTTTTGGATCATTGACATGGCATTAGCGAAAGATTCAGCTTTACTGTCTTGTGTCCCAAAGGACAAGATTAAAGCGGTAGAAGAAGACTGGATTCCAAGAATCTCAATCAAAGAACTGTAACAAATTTTATGAACTACCCACCACCTAAAGGTATGTGGATACGCAGCTGAGAATTTTATAAAAAAGGAGAAAAATTGTGAGAAAAGAATTAGGAAACATTAAAGAGCCTACAGACTTTGAAGGAACGGTAAAGGAATTAGCAGAACAGGTTTTGGATTTATCGACAAAACAGCCAGATGGGATGATTCATGATGCAGATACGATTTTAGCAGATATTATGGAAGCAGCAGACTTTCAAGTTAGTGGAATTTCTGATGATATATTAAAATTGTATCTTGAAGTAGAAAATAAGGACGATTTTGAATCATTATTTTATTTAATTACAGATGAAAAATTTGAAGATTATCTAGTAGAAAGCAAAAAAGTGATGGAAGAAAATATTTTGAAAGCAGAACCAAGAGCTATTCAAGTATATCTTTCAGATTCTGGCAATGATGAAAAAGAATCTATCATTTTTAAAACAGATGCTCCCAAAGCAGTGATCGAGAACTGGATAAAAAGTCAGCATAATTCAATTTCTTCAAATTATCCATTCCACCATATAGTAATGGAATTGTTAAATGAGGGATATATGGTTAAATTATTATATGATCAATACTCAAAATGTAATGATGTCGAATTGATCGATCAGTATTCTTGCGAAGAAATATATCATGTAGGCTGTAGTATTGGAGATATATTTCATCATATGAAAATTTTTAATAGTTTATATTATGATGCTTCTGGTGTTCCATATATTAAATTAACTGATTCCATGGATGGCAGTGATTTAAGAAAGATTGCAAATGTATTAGGAATTTACTCAATAAAAGCAAATGAATTTTGTATTTCTAAAAGGAAAGCATTAATATGCAATCTTGATTTTGTTGATATAATGAGAATAGCAGAACATGAAAAATACAATGTTGAAACTGGAATAATAAAAAATTCAAATGATGAATGTTATATTCTAACTCGAAAGTAATGCCACCATTATATGGAGAAGATTTTGTCTTGAATGAGAATAGCTAGAAATTAATTTTTGGAGCAGATACATATTTTATGTGTCTGCTTCTTTTTTTTGCGACAAAATCTTTATAATTTTTTCTGAATATGATATAATACTAATGTATTTTTATTAGACTTTGGAGTTTTAACGGAAAAACTCTGAACTTTTTTTAGGATAAAAAATCAATAGAAATTTCATAACCAATCATTTGGGCATAAATTTAAGTAGATATTTTGTATCTGCTTCTTTTTATGTCCATTTTTATTTTTACAAAAGAAAGGAGGAAATACAAAATGTGTAAATCAAAATTCACTGATAAAATGTTAATTAGTCTGAAATGCACTCTGATTCAGGAGTGCATGAACAGTGACTATGTTTATTTTGATTTTTTTGGTGAGAATCGCCCAGATGATGATCAAGAGGATTTATATGCAAAAGTTGAAGAAACTCTTGAACAGATGCCAGAAGAAGAATTGATGAAATTTTATAAAGAATATGTAAACTCATCAGGAAAGGAGATGAATTAATGAAAGTTTTATTAATTCATACAGACGGATATTCTATTGATGTTGTTGGAAAATATAACACCAAAGAAGAAGCCTGTAAGCAACTTAATTTTGAATATGAACGAAAGATTGAGTATCAAGAAATGTTTTCAAACGGTATTGATTCGGAATGGATGAAATCATCACACTGCGATAATGAAGAAGCTATTCTCTATATTAATGGAGAAGAGGTTCATGTTTGGCAGATTGTAACTGCTTAATTTTGATATATATTATATTAAATATGGTACAAAAACAGATGAAAAATTATTATTTGTTTTTGTACTTTTTATATATCAAAGAATTTTATCGTACTGAAATTAAAAAATCATAGGAAAGGCAGGCAATAAATATGAGTTTGAATAGTATTAAAAGAGATTTGAAAGATTATATCGAGGAAAATAAAGCATTACTAGAAGCATGGGAAAGAGTTACTTATCTTACGAAAAAAGATGGAACTCCTTTTAAAAGCATGTCGAAAAATTTTAATAATGCAATATATAAAAGGAAAGAATCTTTTCGAGGATACATTCTTGAAGTTGATACAAAGTTTACCCCAAATCATAGAAGATCATATTTTAGAAATTATATCGATTGTGGTAATAAGGATAATCCAAATACTTTGGAAGAAATTAAGCAAAAAGTATCAAAAGAAATCGAAAGCAAAAAAAGGTTTATTAAATCATTAGAAAAGCGATTAGAAATAATTGACTATGCTTACGAAGAATTTTCAAAATCTTATGACGATATAAGAGAAAATTTGAAAGAGTTATGTGAAAATGACGTTTCTCTGGCAAACATGATTTGTGAAGATATTGCCAAACGATAAAATTATTGATAAGGAAGGAATACATTATGAAAAACGAAAAGCAAATTAAAATTGATGGGTATAAGTGCATCAAGCTTGATGAATGGAAGACGGAATGGAAAGCGGAAAAAGTAAAGTATGTAATTGGAAAAGCAGAAGATGAAGAATTTCCTTCATTCTACGCAAAAGTTCAAAGAGTCAACGATAATGATGATCTTATTGATGATGATTATATCTTCGAGTATGATCACAAACCAGAGAGATCAGCGGTTGAGGATGATTTCATTGATGAATGGGGTCAAAGAGATTTAGATCGTCGTGAACGAAAAATGCCCGTACCGGAAAATGATATTATTCATATGATTTGTATTTAAGGAGAAAGAAAGTATGATTAAGAATTGGGAACTAAAAATTAAAGAAAATAAATCAACGCTGATCATTAATGATTGGGGTGTAAAATCCGATGATATTATAGATCTAGCAAGACACCTTGTGATTAAATTTCATTTTGATAGATTATATATCAATTATGAAAATACTGGCAAAATCATACATTGTGCGTTAAAAGACAATGATCCAATAAATAAGTGTTTAACGATGAATTGTGGTATGAAAGCTTCAATCATAAAATATCGATCACATAATGACATTGATATTCAATTTGAAGATGGTACAATCATTAAGCATCGGGATTTTAGAGATTTTTGTAAAGGAAAAATAGCGAATCCTAATCTGAGCAAAAGAAAATCATGGGAAGATGTTAGGATTACAAATATTCAATGGGATGCATCCGATGATGTTATGGCAGGATTGCCTGATAAGGTTAATGCTTTAGATCTTAATATTAATTTATCTCAGTATGATACAAACGAAGATTTGAATTACAACGAAGATTTCTTATATGGGGTTTCAGAGGCTCTATCAGAAAAATATGGTTTCTGTCATGATGGTTTCGAGCTTGAAATCAGCATGGGAAAAATGGAGTCAAAAATTGTTGGAATCATCAATCAATTCGGAGAAAATGACTTCTCTTATTGGACAGGATTCTGTTTGAATGATGAAGAACAGAAACAGATTGAAGAAATTCTTCATCGACACGATACAGAGGGATGCTCTATAAGAGGTACCAAAAGTGATATTTCCAATGAAATAAAAGAATGAGAAGGAAACTATCATATGATGTGTATGCTGCTAAAGCAAAGCATCAATGATAGTTTTTTAAAATTAGGAGGGAAACAATGATTGAACAAAAAAATGAGTGGTTAGTTGTAGTGTGGAATGATGGCATCAGTCAGTTCTTTATTGAACGGCTCACTGCAACAGAAGAAGAGATTAAGAGGTATCTTTTATCGTTAATTGAAGATGATAAAAAATTATCACAAGAAACGTGCAATGATTGCACAGACAGTATTGATGGAATTGGAAGCTATGAAGAACCCGTTACAGAAGGTTTTATGGCGTTTCATGCGTATGCTTCTTTTGATACATATCATATCGAGTATGAAGCACGTCCATTAAATAAGATTAAAGATGCAACAGAAATGATAGAAGAATTATAAGAAATTAAAAGGAGAGTAACCATGGTTAAAATTTTTCAAAAAGAATTACCAGCTGATTGTGAGAAGGCAATAAGAGAACTAATAAAACTAAAAGTATATATTGTTATGGATGATGACAGAATTGAAAATTTCTCTGATGTTTGGTGGAAAGTGCAACATGAGTGCGATATGTATGAAGAAAAGCAAGATAGTAACGAGTTGACTTATCAAAGTTACGTTGGTGCCAAAAACTGGTTAAGTAAATGGGAAAAACTTTATATTAAATACAATGACAAATAAAAAATTTGGAGTTGGGAGGTCGATTAAAGTGGAAACAAAAGATTTAATCAAAGAATTAAGAATTTTAGAAAAATCTTCAAAGTTAGGTGAACAGGCGTGTATTTGTGGAGAAGCTGCAAATCGCTTAGAAGAATTACTGCAGGAAATTGAAATTTCGCGAAGATTAGAAAAAAGTGAGAATCACAAAGAAAATGATGATCGTAAGCAATTACTTTCTAAGAATAAAAAGAAAATGGAAGTAAAGAAAAATGTGCTGAAGCCTCTTCAATCATTTTTGAAGTCAGGAAGAAAAATTTATATTACGGGTTTCGACTATGATGAAATGTCTTATGTGTTGGATATTGATGATAAATATTTGAATGATTTTGTCGGAGATTACACTGTTTTTGATTTAATGATTTTAGATGCCAATACATATATCGCACAACTCAATTTTTCCTATTTTATTTTAAGAACATGGAAGAGTAAATATCACTGTAAAGAAGTAAAGTATTCGTTAGAAGAAAAAGGATTGTTATAAAGATTCAAAGCAAAAAATAACAGGAGGAAAAAATCATGAAGATTAATAAAAAAGAGCTTATCGTTGGAAATACGGCTTATGTTGTAACCAAGAAATACGATTCAGATCAGATGAAACAAGTATATCACATTGTTCCGGCTAAGATTAAAAAGGTTGGTCGTAAATATATTACGGTTACCGTACAATACTGGGATCAGGAATTTTGCTTAAAAGATGACGGAGTCATTTACGAATTTGCCTTGAATAATAAGACAAATGGAGCAAATAACGTATTGTGCTTATCTGAAGAAGATGCAAAAAAGCATATTTTAAAACAGAATCTTTTGATGGAATTTCGAAATAAGAGATTCTATGAAAATGACTGCAATCTGGATCAACTGCTACTTATGAAAGCAGGATATCATTACGATCCAACAGGTCCAATGGCAGAACATTGGCAGAAGATTTTGGAATATGAGAAAGATAATTATTAATTGTTATGCAGGACAGGGAAACTCCCTTGTCCTGTATCGTTAAAAAGAAAGGAAAATCAAATGGAAAGAAACGATAAGATATACAATTTTTGACAATCAACAGTTGAAAAAGATGTATGGTAAAGATTGGGAGGAAGAACACAAATGATCAAGACAAGATATAAAATACAGGAATATTTTTCAAAAGAAACAAAAATCCATTGCAACAGAGTAGAACAATACACGAAAGCAATGGCAGAAGAATTAGGGCTGTCTGCATACGACACAAAGATGTTAACGGTTGCAGCAAGATATCATGATATTGGGAAATATTACATTCCAGAAAAGATTCTGAATGCACCAAGACCATTAACAGGATTGGAACGTAAAGTCATTGATATGCACGCATACTATGGATATGAAGCTTGCATGGAATATGGGTTTGAAAAAGATATTTGTGAATTAATATTACTGCATCATGGTACACACAAATATCGTACGCTGACAGATGAACAGATCAGCGATTTTGCAAAAGAATATTTTCAAATCTTAATGGCAGCTGATATTTATGATGCATTGATAAGTGACAGGGTGTATCGTAGAGCAATTGATCATGATCGAGCATTGGATATCGTTGCAGAAAATCCAGAGATTAAGCGATGGGTGTTTCTTGCATTAGAAAAAATTTCACTATGTTAGGGTTGAGATACTGCTCACAACATGATATAATAAAATTGTATTTTTATCAGACTTTAGAATATAGGAAAATTCTGAACATTTTTAAGAATCAAGTCAATAGAAAATTATCAATCATTGGTATAAATTAAGCAGATATATGGTATCTGTTTATTTTTATACCCTTTTTTATTTTGAGGAAAGGAGATTTAAAAAATATATTAAATTGAAAAAATTCATTGAAACAGACAAAAAGTCTGTTTTTTTATTTACGAAAGGAGATTTTTATGTTTAAAGAAGCAACAATTCAAGGAAAGATTTCAGGTTCAGTGATGATTGTATCTGTTACACAGAAACAGACCAGAACTTCAAAACCCTATTTGATCTTAAAATTAAGAGATGATCAGAAGAAAGAGGTAGATGCCAAGTTATGGAATATGTCAGTTGAAGAATTTCCATTTGATAAGAATACAGTGATCATCGGTGAATTTTCTGTTGGAGAATACAATGGACAGAAAGATTTTACACTGGATATGTACAGAGAAGCTTTGGAATCTGAGTACAGAATGGAAGATTTCATCAATGCAGCACCTTACAGTCCGCAAAAAATGTATGAGTATATCTTACAGATTGCAGATCAAACAGTACTTGATGATGCTTATCTTGCTATCATTCATAATATTTATGAGAAGTACAAGGAACATATTTTTATCTGGTCTGCTGCCAAAGCAGTACATCATAACATTCGATCTGGATTTTTGTATCATACATTCCGTATGGTTCAGAGTGGAATTGCACTTGGAAAGGTGTATGGGCAAGCCTTAAATCACAGTTTATTGTTAACCGGCATTATCTTACATGATGTTGGAAAGTTAAAAGAATTATATACAGATCCTACAGGAAATGCCGATTATACTCCGGAAGGAAGTTTGCTTGGACATTTACTGATTGGATGTGAAATGATCGATGAAGCTTGCAATAAATTAGATCTTCAAAATGATGAGAATAAAGATAAGATTTTACTTTTAAAACACTTATTAGCATCTCATCACGGCAAGCAGGAGTACGGAGCAATTACAGTTCCACAGCTGCCGGAGGCTATCATGTTAAATCGAATTGATATGATCGATGCGGAAATGTATCAATGTGAACATGCATTAGAAGATCAGAGCAACGGAACATTCACGGACCGTATTTTCGGGTTAAACAACACCCGCTTATACAAACCACTCTAATTTTGGAAAGGAGTCGTATTTATGCAGTATATTTTACACAACAAAGGATGCGGAAATGTTTATTATGTGCAAATCACTGCTGGTGGCAGTCTGAAAAAAGTCAGAGAACGTTCATTGGCAACGATTTTTCAATCACAAAGTGAAGCAGATAATATCAAGCATAAATACAAGAAAAAACTGAAAACTTACAAATTGGAACCGATTACTGTACAAAATATAGAACCAGTAAAAACGGCAGAACAGGAATGTAAAAGAAAATCTGTTTCTAAAACATTGCGGACACAAGTGTACAACTTAGCAGAAGGACATTGTGCTATTTGCGGTGATTTTGTTCCATATGAAGATTTTACAGTTGATCATATTTTTCCAGTCTCAAAAGGCGGAAAAAATGAACTGTCTAATCTGCAGTGTACATGTAAATCATGTAATACAATGAAACAGAATATGAGCGAAAAAGAATTCCAGTATAAAATCGGAAAGATATTTTTGAGACAAACAATCAAAAGAATCAAGGATAGAAAGAAGGAAAAGTAAATTGAAGAAGAAAATAAATCATAAAGACATGATCGAAGCATGGAATTACGATTCTGGCGTCTTCAAAGGACAATCTATCGGCATTCATAATTCAGCTACTGGAGAAATCGACAAGCTGTTATCAGTGGAATGTTTTCATGGAGGAGAAGAAGTAAAACGAATTGTAATTAATAAAGAAGCCACAAAGAAACATGGCTTTTTAATTATCGTTGATTAAATTTGATGGAGGAAGCTATGAGAAAAGCAGAATTCGAACAGAAATATTTAGGAGAAAGAGTACAAATAGAGTTATTTAATGGACGTGTTTTAACTGGATTTCTAGAAAAAACTGGAGATGAAAGATTTAAAAATAATCCAGATCTCTATTTGCGTAAAGGCTATTATTGCCTAATAGAAACTTTAGAATCACAAGATAATGTGGATTTCTTTATTTTTCGATTTTCACATGTTCAAAAGATAAAATTTGTATAAAGAAAGGAGTATAACTATGGCACAGGCAGCAGTAACTAATACGTTCATCATTCAGATGAATTTTCGTTTATTGTATTTTGCAATGGAAAACATCAAAAGTACAAAGTTACATGATAGGAATTACTGGAATCGATTACAGTCGATCATGTATGAGCAAATTGATAAAAATGCAACTTATAACAAAGAATTTCTGAAACACAGTATGACACAGATGATGATGTTCTACTGCAAAGAAGTTCGAGACGAAAACAGAGATTTTTATGATGAAGTTTGTAAACCAATTTACAATATTGTAAAAGAACATGCAGATGATAATAATCCAATGGCTTATTATGCAGAAAGTTTTGGAAAATTAAATGAACTTTATCGTAAAGTAGATGGACACAGTTATTATACGAAGTCTATTTTAGCAGCGACGGATCTTTTAGAGCAGTTAAAATGGGTGGAGTAGTTAACAAATAATTACAAATATAAGAAAGGAGGCTCGCCAAATGGCGAGGGCGAAATTATTTCCAACAATTAATGTAGGAATAAAAATTTCGCTTATTTATGAATGAAACCTTATGACGTAGGATTAGTGTGTGGAAGATTTCAGACCTTCCATAAAGGTCATGAAAAATTAGTTGATACCGGTCTATTACTGTGTGATCGATTATTAATCTTGATTGGATCAGCACAGGAATCTGGAACTGAACGTAATCCGTTCAATATCAATACACGGACCAAAATCCTAAGAGAGATTTATGGAGATCGGCCAGAGATTATGGTCTATGCACTTTCGGACATGACGGACGAAAATGATATTTGTCCTGAATGGGGACGTTATCTGTTAAACAATGTAGACAGATACATCTACAAGAACCCCGAGCTGATGATTTATGGCAACGATGAAAGCCGAAGCGGTTGGTTTGACAAAAAAGATCTTGCCAACACAGCTGAATTAATCGTAAATAGACAGGCGTTGCCAGTTAGTGCAACTATGGTAAGAGAAGCAATGGCTAAAGATGATCGAAAAAAATGGATGAGCCTAGTAAACCCACGTTTACATAAAATGTATGATGTATTACGTGCGGAACTTATGAGCGTACCATTTTATCAGGAGCTAAGTAAAAATTAGCTAAAAGAAGTCAAAAAATTAGTTATAAAGAAAAGGAGAAAGAAACAATGAATAAAGCAATTTTAATGGGAAGATTAACAAGAGATCCAGATGTAAGATATTCACAGGGAGAAAATCCTATGGCAATCGCACGATACACATTAGCAGTGGATAGACGATTCAAAAGAGATGGTGAGCAGAATGCAGATTTTATTAACTGTTTAGCGTTTGGAAGATCAGCAGAATTTGCAGAGAAGTATTTCAAACAGGGTACAAAGATTGCTGTTTCCGGAAGAATCCAGACAGGTAGCTATACAAACCGTGAAGGCGTGAAAGTCTACACAACAGAAGTTGTGATTGAAGAACAGGAATTTGCAGAGAGCAAAGCAGCTGCATCCCAGAACAATAATAGGGGAGCTTCACAGCCAAGCACACCTCAGCCAAGTACGGCAGCAAGCGATGGTTTTATGAACATCCCTGATGGACTGGAGGATGAACTCCCATTTAATTAAGAAAGAACGTAGAATCATTATTGATCCAGTATATTCAGACAGATTGTCGGATATACTGGATTTTTTTTAAGAAAGGAAGAGGTTAAAATGCAAAATAAAAATAATATAAAAAATTGGAAGATTGAAATAACAAACGAAGGAGCTAAATTATTCATTACAGAAGGAGCCGTAATGGCTAGAGACGTTTTAAATCTTGCAAGAGAACAGGCTATAAAATATAACTTATCAAACTTGAAGATTTATACGGTTTATATGCGTGATGGATATTATTATGATTATACTTTTGAAGATGATATGCTATATTTCATACATATGACTGAAAAGATTGAAAATGAAGATATTTCTTATTTGATGAAACGGGCTGCAGAAAAGTTATCAACTCTAAAATTAGACGATCGTATATGGAGCGTTAATTTTTCTATTGATAATCTTCCAAGAGAGAAAAATGGAGATCTATATGCTGCCTGTGCTATGGTCATTCATTTTTATGATAGAAATGATGATTATGAAATTGATTCACAACGGTTTTATTTTAATTTATCGTCAGGACAATGGGAATCTATTAAAAATGTAAAGAATAAGTCTATATCATGCAAAAATTCATTGGCCTGCAAAATTGGAGATAACTATTTTATGATTCAGAAATCAGAAGATGGTTACGATTATACACTTTATACTTCTGATTATTCAGAAATTGATGGAGGACAGCTTGATAATCCGGATATTTCTATTTATGATGCAATGAATGAAATCTTAGAAGATCTGGATATTGAGATTCCAGGTCATAAAGATGAAATTGATTATGAAGAATTAGAAGAAAAAGTTGAAAATGCAGAAAATGAACGTATCAATAAAATATTATCAAATCATGGTTGTACAGTGATTGCTCAATCAGATTGTCATACTGATTTTCTTATAAAATCAGGAGAAAATTAGAATTTTGAAAGAATATTAAGAAATAACTAAAAGCGGTGTGAGTATAAATCTCATACCGCTTTTTTACTAAAGGAGAAAAACACATGGAAGAAAAGGAAATAAAAATTGCAGAAAGATTCAACATACTTGATAAATGTCAAAAGTTAGAGAAAGATTTTTTACAGCTTAGTAGAATAACAAAAGTAGAATTTGATCTAAACGGACTATATGACAATATTTATCAGGTTATTATATTAGTAAAATATGAGATTCCAATGGAATTAGGTCCAAAGAAATATTTTAGAATCAGAACAAATATTTTGAAAAAAGTTTTGGAAATTGCACAAAACAACCAATTAATTCGAACAGACGATTCGATAGAAGATTATGGAGAGTATTTTTACATTGTATTTGATTGTTCTAGTTGGAAATATCAGATACAAAGATATACAGAACTTTTCAAAAATGTTTATGGTCCTGAAATTGAAAATCCTAAAGATGGGATGGAAAAGGAACGTGAAGTAATTAAGACTTTGATCAAAGAGGGACTTGGAATGCTTAATAAAGCGAGATCACAAGCTCTTTTTCTTGACGATATAGAGATGCAAGAAGATATTACAAATGCTTTGAATATTTTTCTGGCAGCAGAAGAAAAACAACAGAAGATTTCTCCGGAAAAAAATCTTTTTGAAGATTATACAGATGAGGAATTATTGATTTTTTATGATTGCCTTAAAAAAGCTGATTTTTATGTGATTCCTGAATTAAGCAAGATTGCTTCAAAATATGTTTCTAGCAAACGCTGCTATTTAGATTTGATTTTCGAGTTGTCTAAACGATGGTATCAAGAGAAACAGAAGAAATACAAAGAAGAAAATGGAAAATTTCATCAGTGGTTAGAGGGAGAAGATCCATTAATTTAAAAGATTAGTGATTGATTAAAGCCTCTAAGCTAAATTGAAGATATTATTAAGGAGAAAGAAATCATGTTAGTAGAAGTTACATATGCTTGTAAAATGGGATGTACGCATTGTTTATCAGACTGCAAACCGGATGGAGAACATATGACACTGGAAGTATTTGAAGATGTATTAAAATTTATGATCAAAAATCAGATTCCAACGTGGAGTTTTTCAGGTGGAGAAATGTTTGAACATCCAGATATTTTGAAGATGCTGTCACTTATCGAATCATATTGGAAGACATTACCGATTAAGTATCCAATCACATTTGCAACAAATGGTCGTGAACTTGTTCGTAACAAAAAAATTTATCATGCAGTTTCAGAGTTCTTGAAACACTGTGGAAAACGATATGTTATGATCCAGGTGACAGATGATCCGAGATTTTATCCCGATCCATTAACAGATAATGAAAAATATTGGTTATCTAAGTTAGGAGTTATTATTGATACGGTGCCTTCGGATCAAAACAATAAATCTCACTGTTTGTATCCACAAGGACGTGCTTTGAAGAATTATTCCGATGAATATTGGAATACGATTGCACCTAAATGTATCAATTGCATTTTGATTACAAAGCAGAAACCAGAAGCAACATTGAAGGATTTGGTCAATATACTTTTATCTAATGGCAAGGTTTGTACACCAGTTATTGCACCAGATGGAAGTATTAAGATTGGTGAGTCGGCACTTTGTCCTAAAATTGCATCTATTTACGATTCTGTTCCGGAAATTATGGAAAAGATTCGTAATGCGAAATGTCGTGCATGTAAGATTCCATGGGAAAAATTAAAAGAAACAAATCCAATCGCATATTTATTATGTGAAAATTTTTGATAAGAAAGGAGGCTCACTCTACAGTGGGGCAAAAGAGGCTTAGATGATAAGTCTCTTTTGTTTACTTATAATGAGCAAAACGGAAATCGGAAAAAGAATAAGAAATATTAGGATTCTAAATGGTCTGTCTCAATCTGAGTTAGGTGAAAAGCTGGGATTGACAGCAGATCGAATTCAAAAATATGAAAATGGAGCAAGAAATCCAAAAGTCTCCATGATATTTCGGATAGCAAATGCTTTGGATGTTAATGCTGCTGCATTATATGATCCAACACCATGTGATGATTTAAGTACCATGTTTTTTTTCTTTGAAATGGAAGAAAAATATGGAATGACTATTAAAAAAATTGTAGATGATGATGGAAATGTTAAATATGCAGTTGTGGCGAATTCTGAAAATCGTATGTATGATTATTTATCTAAATGGCATGATGCTTATATATGTAAAAAAACTGAAAGTAAATTGGTAGATACGCAAGAAGAGAGGGAAAGAATTTTAGAAGATTATGCTAGATGGAAAAGTAAATTTCCAAAAAGTATAGAGAATTCTAAAGATTTAAAAGAGAATCAAAAGCAGAAATTGAAGAAGAAAATAGAAGAATTGCAATCTGAATATGAAAGATTACATTGAATGGCCGAGAATTCCCGCAGAGTATCTTAAAAAATAGCTTATTACGGACGCTGTTCTATAAAATCATACAAAAATTGAAAATATTAATTAAGGAGAAAATTATGAACAAAAAAATTAAAAAAATGGAAGATGTAGTAACAATTCCAATGACAAAATACGTTACAACAGATGGAAAAGAATTTGCAGATGATTATGATGCAAATATGCATCAAGCACATTTAGATTCAATGGCCGAGGCAAAGTTATGCTTTGAAAAATATGGAATTTATACCAGTGATCTAATGATTAAAAATCATAAAAATAATGATCAAATTATTAGCAATGATTATCTTCTTACTCGCGTCTTACATACAGATATATCAAGTAATGATGATTTGTATATCTTACAGGCAAAAGATGAGGAAGCTGAAAAAGAAATTCTGAAAACATTTCGTGATTACTTGAATACTGATGTTATGGATCGTCGTTTTTTTAATGTGGCAAATAATTATATATTTCCCCATACAATCATCTTTTGTAGAGATTCCATTTATGGAAATTATAATGCTTTGTGTGCAGAAAGGGAATTTGAGCTTATTGAAAAGGCTTTAAAATTTGGAAGACAAGTCTTAAATATGGCAGACAAAAAAGAAGATAATATCGTATCTGATGAAGCGAAAGAAAAAAATATGATTAATAAAAGAGAGTTGGCAGCAAGATTAAAACAGGGAGAATGTCTTGAAGAAATTTTTGATTTTACTGATGGTCAGGAATGTTTGATTTATAAAGGAGAATTTGAAGTATCCGATAATATTATTTATATTCCTGATATTTATCTTAATAAATTGAACCTTGGAGTCGTAGCGACAGGGGAAAATTTGAATGATATTTTGAAAAATTGCTATACAGGAAATGATTTCTTGAAGGAATGCAATGGATACAAAAACATTGCCAAAGCCTTATTTGATTTTGTTGATTGGCAGCATCCAAACATCCAAGATCTCACTGATTGTTATGATGAAGAAGAATTTTACAATGAATTTGGAATTCATTTTGATGATTTAGGTAATGATTAGCCATTGAGATGTAAAACAAAGTATTGAAGTTGAAAACAGAGAAATTTATATTATATAAGAAAGGAAGAATACTAATGAATCATAATCGTAATGCCCATTATTGGGAAAATAGAGACGAAAGAAAAGAAAGAGCTTATCTCCATACAAAAAATATGGCTTATGTTTTTTCAGATCATATTGAACAATGTGTTCGAAATACAAAATTATATGATGATACAAATACATTTGATGAATTAAATCCAGTATTGACAAGAGAAGTTTCCGTTGTTGATCTGGATACGGTGTCTGCAATATTTCGTTACAAAAAGAAAGAAAAAAGGACGGCAATTCTTAACTTTGCCAGCTATAAAAATGCCGGCGGAATGTTTTTACAAGGTAGCAGTGCTCAGGAAGAAAGTTTATGCCATGCATCGTTTTTATACAATGTATTATCTGAATTCAAAGACTATTACGCTTGGAATGATAAGCACAAGAATCGTGCATTATATGAAAATCGAGCATTGTATTCTCCTGATGTTGTATTTACAAATGATAGTGTAGGGACACTTTGTGATGTAATTACATGTGCTGCACCAAACAAATCGGCAGCACAGAAATATTGTCATGTATCAGATGAAGAAAACTATAATGCATTAGAGTCAAGAATTCGTTTTGTCTTACATATTGCAGAAAAAGAAAAAGTAGACACGCTTATTTTGGGTGCTTACGGAGCGGGAGTTTTTGGTCAGGATGCAACAGAAGTTGCACAGATTTTCAAAAGACTTTTGATTGAAGAATTTTGGACTTTTGAAAAAATCATCTTTGCGATCCCAGATTGCTCAAGGAATAAAAATTATAAGAAATTTTTGGATGTAATGTCCGATACGATTATGTAAGAATGGAAAACGCCTTATAAAAGGCCAAAATTATTTAAATAATGGAAAGGGAGTTGCACATTTTTGTGCAGCTCTTTTTTTGTTTTCTGAAAGCTTAAAATGTGTTATAATGTAATTAATTTATTAGATTCCAAAACAACAGGGATAGTTTGGACTTTTTTAAGGAATAAAGCTTTAGAGAAATTATGTATTACAATTCAATATTTTTGATATAGAAGCATAGATTAAGCAGACGAATGGTCTGTTTTTTTTATGCTTTTATTTATATATATACCTGTTAATAATCAGTCGATCAGAGAGGAGGTGACAATGATATGAGTAAAAAAAGAATACGAGTTATTGGTCTTTTTATTGCGGTATTAAGTCTTGCGGTGCTAAGTGGATGTGGATCTGCAAAGAAAAAACAAAAAGCAACTACTAAAACTACAGAAGTTGCATCAACCACGGAAAAGGAAAATATTTCAAAAAATAAAGATCAGCAGACAATAACATCGTCAGCTACGACAGAAGCTACAACCAAAGTGACGACAAGCACAACAACAAGCACAGCGAAAAAAACAACCAAAGCAACAACAGAAACACCAATTGCTACTAAAAAAGACGAACAAAAAGCTGCAGTTAAGGCGACGGTTACTTATAACGGATTTTCTGATACAAATAGTGTGGAAATGAAAATGTCTGATGGAAGTTATGAAGTGATGATCGTTGAAAAAGAGGATTTAATTAAGAAGTTAGAAGATTTAAATCCTGGAACAAAAGTAACAATTCGGTACAAAGCCAAAGCAGGACAAGCCAATAAGCAAATTATTGCGGTATTTTAAATAAGGAGGAAGTATAGGTTATGAAAAAAGGAACATGTAAACGATTCATGGCAATGGCAATGAGTCTGGTAACTGCCTTAGGAACAGGATTTGGAGGAGGGGTCAACATGGTTTATGCTGCAAATTCCTTCAAAGCTGGAGATACAGTACAAATCAAGTATCTGCATAACAATAAGACTTATAAAAAGAGTGCAGTGGATGCAAGATGGAATGATAAGATTCTAGGTACAAAAATGCCTGGATACATTGATGAGGATTCCAATGCAATGTATTCTGCTTACTGGATTTTTGGACAGGCGGAGGGTCCCAAAGTATTATATAAAAACAGTGGAGATACTTTTACATTAAGCAGATATAATACAACCATTAAAATGACAGTCGATAGTAAGACTGCTTATATCAATGGCAAAAAAACAACAATGTCTACAGCTCCACGAAAAGTATATAACTACGGCAACAAAACTAATTACATTATGGTGCCGGGATCATGGACAGCCAAAAATTTAGGCATTAGCTATAAATGGAATGCTACGAAACGTGCAGGCTGCATGAGAGCGGCCAGTCAGTCAGGTGGTTCTAATAATGCAACTACAGCTACAACGAAGCCTACAACAACGGCAGTGAAACCCACAACAACAACGGCAAAACCAACAGAAACTAAGCCGGAAGTTGTAAACAAAAAAGTAACAACATCCTATGATATGACAGCATCTGCGTATGCGAAAGAACAGAGCAAAGCTGTTCCTAAGTATAACAATCAAACGTTTGATGAAAATGCATATCAGAAAAAAATTACATCAACAGTAAATGATGAACAGTATATGAGAATTGATGTTTATCATAATGTAAATGAATCTGCATTTGCGAAAAAACTGGATGAGTTATTACAAAATAAAAATAACAGCGTGTTAAAAGGAAAAGCAAGTGCAATCATTGCAGCTGCTAAAAAAGAAAAGATTGATCCAGTGTACTTAGTATCCCAGACGATTAATGAATCTGCATACGGAACAAGTGCATTAAGTAAGAAAGCTATTACGAAGGTCATTACAGGCGATAGTGTAAAAAAAGATGCCAATGGAAATGTAACAGGATTCCAGAAAGTTAATGGAAAATATATTACAAAAACAATTCCGGAAACAACAGTATATAATCTGTATGGAATCAAGGCATATGACAGTGATCCGCAGCTTTGTGGTTCTTCCTATGCGTATTATATGGGATGGACAAGTGTAGACAAAGCATTAAATGGAGCTGCACAGTATGTTGCTGATAATTATATTCATAATACCGTTTATCAGCAGAATACACTATTCAAAATGAGATATAATCCGAAAAAGGATAATATCTGGCATCAGTATTCAACAAATCCTTCTTATGCAGAAGAAATTGCAGAACATATGAAAAATATGAAATCTGTATATGATGGATGTTCTAATACATTTACCTATGACAGACCAGCTTTTGTGAAAGAACCTGAAACAACGACTACAACAGCCAAACCCACAACGACAACTGCCAAACCAACGACTACAACTACCGCGACAAAGCCAACAACGACAAAATATACAGTTACGGGAACATTACCAAACGCTCGTGTAAAAGCTTCTAAGAGTAATTATAATTTAAGAATCAAGTTACCTAGCGGAGTGACAAGCTATTATCTTGAAGATAAGTATACTAGCCGTCAATTATTCATGTCTTGTGCAGGCAATTATGTAAGCCATTTTAATAATGCTTCAAACCGCTACGCAAAAAGCAGTATGTCAGGATTTACAGTCAAATATAATTCTACGAAAAAAAGAACATATGTCTATGTAAAAGCCTCTAGTTCTTATCGTGGATATGCTGTTTCTTTTGACAATGGATATGCTTACATCAAATGGGGAACACCAAAAACAATGTATAAAAATATCTTAGTTTTAGATGCCGGACATGGTGGTTCTGATTCTGGAGCAACAGGAAATAGATTAAGAGAAAAGGACCTTACATTAAGCATTGTTTTAGCAGCAAAGAAACAATTTGATAAGGATAAGAATTATGCAGTGTATTACACAAGAACCACTGATACTTATCCATCTTTGACAGATCGAAGTGATCTGGCAAACAACGTTGGAGCTGATTACTTCCTTAGTTGCCACATCAACTCTGCAGGAGCAACAGCAAAAGGTTCAGAGACGTTATACAATTCTCAAGGATATAAAGCATCCAATGGAGTTACATCCTATAAGTGGGCAGCTAATGTACATAACTTTACAAAGGCAGCAACAGGATTTACGAACAGAGGACTGGTAGATCGTACTGGATTAGCTGTATTACGTCATACAAAAACTGCATCTACTTTGACAGAGTTTGGATTTATCTCCAACAAATCCGAAGCTGCATCTATGAAAACTAATACAGACAAGTATGGAAAAGCTATGTATGACAGCGTTGTTAAAATGTTCAAGACAAACCCATCAAAACGATAATGATTTCTGCATGGTCAGAAATTAATTATAATTTTTTCAGGAAGGAGGAAAGTAATTATGACAAAAGAATTAAAAAGAATGTCATTTATGGCACTTGCAGTTATGATGCTTGCAGGCGGATTTCTTTTAGCATCTGGGAAAAGTCAGCATGTTATGCCTAAAAAAGCAGTAGCTGATATTACAGAAACAGTACCGGAAACAGGTACAGATGAAATTGTAGCTGGTGATGAAGAAGTTCCATTATAATCAATGACAAAATTGTTACTCAGATTAAGAAGCAGATATGTATTTTTATGTGTCTGCTTCTTTTTTTTTCAAATATATATGGTATAATATTAATGTATTTTTATTAGATTCCTCGTCCACAATAGGATAAATAGGACTTTTTTTAAGAATATACAACAACACAGAACATTTAACCATAAGGGTATAAGATTAGACAGACAATTTGTCTGCTTTTTTTATGCCCTTTTTTAATTTTTAGAAAGGATGGATTTATACCATGAAGAATTTAGAATTAAAACCAAGCGACATTTTAACAGTAGATGGAGAAGTTATGCAGATTGATACGATCACTTCACAGCTTGCTTCCATTGAAGATGTAGGAGGACAATATAAGGGTTCCATAATCATTAAGTTTTATGACAAAAATGGAGAATTCCATGACATTAACAGTGATGAAAACCGCATATTAATGTATACGGAAGATCTGGTAATGAGTACATGGAGAACCTTAGAGGTTAGCTACAAAGTACGAAAAAATATCAATGCATATTTCAAAAAAATGCTGCCGAACTATGAGTTAATCAGTGTTGCAAGACAAAGCAATCTTCCACAAGATGCTCATTTATATATGATTTCAGCGGTACAGAAAAAAACAGGGGAATATGCTGTCTGGACAAGCTGGAATGAAAAAATTCAAAATTTGAATTTTGGGCATTATTGTTTAAAACCTAAAACAGAAATTGTATTAGATATATTTGATAATGCTTTCTTTGACGGCTTTTCAGAGATTAAGAAGGCTGTTAAGGCAGAAAGTGAGGAAGAAAATGACTGATTTCAGTACAATGAGAACCATTTGCTTTACCGGACCAAGACCCAATAAACTGTATGGATACAAAAACAAGGAAAAATATCAGAAACTTGTAGATTGTATTCATGATTTCCTTCGAGGTTTTTGTAGAATAGAATCGGATGAAATCTTAACAGTTATTACAGGTGGAGCACAGGGAATCGATCAGCTTGCTTTTTGGGCAGCAAATTCATTAAAGAAGGAGTATTCCTTAAAAAATGAAGTGTATATTCCATTTGTTGGTCAGGAAGAACTCTGGAATGAAACAGGTCTGTTTGGCAAAAAAGAATATCGAAAGATGAAATCTATGTCAGATAAGATTGTAGATGTTTCCAAGATTCGAACATTGGATGTATCAACAAACGATGGAAAAATTAAAGCACTTTTAGAAAGGAATAAAGAAATGGTTGATAATAGTCAGATGATCGTTGGATTATATCCTTTGAATAAGGATTTTACAAAAGACAGAAATAGTGGAACTGCAAGCTGCTTACGTTATGCAAAAGGCAAAATTCCAATCTGTCTGATCGATCCGGAAAGTCATTTGATAGAGTTTCATCCGTGCAATGAGTAGAAGCAAGAAATTGCTTCTACTTTTTTATTATTAAAAGAAAGAAGGGAAAAACATGTATTATTTACATATTTATAACAGCGAAAAAGAAGAAGGCTCTATTGTGCTTCCATTTGAGGATATGCAGCCTATGATTAATTTCGTGGTTGATCAATATCAGAAAACGATAAAGCGTTTGAAAACTAACAATAAGAAATACCAGAAAATCACATCAACTTGGGATAAAAATAAGTATGATGAGACATTAGAAGAATCAATCAAAAACTTTGAATTTGAGATTTTTTGTTCTATGGAAATAACAATTTGCTATGAATTAACTCCAGAATATAATGAAGAAAAACATAGCGAAAAGACTAAAAGAACAGAAGTAATTCATTGGGAGATTATTAAGAACTATCCTTTAAAAGAAAAAGAAATAGTTAACTTAATGATGAATCCAGATTATGAATTTGAATGTAATATTTCAGAAGAAATGTTTTCTGAAGGAGTAATTCTTCCAGGAGCTGCGTATATATGGTTTGAAGATATTGGTGTAGAATTTGAATTCTGCATCGAAAATGGAGAAAACTACAGTGCAATTTACCGGATGGATATGAATAAAGCAGGTGACGATTTTGAAACAGATCATGATGAATTTTACCATTATGAAATTGATCCAACGGATCCTGAATGGAAAGCAAATCTTGAGATTGAAATGTGTAGAGTATTGATTTTATTACACGATTTGAAGTAAGAAAGAAAAGAGGAAAAAATTATGTATTATGTAATTGCAAAAAATAGCGAAAATAAAAAGACGTATGTGTCTACATTTAAAGAAAAAAGAGAAGCTGTTTCAAATATTGCTTTTCGATTCAAAAAGAAATTAAACAGTCTGAATTCAAGCAAGCATGATATTAAAAATGTCGAAACTTGTTGGGATTGTGATGAGATATATGAGGAATTGCTTGATCAGAATTATGATCAGCTCTCAGAATCAAAAAAAGTTAAGATCATGTATGATTTATTCAATTACGAGCAAGAAACTTATGCACGTCAAGATATTAGCTGGCAAATCATTTTTGCAAATCGTGGGCCTGATTCAGATTTATATGATTTTGTGTTGGATTCAAGATATAAATTTGAATGTAATATTCCAGAATCAAGACCATCAAATAATATAGTTCTTCCTAATGCAGCACGCATTTTGTTTGAAGACATTGGTGTAGAATATGATCTTCGCATCGAAAAAGGAGTAGATCGTAGTTGCATTTACAAGATCAAGAAAAATGAAAATGGAGACGGTTTTGAAAGAGATTGCAATATACATTGCTCTCACGATGTTCATTTTGAATATCCAGACTGGAAAGCGTATCTTGAATCAGTGATGTGTAAAACATTGATTGAAATGCATCATTTAAAGATTTCTTTCAATGAAAATGATGTGGAGGATATGTTCAGTAGAATTATCGGAATGAGATTTTCAACGATCGCTATGATTGAAAAATGGATTTTTGAAAAATTGCAGGTTACAAAAAAAAGTCTGCCAAATTTTGTGCTCCAGGAATCAGAGATTAACGATGAGATTTTATTCGGAAATGCTGATGTGGATTTTGTGCTTGATGGGACTTTTGGGAAAGGTGTTTTAAAAAAACAACATTATGATTTTTCCATCTCATATCTAAAAACAAACGATCATCAGATGTTTATTACTGATGCACATTGGAATTAATTTAGAAAGAGGACTGCGGTCCTCTTTTTTTGTTAGAAAGGAAGAAAAAGATTATGAGTAATTTAAAGAAAAAATTCACAGTTGATGAAGAGATTGTGTGGAAATTTGAAGATTTTGATAGTCAGGGAGAACAAAACGTAAAGTGCAGGATCGTAGAAGTGCATGAAGATTACTGTGTTGCACACACAGAAGGGAATCATAATGGCTACGATGACATGAGATTATGCATTGAAGCTTCCAATGAAGAAAATTTTTATCATATCTAAAATCTGAGAAAGGGGTCAATACTATGCAAAAAATAAATGATTTTGGAGAGAAAATTGGCGGAGCAAAAAAGGATCTTTGGAAAGAAAGAAATATGATCTTTGAAGATACAATTGAAATGACAGAAGCAGAAAAACGCAAATATGTAAAACGAGACAATATCTGGAAAAAGATCAATGCAGAAGAAATGTTAGAAAAAGGATATCCGAGATTAATCGTTTTCTGGCTGAAAGAAATGCGAGCTTGTATCTATCCTGACATGAAACGTACATACATTAGCATAAAAGAATACATCCAGGCAATCGAAAAGATTCGAGATATTGTTATGAAGGTTAAAACCGAAGATGATATCAATCTTGCATGGAAAAAGATTCTTTGCGAAGAAGGAGTGCTTTATAAAACAGGACCATGTCGTTATAGCTATGCTGTACCATACTATGGTATTGCTAACGGGAACAAATTTCTAAAGCTTCATGAGATAGACGCTCTCGATAGGCTAAAGATGAAGATGGAAAAAACGGGATTTGGCTTATCAAAAACGGAATTCTTATCAAAGAAATACGATATTGTAGAATTTGACGAGGAAACTGTAAAGGTTGAACATGAGCGTTTCGGAATTCAAAAAGGAAAACCTTGCATTGCATGGAAAATATCAGGAAAGACATATCCTTTCTATTCAAGAAGTGAAGAGATTAATCTGGAAGAGATCAAAAAAGGGCAGTATTTATTATTATGTAAAGAAAGTCGTGATGTTCTTTTTTATGGAAGTAAACCAGAAGTTATTTTATTCAAGGATACATTGATTGATTTATTAATTGCAGGAGAAAAAAGAAAAACAAAACGCAAAGGTAAGAAAAAATTAGTTCCAAAACAGCTGGAAAATATAGAACGAAAAGGAAAAGATTATCGTCATGGTCATAATATTGTGGGAGACGATTTCTTGAATGCATTTAAGATTCGCGGCGGTGAGTTTGGAAATTATACAAATGACAAAGACCGTCAAGCTAACTTAAATATGGCATATGAAGCATTTTGTGATTTAGCTGATGCTTTAGAAATATCTCGGGAAGATATCGGACTGGTAGGTTTGGAAACAGGAGCATTAGGAATCGCTTTTGGTGCGAGAGGTCATGGAAATGCTTTGGCTCATTATGAACCAGGGAGAGAAGTTATCAATCTTACAAAACTGCGTGGAGCAGGATCATTAGCACACGAATGGGGTCACGCTTTCGATGATTTTTTGGGGAAAATTGTAGATTCGCATATTGTTGGTCACTATGCAACCAATATGCTTAGAATTGATGCGATTCCAGAATCGTTTAAAACGCTGATCCATAGATTGATCAGAAATGAAGATAATACTTTCACAGAGTTTTATATGAATGCTGAAAAAATCGATCAGGGAGCAACAAAGACAGAAAATGGATACTGGAAAAGCAAAGTTGAATTATTTGCTCGTGCATTTGCGTGTTATGTAAAAGATAAACTCAGAGAATCAGGAAAAAGAAATGATTATTTGTGTGGACATGCAGATCTAGTGAATTATGAATCAGAAGAAGGGTTGATTGCAGCTTATCCAACGGGTGAAGAAAGGAAGAGATTTTTTGTTTTGTTTAATCAGTTATTTGTTGAATTAAAACAGCTGGGATATCTTCACGAACCTATTGACGATTATGAGTTTAATAATAATAGTCATAGTCAATTCAAGGATCTGGCTTCTGAAAACAATATTAATCTTGACAATGCAACACAGTTAACATTTGCTGATTTTGGAATTTAAGAAAATTTATAGTACAAAAAACAGACAGAAATTGCTGTTTGTTTTTTGTACCATCAATATTGAATAAAAGGAGTTTATAATGGCAGGAAGAAAACCTATTGATGATGATAGAAAAAGGAAAGCAGTTACAATGAATGTATCTAACAAAGATTTAAAAATATTAGATAATTTTATTCGTAAAAATGGATTAAGCAGTCGTTCATATTTTTTGTACCGAGTGGTATATGGATATATTAATGGGAACTATGTTAAAAAATCAAATGACATTGTGATTCCTAATGAGTACGATTATATGCAGCAAGAATTTTGCAAAAAATCATTGAAGGATAAAGAATTTTTAGATAAGCATATTGAAATTGAAAGAATTTTAAATACTTTGAATGTAGAAGATTTAATAATTTTACATTCAATTTTTTTAGACAAAGGAAAAAAAGAAAGATTGATATCCATGATTAGAGATTCCAGAAGTCTTTATCCAGAGGTGGAATAATGGCACAACATACAAACTGGGATAAATGGATGTCAGAGAATTTGAGATATGCCCTGGAAAATAACAAAAATGGTAAAAAACTAATTTACACATATTCAGAATATTATATCAATCATTACAAAAATAATGGTTACATTGATATAGTTGGAAAAGAACGATATGATTCAGAATTAAATGAAGATGTTATTATTGAAATTAAAGGTTCACTATCAGATTTAAATAGTGGACATGGACAACATTTTATCGGTTATTTTAACTTTTTTGCTACCAATCGAGAATTTTTAGATAAAATGATTATTTATTATCGAAATAATTATATTAATTCTGGAGTAGGTATTTTGGTAGTAGAAAATGATGGTAGAGTCAATACGATCATACCGGCTAAACATAATAACTTTAATTATTTTGTAGAAAGTAACTTTGATAAGTTTTCTACGGACGATGAAGTTGAAGAGTTTTTTACCGATATAGAAATTCCAAAACAAGAATATATGGATAAGCATAAGCCATATTATAGAAATAGAAAGGAGACATTATGTCAGAAAGTGAAAGAACAAAACGTATGAAATATTTTTTAAAACAGAAATTTAATAGAAATGATTCTGATTATAAATTGCAACTACAAGAAGAAGTATCATGCGGTGAATATCATAGAAATAGATGTGATTTGGCAGGAATAGAATATGTAAATGGGAAAATTCATAATTCTATAGGTATTGAGATAAAACAGCAATTAGGTGATTTTAAATCTGGTTGTGGTATGAATTTTTGTTTTGATGTTAATTATCTTTGTGTACCTTCAGAATTTGTTGGATTCACATTTCAATATTTATACGAACAAAATTTAGATAATGTTGGAATTATTGAATATCGTAATAAACCTACATATTATAAAGAAGATCTTATGCTTTTAAAAATACCACGTTATAACACAGGAAATGGAGCTAAAGATAGATCAGATTGTATTATGGAAAAGAATATTTATAATGCATTAATTGTGACACCTAGAAGTGCATATAGCATTAATAGTATCTAACAGTTTAGATCAATATTAAAACTAAAAAATTGAATAACATAAAGTAGTATGTGATTCAAACATTGACATGAAAAGACTGAAATGATATTCTGGTAATAGAAAAGGTATTACCGATATAATGGTTACCTGATATATTTACGATTTAAAATGATCGCTCAATTTTCCAGGTTGGGGCGATTGCAGAAAAGAAGTGGTTAAGCAGAAATTGTTTAACTGCTTCTTTTTCTTATATAAATTTTATGTTATAATAAATATGTATTTTTATTAGATTCACAGACCGATATAACTGTGACTTTTTTTAGAAAACACAAAAATAGAAATTTTATAAACCAAATGGTGTAAATTGAGTAGATATAAAATATCTGCTTATTTTTATGCCATTTTTTATTTTTAGGAGGGAAAATAATGAAAATAATGAACTATGAAGAATTCAAATTGGAATTAGAAAAAGAATTGCCAAAAGCATCAAAAAATGAGTTAGCAGGACTAGAGATAAGTTTTTCTAAGCTAGTACGTACAAACAGAATGATGGATGGGATCAAAATTACTCGAAAAGGAGAAGATAGAGGAATTGCGATCAATATACAGCAATTGTATGAGATTTATCTTCCATATTATGATTTTCCATATACATTGGATACAATTATTAAGCAGGTAAAAGCGTATTTTCTTCATGAAGATCGAAGAGAAAAAGAAGAAAAACTCTCAAAAGAAACAGCTAAAGTATTTATTCAATTAGTAAATATGGAAGAGTCAAAAGAAATGCTTCAACATGTTCCACATCGGCAATTTCTTGATCTTGCAATAATATATCGTATAGTACGCGAAGAAACAGATCAGGGATTTGAAACAGGGATTGTTAATAACGAACTTATGGAAGCCCTTGATTGGAGTGAAAAGGATTTGTATCTAAAGGCAATGAGTCAACATATTATGAAAACAAAAATTACGTTGCTTGATGATGTTACTTGTGAACTGCTACTTAAAGCAGGAGCACCAAGAGAGTTTGTAGATATTATGTATCCACCAGAAGCAGAGTCTCATCCTGTGTATATGCTTACGAATGAAAATATGCTTTTTGGAGCAAATGAAATTCTCTATACGGAAAATCTATGGAAACTTTCAAATAAACTCCATTCAGATCTTTATATTATTCCGTCATCTATACATGAATGCATCGTGTTACCCGACGATTGTTCCATTCATGATGTAAAAGAAATGTTAGGTGCAGCTAATGATATTATAGTTTCAGAGAGCAATCAACTAAGCTATAACATTTATCATTATGAGCGAAAAACCGGAAATATCAAAATTGTAGAAAAGGAGAATAGATAATGATAAAAGAAAGATATAAAAAATATGCAGCTATTATTCAGCGTGCAAAAGAAGAGGGCCTTCATGTTAACGATAAACTTTCAGTATTAATGGATATTGAAAGTGCAGATCGCAAATTTAACATCAGATTAGATGAATGGCTTCAAGCAGATTTATTTAATTTTACACATGATTTTTATGGAATTATCGATCATATTGCACGAGATCAGTTTCCAGCAACGAATTTTGAAGGATTTATCCCTAGATTTGCATCTAAAAAATAGAAACTCAAGAGAAATTATTGAATGAAAGATTATTAAAAACAAAGGGCAGACATAAATACGTCTGTCTTTTGTGCATTTTATAAGGAGGACAGATTTATGAGAATTAAAGAATACAGAACAGAATTGGATAAGGATAAGAAGAATGTTTTGTGTGAGATAGGTTATTACGATGTTACAGAAGATATATTTGATAAGCCTGAAAAAATTGCTCGTTTTGCAATAAACCAGCTACATCTCGACCGACGTGCAGAAGAATATGTTTATGTCGTTGGGCTTACTACAAAAACACAAGCACTTGGTGTCTTTGAAATTTCACATGGAGCCGTTTCTGCATCCATATGCAATCCTAGAGAAATTTTTATCCGATTATTATTATGTGGAGCTAGTACTTTTGTAATGATACATAATCATCCGTCCGGAGATACGAATCCATCAAAAGCAGATCGTATGGTTGCACAAAAATTAAAAGAAGCGGGAGATTTACTGGGAATTACCATGATAGATAGTATTATTATTGGAGATCATTATCATCTTAGTATGAAAGAGAATTCAAACGCCAAATTACTGAATCGTATGAGTATTTAAAGAGAAAGAGAGAAAAATAATGAGCAATTGGATAAGTCATAAGGCACAATATTTCAAAAAGAATGGAGACATTGATCGAAAAAAAGAATGTACGTGTTTTTTGTTAGATACAATCAACAGTGATCTTTATGAAGTTGTACATGCTGCCTTTTATTGCAACGTGTATTATGCTGCAGTTGTACAAACAAAAATATTCAATGACCAGGAGTATAAAGAGATTCCAAAGGAAGAGCAGGAAATTACAGCTATGGTCATTGATACAAAAACAGAAAAGAAAGAATTTATTTATCTGAATCTTGAAAAAGAGTCTGATATGCCAATCCGCAGAGAATGTCCCAAAATTATTCTTAATCTGTTGTCTGATACGGATGATGAAAATTCGCAGGAATGGAGAAAACAGTGTCATAAAAGCTTACAGATTAAGAGAAAGTTATTAAAACTTGATGGACTGCCGGAAGGTACTAGAATTCAATTCCCTTCACTTCTTTCATTTTCAAACGGTGTAGAAAAAGGTGATTCCATTATTCTACTAAAAAGTAATCGTAAGTGGATATGGGAGAAGTATCAGTATCGATTTATGAAAAGTTACATTAATCCAGATTATACAATTTTACAGAAAGAGGAAATAAAATGAGGAAAACAGAAATTATATTTAAAAGAAATACTAACTTTATGTTGCATGGTTATGTTTGGAAACCTGAATGTAAACCGGTTGGAGTAATACAGGTAATCCATGGAATGACAGAATATATTGGCAGGTATGAAGAATTTGCAGCACATTTTACCGATTTAGGGTATGTTGTGTGTGGATTTGACTTAGAAAGTCATGGAAAATCTATCCCTATTCATCATAAGGACAGTGGATTATATATCCCTATTCATCATAAGGACAGTGGATTATATATTCATTGTTGGGATGATCTTATCGCGGATGTTGAGATGATTAGAATCAAAATACGTCGTCAATATCCAGAAATTCCATACGTTATGTTGGGATTTTCACTTGGATCTTTTGTTTTACGATCACATCAATGCATATATCCCAAAACAGCGGATAAGCTGATTTACATTGGAACCGGGCAGCCTAAAATGAATGAGTTAAAATTTGCTCACTGGATTGTAAAAACATTATGTAAAAAGGATAATAAACCATCAAAATTAGTAAAAAAACTGGCTTTTGATAATTATAATCGGAAATTCAAACATTCTAAGAATGGCATTGATTGGTTATTAAAAGATGAAAAAGCTCAGGAAGATTATCTGTCAGATAAAAGAGTTGTTATGGATATGACACCAAGATTTTTCCTTCAATTCTTAAATGGCATGATGAAGATTCAGAGCAATGAATACTGGTTGTATTACAAGAATGATGTTTTATTTATTGCCGGAGAGGAAGATCCAGTATCCTGCGGTTTATCAGAAGTATTAAAGAGATACAGAAGAGCCGGGGCAAGAATAACAAAAAAAATTATAAGTGGATACCGACACGATGTTTTACATGATTCATGTAAAGAGAAGGTATTTCAGTGTATTGAAAAATTTTTATAGTTGTAAGAGAAAGGAGTAAGATTAGAAAAGGTAATATCATATGTAGATATTATCATTCTAATCAGTAATTATTATGAAAGAATTTATTGATAAATTTGCCGAAAAGGTAATGACAACAAAAGAAAGCTTTGATGTTAAAAGAGATAATGGAAAGGCAGTAACTTTTGTACAAAGACAATGTGGAGATGCAAGATACATTTACTGTTTTCTTGGAGCAAAATATTATCAGGTTGATGAAAAACCAGATTTTTGTGCAGTTGTGAAAGATGATCAAATCTACATTATTGAGGAACAGATATTCTTTAGAAATGATACTGTCAAAATGTGGCCAGATAATGTCATGCATATCGATGAATATGTAAATGAACTTAATCGTAAAGTTGGTGAAGAATTCAAGAGATTTTATGATAATCTGCCAGTAAAAGATTTTGCTGAAAGTGCTGTTCAAAATATGATTAATGATATTCGCAGAGATTTTCTGCTGCCATCCAAAGTCAAACGAGAAAATATTCGTTATGACAGAAGACCTAGCTGTAATGTTAAGATCGACAAAGAAAAGGCAATTGAATATCTTTGTGGAGTTATTGATTATAAAAAATACACGGAAAAAGAATTTGAATCCGTGAGAAATACTTTAATGATCAGTAAGTCGAAAAGATGTAAAATGCAACAGCTTTTAGAACAAGGGAATATCGTAACAGAAGATGAATCTAAGTTAGCTTTAAAACTTCGTTCATTGAAAAGATCTGGACAAAAGATTGTAGAAGTACAATTTACTGATTCACAAGACCATCTTAGGGGATCAGCAAGAGTAAAGATCGAGGATTTATTATATGCATTAGTTGAAAGAGAAGCATTACTGCCTTCTTATTGCGACAGGCATGATTCTGGTACATGTGATTTCCTTGAACGATTAGAAAAATTTGGGCAGGAAAATAATGTCAAGTTGTATGATATTATGACATTTGATAACATTACAAAGATCAAGTCATTATTAGACGAGGCGATATTATACAAAAAATAACATAAGGGAGTAGTTGAGCGAAAATTCGTTCAGCTGCTTCTTTTTTTTATGATAATTATATGGTATAATACATATGTATTTTTATTAGATTCCAAAATTCCAGAGGTGGAATAGGACTTTTTTTAGATACATGAAAAACAGAAAATTAATAACCAACAAGGGTACAAATTAAAACAGACGTTAGGTCTGCTTTTTTTGTGCCTTTTTTTATTTTAAGTTAAGAAAGGAGAAGATTAAAAAAATGTTCAAAACAAATTGTAAATGCCCAAGATGTGGAGGAATTCTTTATACACAAACAGAGTATGGAGATTATTCTTACCAATGTCAAAATTGTGATGAAGATTTTTATGATTTTGAAGTAACTGATACTGAGGAATCAGAAGACACTCATAATGTTTTTGTGCCTGCAGAATGTATGGCAGCAGAATATCCGATAGAAGATCAATGCTATATAATTCCAATTCAGGAGTTCAGGGCATTAGAGAAAGTTGAATTAATTACGGAATAAGAAAGGAGACAAATTGAAATGTCGCAGACATTAAATGTATTAAGTATTGATTTTGATTATTTTCAAAAAGTATCAAAAGATGTGCTTATGAATTGTTATCCAGATGGACTCGATCTATCCACTGAGTTATCAATCTTTACCTGGTCTGGATATTATAATAATCCAAACTCAGCAAAAGAACTTCAAACAGTAGGGATACTGGAAGATGAACTGAATCATTTAAAGAAATTGCTATTATCTGATCGTATATCTGACGATGCAGAAGTAATGGTTACAAACAGTCATGTATTTATCTATGAGCTTATTCATAACTGTATGGAGAAAAATGATCATTATAAAGATATTCGCTGCATTAATATAGATCTACACCATGATTTCGTTAATGGTTTAGAGGATGTTGATTGTGGAAATTGGATTTCCCATTTATGCATGGATTATGGAAAGCATTTTAAATTTAATTGGGTTGTCAATCCGATATCCAGAGAGATGTTTAATTTAAAGGAAGAAATTTTCGATAAAAAACTATTAAAATCATTGACAGACATTAAAATTAAAGATTTTGATGTCATTTTTTTATGCCGTAGTGACAATTTTTTTGCACCACATCTGGATCCATACTTTGATGAAATTGTTAGATTAATTGAAAGTCGGTTCCACGATATACGAATTGAGAAAAGTGTCAATAAGGTTCGTGATTATCGGAAATATGATAGCATATATGAAAAATTAAAAAGAAAGGAAGCAGTAAGTATATGAGTCAGACAGAAATTACCAAATGCGAAAAGATGGATAGAGAAACATTTTACCAGTATATCCTGGATAATTTCACATTATCTGGCGGAGAACAAAGAATAGTTGATACAATTCTGCAATTTATTGAGAGTCATTATAATGATTACGATAAGCAGCAGGAAATTTTAAGAGAACTTTTATGTGACATTGATTTGACCGAAGAAGAGTTAAAAAATGTTTGTTTGTAAGAAAGAAAACAATATTAAAAAAATAGAAGGAGAAAAAATTATGTTAATTAATAAAATTTGCCCAATGTGTAAAAAAAATGCTTTTTTAAGAATCAATTCAGATCAGAAAAAAGAATTCAAAAGTTATGCTTGTTATGGTGGATTAATCCAAGAAAAACTAAAATCATTCAATGATTTTGAGAGAGAATTTGTAAAAACAGGTTATTGCCCGGAATGTCAGAATGGTCTTTTTATGAAAGAACTTTCCAGAGGCGAGAATCATTTCTTTACACAAAATGATATTCGGGATGATGTTGTTGAAAAATTTATCAATGATATCGCAGAAGTATATGTTGATGAAAATAGAGTTCTGGATTGCAGAAAAGCAATTTTATCACCGATTGCAGAAAAGCTTTCAGTTAATGAAAAATTATTGTATCTATACGAATTTGATCTGGAAAATGAATTTGAAGTAGATTTAGATACAGGAAAAGTAACAGAAATTAAATAAATGGAGAAAAATCATGAGTTATGTATTAACAAAAAAAGGAGAACAGAGAATCAGAGAGTTTATTAAGAAATGTGAAGAAAAACGTGAACTAATCTTAGAAAATGGGATTGACACTGCAAATGTGGAGATTGTGAATGAGGGAGATATTAATATTGATCTCTTTTTCAATAATTCTCCATCTAAAGGTGAAAATTTTCAGCATGCTTATCCTGTAACAGATCATTTTGCTCAAGATCTTGTTTTAGAATATGAAGTTGATTTCTTTGATTCAGAAAAAGAAGAGTATGCAAATTCAATTCTCAATGTTGTTGAGGAATTCCTTAATGAAAAAGAATGTGAGATTCCATGGCAGCAGAGTGATGGGGATTGCAAAGTAAAGAAGCAGGAGTTAATCAAAAGACTTCGCAAGTTTTTATAACAGAAGAATGGTTGACGAGAGGAAACAGAAATGTTTCCTCTTTTATTATCGAATCCTTGCAGAAAACCTCGGTCAATTTTAGTTGTCCGAGGATGAATGCGTCAGGACGGAACCCTATTTTAAATTTTAGTCAAGTATAAAGAAAGGAGGAATAGTACGATGCGTACCTGGAGAATGACGTTCAACCCCAAAAAACAAAAAGATTCTGTATTCTGTCAGTATTTCCTGACAAACACCACAGATGCCAGACGTATGTATAATACTGCGAACTTCTATATCCGAAATACGATGACAGGAATTAAAAAGTCACCGGAACTGCGGACTCCGAATGAAGTTGAGGTGTTGCATGACGTCTTTACGGGGATCCAGAAAGCGAACAAGGCAAAAGATTCAAAGTATCAGAAAGATCTGGAAAAGTATAACAAAGGACTCCTGGATAAACATCCGAAGAGACCAAAACACTTTCCATATCCAACAACAAAGGAATGGTTTCTGACTTACAACGTACTGGATGCTGTCTTTAAATATACGAACAATGAAGTATATTACAGCATGAACAGCCAGCTCAACCAGAATGCCATCCGGAAAATCGCAGTGGCATGGAAGGGATATTTCAAAATATTGAAAGACTATCAAAAGAATCCTTCAAAGTATAAAGAAAGGCCAAACATGCCTGGATATCTTAGAAATTCTCAGTATGTGGCATGGTTTTCCAATCAGACTGCAAAGTATTCTGTGGAAAAGGATGGAAGAGCATACCTTCGTTTTACCAAAAACAAGGACCTTTTTTGTATCGGAAAAGCTTCCTTGTATATAGGTCTCCGATATGTAAAGACGGAGATCAAGCCGCAGCATGGTTGTTATCTGATTCTTGTGACATTTGATGATGGAATAGAACTTCCAAAAGTTCCAGAAAAGCCGAAACGTGTCATTGGCATTGATCCCGGTGTTGATAATCTTGCAGCGGTCGTGAACAACTTTGGTGTTCATCCGTTTCTGATCAAGGGTGGTGCAGTCAAGGCAGCGAATCAGCGGTTTAATAAAAAACGGGCTTCGCTTTTTTCTGCGGTAACTACAGGATCAGACAGTCGGCATTCGGTCAAGAACAGTCATTCCTTATCTGCGTTAAGCCGAAAACGGGATGATCTTTTAAGAGATATCTTTTACAGAGCTGCATGGTATATCTGCCGGTTTGCCGTTAGACATCAGGTCGATGTGATCGTGATCGGTCATAACAAGGACCAGAAACAGGAGATCAATCTTGGAAAGCAGAACAATCAGAGTTTCGTTTCCATTCCGTTTGTACGGTTCGAACAGATCTTAACGAACACCGCTGCAAAATGTGGGATACCCGTTGTTGTTCAGGAAGAGAGTTATACATCCAAAGCCAGTGTTCTGGATGGAGATGTTATCCCAACCTATGGCATTGATGATGATCACGTCCATTTTTCCGGAAAGAGAGTCAAACGTGGACTGTATCGATCTGCGGACGGGACTTTCCTTAATGCAGATGTGAACGGTGCAGCCAATGTGATCCGTAAAAAATATCCGGATGCGTTTGATGGACAGGACTTAAAGTATCTATGGGAAACAACAGATGTTGTGAAGTTTACGGATCTGTATCCGGGAGCAAAGAGTACCTGTCAGGAACACTATAATGGGAAACGACATGAATCAAGTCCTGCCAGTAAGGCAATCCATCGTTACAGAAAAGATACCAGGTTGAAATATCGGATACTGTTTGGAAAGTCAAAATATGTTCATACTTCTGCGAAGAAGTCTGCATAAATGAAAGTAACTCCCATAACAGGGAATAGAGGGAAACGTGTATTTCCATCGAGGTGTAACTTGCCTCGTAAAGAAGCCGCGGCCAACTTTAGTTGTCCGTCGGTGTATCACAACTGTACAGTATATAGGAAGGAGCAATTTATGAATGAACATGAATTTGAATTAACCGAAGAAGGAAAAAGAGAAGTTCAATCTTTTATTACCGAATGTAAGACGAAAAGAAATGAAGTTTTAGATAATGCAGGAGATACCATTAAGCATACTACTATTCCAACACAGAAAGAGATTCTTAATGATCTCAATTCACAAGAAGATGTTGATGAATGTTGGGGTGTTACTGATAACTATGGGATGAAAATCTTTTTGGAGTATGGTATCCATTTTATTTGATAAAAATTTATAAACAAGTATATTTAGAAAGGGAAAAACTATGAGTAAAATAGAAGTAATTAATTTTGAGGAAAAAGTGAGAAAAATGAAAAGATCATCCAAAGTCAATGGTTTTTCAGGCATGATAAAAATGCTTCGACACAGTGTGGATGTATTTGAGTTTGTTGGGGAAGATGTAGAAGAACGTTTACAGAAGTATTCTAATCTGGTCGGAAAAGACAGTAAGGATTTCATGTTAAATCCGACGGATATGAAAGATTCTTGGAATTCTCTTTCATGCGGGAATCCAGCTATATTTAATTTTATGTCAAAAGAGGTCAACAAAGAAAAATATCATCTGCGAATCTGTTATAATCCGGTAGCAGAATCCGTAACAACCTCTTTTTCAAAATTGTCCAACGGACTTCCTGTTGCCCAATATGACTCAGAAAATAATATCTGGATTTCACATACAGGTCCAGAAATTTCAGAGAAATTTGCAAAGATTCTGGATTCTGGCTCTCCAGAAGCAGATATTTTGGAATTCTTACTTGAATATCATAATCCTACAGAGAAGGATTATCAGAGAATCAAGCAGAAATATCAGAAATTGTTTTCTTTGTACAATAAGACAAATTGTTACATGGAACCAGTTTTCATTATTCCAAAATTTGCAAAAAAAGAGGACGATGTGATACTATATCTTGTTCCAAGAGATATGTTCCGTCACGGATTTTGTGTTGGAATGGAAAAGAATCAACTGGTATTAATGCAGGAATTGCATATGGATGAGCTTATGCTCAATGGATATTTTTATGATGTGAATGACAATTATCGAAAGATTGTTGGAAGAACAGATAATGTTAATACAATGCGAAACAGTCTGTATCGTCTGGCAAATCGCTATACAGATGATGATATTTTTACGATTCCTGTTTCTTTAAATCGATACGTTGAATCAAATAATGTAAAATCATTGGTAAAACGTGCTTCGAGAAAAGGTGCGGAACTAAACGATGTTGAGAAGAAAAATCTGAATAGCTTTTGTTCTTTTATTAAGAAAAATATTGATATTAGTTACTAATCTGTACATACTAGAGCAAGTACAAAAGCATTATAAATTCATGGATGAAGGCAGTGATTTTATGAAATAATATATTTTTAAGCACAATTTTATGTTGCTTTATTATAGAACTTATGCTATAATACTAATGTATTATTTTTATTAGATTTGCGAAGCTAAGAGGCGAAGTGTAACTTTTTTTTAAGAATCATATATTTAAATAGAACTTTCAACCAATGGGTATAAATTAGACAGACATTAAGTCTGTTTTTTTTGTACCCATTTTTTTATTTAAAGGAGGATTTTGACTATGAAAAATTTCATGGAACAAAATTTAGAAACTGTTGATAAGCATAAAATGACAATTGACGAATTGTTATTTTTGCAAAATCTACAGGAGGATCTACAGAAAGCAGAAATTACTTGTAATGGTAATGATGCAATCGCTACTTACTATGTTCTTAAAGAACAGGTAAGAAAATACATAGATCCATTCTTTGGTAACATAGAACATCAGCCAAACGGCTTTGAATTTCGTATTCAGGGTTCAGATAACGACAGAATCATTGATAATTTCAATGAACTGTACGAATATCTGAAACAGGAAATTCAAAACAGCAAATATGCTGATAGCTGCAAAGGACTTTTCCTTAATACCAGTGATTGCCCATATTTGTGTAAAATTACAATGATTGATTCTTATGGTAATCATATAAATTTTGCCAAAATGTTATCATGGTATGAAATTATTGCTAAGGATAAGTTTGACTTTAAAGCATTCTATTGTGCTGATTATTTGTTGCATAAGGAGATCTTTTTAACAGAAAAAGATGCTCAGGATTATGTATCAACAAATCTTCGTTCCAAGAAAAACTTCATGCAAATTGATAAGGTTCAGAGACCTATCAGTAGCAGAATGGTAAAATTATTTAATATTTTATCATCTGTTGATTTTGCAGCATTAGCATCTTTACATTAATATGTATTGATGTTTAGAAGAATGATCTGATATTTGTAACAAATTACAAGTATCTCATTTCCTTTAAAATAACGGTGAAGTTTCTAGAGCTTCACCGTTATTTTTTTTGCAAAAATTTATAGTAAAAATAAAATTATTATAATACTAGGAGCAAGGAGAAAATTATGTTATAATAAAAATGTATTTTTATTAGACTCCAAAATTCCAGAGGTGGAATAGGACTTTTTTTAGATATACAAAAACAGAAAATTAACAACCAACATAGGCACAAATTAAAACAGACGTTATGTCTGCTTTTTTTGTGCCTTTTTTTATTTAAGGAAGGAGAAAAATTATCAAAAAAGAAATGAAACAGTAGTAGTGGGCGGAGAAATCGATATCCCCTACGGATATGAGGTCAAATACAGTCGGTATTTCCGACATGTCGGACTCCGTAAAATTACCGACCGTGGATTGAAATAATTATATCTGAAACAAAAAGAACATTATAACGCATATATACAGACGATTTTATCGTCTGTTTTTTTATGCCCATTTTGCAGAAGGGAGAATTTATATCATGCAAAACAAAAACACAAAAGAAACAAAGAAAATCGATTTACATCCAAAAAAGTGTAATATCTGCGGAGGATTGGTTATCTACACAAACAACAACCTTATTTACGGGAAATCGTATGGAAGCGGGAAATGTTATTTGTGTACGCAGTGTGGAAGTTACGTTGGAACACATGAGCCAAGACCAACTGAAGCACTAGGATTGTTAGCAGACAGTCAGATGAGAACATTAAAAAAGAAATGCCATAGTATTTTCGACGAATTCTGGAATTGTGGTTCCAATGGAAAACAAAGAAGATATCTGAGAAATATGGCATATAAGAGACTAGCTACAATGATGAGGATTCCATTGGAAGAATGTCATTTTGGATACTTTGATTTGTTACAGTTAAAAAAAGCTTATAACTGCTGCCAGGTATTAAAGAAAAGATCAGAGACTTATACATGGGAACATACAGATGTCACGAAAAAGTGGCTAGAAGCAAAAGCTGCCGGAGACAAAGAAATTCACGATCATATTGGTAGTGTAAGAATTGGAACTCTTTGCTTTGATCTGATCGAAAGAAAAGGAAAAAGAGATAAAAATTATCTCTATGCAGATCTTTATGTTGGCGGAATTGATACAGGATATGGTTATGGAAAAGACGATTATCCATATACCTATGTTGATTGGATTTCCAGACAGTGGCCCGTTGATAAATTACCGAAAGATTACAAATCATTCAAAAAGGAAATTGAGGAAAAATTAACCATGTTAATTAAGCACGCAAGATCAATTACTTTAAAACGAAAACAGTATTCTTTACAGGAAAAAATTTTAGATGATGTGAAGATATGGTAGTTAATAATATTACAAAAGGAGAAAATTAAAATGGTAAATTTGATGTTAGATTTATTTGTTAATCATATTGTTGAGGATTATCCGGCAATTGATTACATTGCAATCAAAACAAAGAAAGGGGAAGAAATTTCTCTTAATTGGGAAGAAAGCGAATATTCTTGGAATGATGATCAATCGTCAAAAGATGTTCATGCAGAGTTAAGGAATGTCTATTTTGATGCAGAGGAAGAAGGACATACAATTTCTGATTCTGTAAAGAGAGAGTCCTTAAAAGGTGCAGAAATTGAAGAAATTCAAATATTTATTGAAAATTTTTCTGGTAGAAAAGAAGATGTGGGATTTTGGTTACAACAGATGGTATTTCATTTTTCAGATACAGATGAATATTATCATTTACCAATCACTCATGATTACAAGCTGATTTTAGAATAATATTAAAAGGAGATAAAATAATGAAGAAAGAAAAAAGACAAAAAATGTGCTTAGAGATCATTGATCAATTTGAACAGCTTTTGGAAGAAAAGGATATTTCTATTCCATGTGAGGATTCCGCAGAAGAAAAAGAAAGACATGACGGCGGTAATAATGCAAGAATTTACGGTGCTGAATACTGGCGTTTAGAAGATGGAATTCATAAGATTTTGGAACAGGAAGATTCTGATAACACAAAATAAGAAAGAAGGGTATTTATGAATATCAAAAACAGTAATATTTTACGTTCCTGGAATATGGAACGGATCGAATATCAGAGAAGATATTCTAAATTACATAAGGATAGTGTCAAAAATCCAGAGGATCGATATATTTTAGGGCAGATTCATGAACTGAAATATATCTTAGTTTCATTTTTTGGACTTACAGAAGATGAATTAGAAGAAATACAGAAGGATGGATTTGCTGTTAGAGATATTGAGCATCCAGACAAACTAATATAAGTCGATATTTCATCATTAGTTAAGTTTAATGGACATAAGGAGAAGAGTGCATGGTATGATCACACATATCATGCACTTAAAATTATTATGATTAAATATTATAGAAACAATTTTATTAAATCAAACAGAGAAAGGAGTAATACCTTATCCTAGTGAAACTAGGTTGGGCGATGGAGAAAAGAGATATTCGCCCGGAAAATTGAAGATCGTGGCTATAAGTTTGAATTAGACTATAATTCATTCGCATAATAGCAATCCATATGTTGCCATTCACCGGATTCGGTTAGTGGCTGGTATGAATCTTATATACAAAGAATATATTAAATTTTTAAGAGACGTAACAGGGAAAGAATTAGCAGACATAAAAGAAGGTTATTTTTGGCTTGATAAACAGATTATTAAGGGATTCGATAAGTATGGGAATATCCATAAATTTTACAGAGTCGTTATTTCTAATGATTTGTCAACCGCTGAGCTGAGAAAACTGAAAGATTATGACAATGTAGAAGATGTGGATTTGGCAAGCTGGCAGGATTTAATTGAAATGAAGAAAGAGCATTTGAAACAAATTGAGTCAGAAGCAATAATTCTTATCAAAGAAAAAATGAAGGAATATCAAGAATATACATCAATCATTCCCGTATCAATGGGAAAAGATTCGATGTTGACATGTTATCTGGTTAGAAGTCTGTATCCAGATACTAAAGCAGTATTTAACAATACGACTCTTGATTGTAAGGATACATATCGTATGGCGAAAAGATTTTCTAACTGTGAAATCATGAATCCAAGAAAAGGATTCTATGAATATGTGGAATCTCATCATATGATACCAAACAGAAGATCTCGTTTTTGCTGCCGAATATTTAAAACTGGTGTTATGGTATCGAAACTCAATCATAATCATCCATATCTGCTATGGATGGGTATGAGAAATGACGAATCATTAACACGTAAAGCATATGAAGATGTTTGGGTTAATAAAGCAGAATGGGGAAATGATACATGTTGGAAAGGGATTCTTCCTATTAGAAAATGGACAGAACTGGATGTATGGTTATATACAGTCTGGAAAAAGATTCCCGTAAATCCTAAATATAAAAAAGGTTATTCCAGAGTAGGATGCCATTGTGCGTGTCCTTACTATTCTAAATCCACATGGATTCTGGATAAATACTGGTATCCAAATGGATATCAGCGATGGAGAGAAATTCTAAAAAAAGATTTTATTGAGAATAAGAAATGGCTTGTTATGAATTGTACATTAGATGAATATCTTACACAAGCTTGGAACGGCGGTACATTTAGAAATGTACCTACAGAACAGGTAATTGATGAATTTGCAATGTATACAGGAATTCATAAAGAAGTAGCTGTACACTATTTTAACAAGACATGCTGTAGGTGTGGAAAAACAAGGATAAAGCAAAGAGATGTATTAAGCATGAATTTAAAATTGCATGGAAGAAATGTAAATAAATTTTATTGTAAAAAGTGCCTAATGGATCAATATCATTGGACCTCTGAAAACTGGAATCAACAGGTAAATGCATTTAAAAAACAAGGATGTGATTTATTCTAAAAGCACATAAAAAGTATTCACATTAACAGATTCTTATGCTATAATATATTTGTAGTTTTTATTAGATTCCTAAGCACCGTGGGTGTAGTAGGACTTTTTTTATAGATGTATTAATAAAATAGAATATTAACCAATATTGGCACAAATTAAAACAGGCAGTAAGTCTGTATTTTTTTGTGCCTTTTTATTTTACTAGAAGGGAGAAATGCTTATGGAAATGAGTGTATATTCGCATAAAGCAAATGATCGCTTTAGAAGAGATAAAATTTCGATTTTGGAACAGCTTGGGATTTGCATAAGCAAAGAAAAAGAAGCTGAAATTTATAATAAGGTTTCCGAAGAAGAAATTGATGCGTATGCGAGAATGTTATTAAAAGAAAATTTATAAATATTGATTGAGATTTATGAGAAAGAGGTGTTATTAATTAATCAATCAAAGAAAGGAGGCTTATCATGAAGAATAAGCACACTATGTTACCAAAAAAGGTAAAGGAGGTTATCGTTATGTTAGGAATAACAATAACGTATTTAGCAATATGTTTTGTTCTTGACATATTGCATAAACCATATGTGTTTCAACACTATGGTGTTAATCCTTTAACCGTTGCATATTACACATTTTGTGTAATTTTGCAGGTTGTTGCATTGATTGGGTTTTTAACAGATGTTAAAGACTCATTTGATTGCAATAACAGGTAATATGTTTCGTAATCTATTTCAGTTTTATACTGAAATGGATTACGTTTTATCCTATTTTTTGAGAAGATTAACGGAAAAAAGAAGTTTATTGATTGAGATTTATGAGAAAGGGGTGTTATTAATCAATCAAAGAAAGGAGGCTTATCATGAAGAATAAGCACATTATGTTACCAAAAAAGGTAAAGGTGATGATCAAATTGCTACTATTTGTAGCGTTTGGTTTGTTAGTGAATTACGGTATGTATTCACTACGAACTCAATTCCTGTCATGGGAATATGATATCTTTCCTTTCCTACGTATAGTAGATACCGGTTTATGGTATTTTACTGTAGTGGGAGCTTTTATTATATTTCTAGTTGGAACTAGAGATATCATAAAAGCTAAGTAACATATTTCAATTATAGCCTGTCTTGGTCAAAACCAGGATGGGCTATAATATTATTTTTACATTTATTAAATTGTATTTACCAGGAAGGAAGAAAAATAAAATGAATGAAGATTTATTAGTAATCAAAAAAAATGAAGTGCCAGCAATTCAGTTTAATAAAGAAGAGCTGATCGAACGTGTTGATGAGATCTTGGAACAACACAAAGGAATCATTTATACCATAGAGGATATCCCAGAGGCTAAAAAAGTTGTGGCTGATCTAAGAAAACAGAAAAAATATCTGAATTCTGAAAGAATCAGTGCATGTAAACCGTATGAAGCAATTGTAAAACAAACAAAAACAGATATGGATGATGTGTTGGCCAGATATGATACTGTAATTCAAGAGATTGATACACAGATCAAAGAATCTGAAAACGTCTGGAAAAAAGAAAGAGAAGATTATATCAGAGAAACATATGAAGATGTTTTCCTTCATGAGATACCTGAAAAATATCTTGTATGTCCGATTATTAAGAATCTAAAGATTGATTCTAAATGGATGCTAAAAAGTACATCCAAGAAAAAGATTAAGGATCAAATGATCGAAAAAAGAGATAAAATTTTATCAGATATTAATACATTAAAATGTGTTGCAGAAGAAGAATTTTTATCCGATGTTGAGCAGGAATATTTTAAAGAACTTGATCTCAACAAGGCAATCAAAAAAAATCAGAGTCTTAGAGAAGCAAAGCAGAAAGTTTTAGAAGCAGAAAAAAAGAGAAAAGAAGAGGAATTAAGACGAAAAGAACAGGAAATGAAAGAGCAGCAGGAAACACAAGCTGTAGAGCCATTTGAGTTCGATTTCGATCCTATTCCAGTTCCAGAACCAATTTCAAGAAAAGTCAGTAGCAGTTCTACACCAATTCAAAAGAACAGAAAATCATCCATTAACAATTCATCCGTTCAGAATTATCCGTATCCGTTGAATCGTGAAATCCACAAACCTGTCATGAAAACATTAAATATTAAGATCAGGGGAGAAGAATCAGTTATCAGAGATATCATGAAATATATCTATGATAAAAAAGATATTGAGATTTTACAATAACGGCTTTGATTGGGATGGATATAACAATATTAGAAAGAGAAGGAGTTTAGTATATGACAATTTATGATTATAGCGATTTACTCAAAATGATAGCGAATATCAATACAGATAAAATTATCGCAAAAAATGAAAGAACAATGAACAATAAAAACAGATTAGCCAAAATGGAAAACAAATTATTAACATGTGGAATTCTAAATGATTGGTATGATTTAAAGAAAAGCTGCAAAAGACTTAATGTAAGACTTGCACCGTATGGTAATTGGGACGAAGAAACTCAAGGTCCGCTTATGAAAGATCAAAATGGAAAGTATTTTATGAATAATGGAACTTTTTCTATATGTATGAGTTCAGGTTCCCACTGGAGTGATCATTTTGGATTTTCATATTATGATAAAGAATTCGAATGGAATATCTGGCATTCAACAGATTATGTTCTGTTCAGTAAGTTTTCAAATGAAGATTCAGAAATTGAGACAAAAATAAAATTAATTCAATTATTTTTATCCCATTATGAAGAATACAGATCTGTGCAGTTAGATAGAATCAACAAAAAAATGTCTAAAATTTCAAAAGAAACAAAAGAAATTAAAGATGAACAGGCAGCAATGTCAGATTTTTAATCAGAGGTGAAGAACATGATTAATGTAGAAATTTTAAAGAAAGAATTATTAAAGCAGGATTCCGTAGAGTCCTGCTTTAATGATGAATACAGGGAAATGATGGCATGTATCGCAGGAGCTGTTGACTGTTCGATTGAAAAAATCGAACGATTTTTAACAGATTATGGGCGGTTAACTAGAATTAATCAAATGACTTATGTTTCAAGAGAACATGAGACAAAAGAAGAATTTTACAAAATGCCACATAAGAAAAGAAAGGGAAGATTATTATGATACAAATTATATTTGATGAAGAAAAAGACCGAAGAGAAGGTTATATTGACTGCTGCCATATTATCATAGATGATCATGGAATCAAACAGCAGAAGGTAATTCGTACAGAAACCTTATATGAATTATTAGAAAAAACAAAAGAACATAAAAAGAAAGAACTTTTTCTTGGAAGAGTGCCACGAGGATATCTTGCAACAAAACAGAGAATTGAGGATTTTCCCAAAATCCAAAGTAAAACTGCCATTTTCTTAGAAGAAGATGTCCGGAGAATCATATATGAAAACAGCGTTTATGAGATTCCGATTCCTAATCTTATGATGATCCATTCAGTAACAACAAACGGATGTGTATCAACAGATTTGTTTTGTCTGGAAAAAGATATGGACAAAAAAACGGCAGCAAAATTACTGGAGGAAGATCGTATGCCAAACTTATATCAATGGCCATTTGCAAATGTCAGTGGTGCAGGAGGAGTTTGTTATGGATCAAACAATATCCGAAAGATTGAAAGATTAAGTGATCTGGACATTCTTCCGATTCTGTTTTTTGATAGCCCAATGAATTCTGATTATTATACCCCACATAGAACAACACTTGGAAAGGCAACGATAAGAGAATTATTAGATACCTTAAATGGGAAAAAAGAATTTCCCTATGAGATATTACAGGAATATAACCCACTTACTTACAAAAGAAGTATATTTTAGAAAGGAAATTAATTACGATGAAAAATGATGTAAACGGACAGATGGATCTTTTAGACCTTCTTGGAATTGAAAAAGAAGTAGAACAGAAACCAGAGAAAGAAACAGAAACAAAGAATACCAAAGAAACAAAAAAAACTGAAAATGTTTCAAATACTTCTAAAGTATCCGAAAAGAAAACAGAAACAAAAAAATATAAATGCCCTATCGTAGTTTATGGTGGTCCTTACAGTTATACAATCAACGAGGAAAACAAGGAGATGTCATCAACAGAGGTTAAAAAACATGTAATTAAGACATTTCCAGAACTAAAAGGGATTGTTACTGTCAAAATGCAAGAAGATAATAGCTGCATTTTGCAGGTAGAATACAAAGAAACAAAGTTACCCGAGATCAAAGATCAGGGAATCTTTACTGTTAAACTTGGAAAAGAGTATGTGATCAGTAATGAAGGAGTGGAAGAAGCTGTCATAGCATGGAATAAGAAATTTCCTCAGTATGTCGGATGTAATTACCATTACGTTAATAATAATGATCATGTTTTGATTCCATTTTACAAATCTGATTCCAAACAGGTGCTGCGTGCTTATAAGCTACCAGTTCTGATCGGATTTCCTGAAATGATGGAACAGATAAAACCAGATAAAGATCAGGAAGATCAGACAATCAGCGGTGCTGAGATCATGGAACGATACAGCAAGACTCATCCGGAATTTAAAGATTGTACATTCAAGTACATTGAACATACAAACACGATTATTCCTTTAAAGGAGAAAGCTGTTTATGTTCCTGATATCTGCATGATTCAGTTGCCGATCACAGTGGCAACAGGTGGATACCACATTCAGTTTTCAGCAGATGATTTTCACGGAAAAGATATTGTAACAATGGAAGAAATCCGAAAAGCATTGGAAGCTACATATCCAGAATACAGTAAAGAACGCACGAGCATGACTTATGATAAACGTCATTTTATTATAGCAATGTTAAAAAGCAGTACAAAAGGTGCAACAATTGTATCAAGTCGGGAAGGTTTTCACAGAGAAGTTAACGAAAATGGAGTTACAGAATACCGGCCATATGGGAAATTTGTTCTTACAGGAAAAAATCAGCTGGATTTTTCTTTAAATTCTGATCAGTTAAAGATCCCAAAAAAACTTTTATCTGATATTATTGATAGATTCCGCATGGATATTCACAGAGAATGTGCTTTGCAGTTATTTATGACAAAAGATGAAAAAGGATATTGGTTATACGAGCCAAGACAGACAGCAACATCTTGCGATGTAACTTTTGAACGAAACAACGTTATGGAAGATGAATATGTTCTTGTTATGGACATTCACAGTCATGGGAAATTACCAACTTTCTTTTCAGCCACGGATAATCGTGACGAAAAAGGAATTCGTCTTTACATGGTCATTGGTAACTTTTCAGAAGAAAATCCACGTTCTTATAATATCATGCTTCGAGCTGGTATGAATGGAGTTTTTCAGGAGCTTTCTGTAGAAGATATTTTTGTATAACTGACAATTTACATATTTAAGAAAGGAGAAACTGTCCGGTCATTGATCGGACAGTTATTTTATATTATGAGAGAAGAAACAAAACAGAAAATTTTTATTATTGGATGCGGTGGTACAGGTTCCAACTACATTAAAGAATTAGCGAGATATTTAGCTACAAACAGAAATTATATGATAAATGCAGATGTGATTTTAATTGATGGAGATACGGTAGAAGAGAAAAATCTTGAACGACAGTCTTTTACTCCGGAAGACCTACTGATGAACAAAGCGGAAGCAATGGCATTAGCAGTCAGCGATATGTATAATCTAACATTTTCTTATGTGCCAGAATATATAGCATCTAAGGAACATATGTTACGTATTATGAGAAATACCTATGAAAGAGAATCTTATGAGGAGGAAGAAACTTTCGTTCCAATCATCATCGGTTGCGTCGATAATCATAATTGCAGAAAAATTTTACATGAAATTTTTGAAGAATATACGGACATCATTTATATTGATGCTGCGAATGAATTTAGTACTGGAGAAGTTGTTGTCGGGATTAAAAATAATCAGGCAGTTATTGCACCGGATCGTGCTTTTTATTTTCCGGAAGTTTTAGAGGACAGTAAAAGTGTATTAGAAATGTCATGTACAGAATTGAATAATGTCAAACCACAGCATTTAGTCACAAATCTGTTCGCTGCAAATATCTGTTTAATACAGACGATTAAAATTTTAAGCGGAGATTGGACCTGTGGAGGAATTTATTCATTTGATGCATTTGGGTGTTCCTGTACAAGAACTGATCCAAATCTAATCAAACAACAACAGAAAGGAAAATTAAAATGAGATTTTTTAACGAATTGGTAAATTATGACTTAAAAAGTAATATTACCTTAAAAACAAGATTATATCAGAAATACATTTTAGAGATTGAATCTTATTTAGGAATTTCACAATATCATCAAAATTTATTTTACAATTCGAATGAAGAAGATACTTTTTATAATGATATGCAAAGGTATATCGTATACCAGGATCTTCTTTTATTAAATGATATTTTAGATAAAAATCAGATGGAACATGTTTTTTTTGCAGTTTATGATGATGACGATAATAATGGTGAATTTGAATCTTTAAAACGCAAATTTTATCAGCAATTAAAAGGAAAATTTCCAGAATTTCAAAAAGAACAAACATTTGATATGAAAATCATAAAAGGTCCTTCTATAGAAGAACTGATTTCTAAGGCTTATATTGGTTTAGGAAGTGCTTCTTTTATAAGAGTAGATGAAGTAAGGTTTTTTCCATCCATGTTTCTATTGATCCGTGAAAATGATGATATCTTATATAAACTTCGTTTTTTACAAAAGATTCAATACCCATTGGATCAAAAAAGAGTTTATCGTATGCTAGATGGAAAGTTTTTCATGGATGTTTTTGGAAGATCTGATCTTCGCATCAATGATGCAGTGTATCATTTCTGTGTACTTTCCATTGATTCCAGAGCAAATCTTTGGAAGTGGATCACACTGACAAAAGAACATGAATATATTGATCAATGCTATATGGATGCATTGTCTGGAAATGGTTTTAGGAGGTAAAAATCGTGAACAATCAGATTTATGAAATGGTTGATTTATATTTTGGAGAGAAGTTTGTATTATACAATGATGCATCTTTCCTTTTAGATGATCATCAGTTCAATTTTTTTGCATTATTTATTCGATACATTGAAGCACTTGGGAAAAGTTTAGGTTTAAATGTAGATCAGGCTCAGAGATTGTTGCAACGTATCAACCAGAAAAATATGCAATATACGAATGATGATCTGGATTTTACAATAGAAGTGTCTGATGTTTATACTGAATTTTCAGATCAGCTTGAGATTCAGTATCTTTCGTTGTTAGATATACAAAGGTATTCTGTTGATATTTCAGGATTCTATCGGGAAGATAATGAAATCAATGAAACTGAACCACCAGAAACGATTGAAGAATTATTTGATCGATTATATGATTTTCCAAAGGATGATAAACAAATAATCCTTAATGCGATTCATCAGGATGAAAATGGTAGATCGTACCAATCTCTTTTGGATAATGCGATGCAAGATGCATATGAGTCAGACTCGTATTTATCATTGCATATCTATATTGATCCAAACTATACAAAATATAGAAAAAGATATGAAAAATGGTTCAAAAATGACTATGTGTATCAAACACTTGATCAATCTGCACCAGAATATGTCCGTAATTTATGGATGACTTCTGCGGTTTTAAAAAATGGAGCGAGATGCGATATCTTTTTGGATGGATACTGGATAGAAGCTTTTGAAAAATATATATCAACGATTAATCATCAATATTTTATCGATCAGATAAAAATAAGAAAGAAATTAAATTTACTGTAAAAATGACAGGCTATTCTTTTATGGATGGCCTGTCATTTTTTTGCATTAATTTACTGATAAATAGTGACATGTTATTTTTAAAATGATATAATATATCTTGTCAAATTAGATATAAAAATATACAGATGGCAATACATTTCTAAAAAAAGAAGTGTGTTGCCATTTTTTTATGCACTTGAACCATTTGGTTCAGGTGCTTTTTTATACCTATTTGACAGGTAACCATTAAATCATTTTAAGAAAGGAGCAGTAGGATTCTACAATGAATTCTGCTAAAATTAGTTATGAGCATATTAACGATTAACAAAGATGGGACACCAAGTTACAATGAAGTCAATTATGTGCTTCATGAGCTGGAAGATTCCAGAATCAAACGTCACATTCTGTCTGGAATAATCACAGACATGGAAGTATCCGATATTGGAGCAAAAAATACCAATTGTCGTGTTCGTTATAAAAACCAGTCTGTGTTAATCCCAATCTCTGAAATGGGAATTGAGCTGTCAAATAACGATAACGGAGACGAATGGGTGAGAAAAACGCAGATTCTTAGTAAGATGCTTGGAGCAGTTGTTGATTTTATCGTAAGAGGGATTGATCGAGATGATCCAGATGATATCCATATTGTTGCTTCCAGAGCAGATGCATTACGAAAAAAACGATTTGAGTATTTCACGTCAAATGAGCCAATTTTTGACATAGAGAAATATGACAAAGCAGAGGCAAGAGTTATTGCCGTTTCGCAGCAATCTGCACGTTTAGAAATTTGCGGGGTAGAACTTACATTGCCAATGAATGAGTTATTCTGGAGCTGGGTGGCTGATGTAAGAGAACATTTAAGCCCTGGTGATGTTATCCCAGTTAAAATTCTTGATGAAAGTGTTGATGAAGAAGGAAACATCAAGTTAAGAGTCAGTGGAAAAGAAGCAGTAAAAAATACAGCTGCACTTGCATTAAAGAAGATTCATCCCGGTAATAAATGTGTGGGAGTTGTTACACATATCGAAGAAAATCAGCCAGTGTTTATCCGTTTGGAAAATGGAGCAAACGCCATTGCACACAATTCAAGAGTAAATACAGTTGCATATCCTGGGGATATTGTTACACTTGCAATTAATGACATTAATGAAGAAAAGCAAACAGCTGTCGGTGTTATCACAAATGTCATTAAACAGAATAAGGAATTCTAAACAAGGCAGGAAAGGAGAAGGCAGATCTAATTTAATAAGATCTGCCGACTTTGTTTATGGGAAAAGTAAAAAAATTTTTCAGTGATATAAATAAATCAAAGTTTAAATCTTTGTATGTCAAAAATTTTCTGTTTGCAGTTTCCATTTTAATTGTTGTATTATTTGCAGCAATTACATTCAATGATATATGGTTAAATATCATTGGGATCTTTGTTTTATTCGGGTTCAGCTATCTTACATTTAATGTACGAGCTATAGAGCAGAATAAGCTATATGAAGAAGTAACAGGAGTTATCACAGGGTACAAAGAAAAAGCAAAGGCAGATGTACTCACACCAAGATTGATATCCGAAGAATGCAGTTTCATTGTAGAGACAGATAATGAAAAAACATACGAGATTTTATTGCCACGATTAGAATTAAAGACAAGAGGAATTCTTCTTCAAGAGGGTGGTCCAAAATACTGGATTGGGAAACAGATCACATTCTACTATAGAGATGATCCTTCTAAACCATTTCATTATGATATTAACGAAAGAAAGGCGGGATCTAAAGATGGGAAAGAAAATCCTGAAATTTAGTTTAGACATTATCATTATTGCATGTCTGGTGGCAGCTGGATACTTTGGATTAAAAATTTTTGAACGATTTCAGGAAGATCAACAGTTAAACAGTTCGTATGAATCTATTAGAAAGGATACAAAAACAGGAAAACATATTAACTGGAACAAACTGAAAAAGATAAATTCCGATATTGTTGCTTGGATTTATGTAAAAGGAACAAACATTGATTATCCAGTGGTTCAAGGGAAAACGAATCAATCTTATCTTCATACAAACTTTAAAAAGCAATACACATATGGTGGATGCATCTTCCTTGACAGCAAAGATAATAAACAATTCGCCTTAAATGACAATAATGTGTTTTATGGACACCATATGAGAAATGGAAGTATGTTTGCGGATCTGGTTAAGTTCCGAGAAGAGAAGTTCGCAAGGAAGCATACGATTGAATTATATACACCAGATAAAACATATCATCTGAAAGCATTCTCTGCCTATGCTAAAACGGCAGACACGTCAATTCCAATTACATTTAAAAATCAAGAGGAAAAAAATGCTTATATAACTAAGCTTAAGAATAGAAATGGTGTATCATCAATTATAAAAAATATTCCGAAGAAAGATGAACCGATTTATACATTTGCGACATGTAGTTACGAAGGACATGACTACCGAACCTATGTCCATGCAGTCGAAAAATAAGTTGTTCTGTATGCTTGCTGATATTAGAAATTTATGTTATTATTATATTGTATTTTTATTAGATTCCTCATCCTTAACAGGATAAATAGGACTTTTTTTAGAAATATAAAAATTTAATAGAACATTTCATTGCGAAAGGCATAAAAATATACAGACATATTAATGTCTGTTTTTTTTGTGCCTTTTTTTACTATCCAGAAAGGAGGAAATAATATTATGGATGGACACAAACCAATTCCAATCCATGATCTACGAAAAGCAAATGCCTTAGAAAATAAGGATCAGTGGCTAAAGTGGAGAAAAGAAGGAATTGGAGGCAGTGATAGTGCAGCAGCAAGAGGAAAGGGCAAATTTAAATCGACATTGGAGTTGTTTTGGGAAAAAACGTCCAGCTTTCAAAGGGAGCCAAAAAATTGGGAAACATTATTATGTGGTCAATTATTGGAACCTTATGCACGGAGAATGTTTTCTTTCAAAACAGGCTTAAGAGTTATCGAATTACCATACATGTATCAGCATCCAGACCACCCATTTATGCTGGCTGATCTTGATGGATTAGTCATGATGCCGGATGGCAGCATGGCTATTTTAGAATGTAAGGTAATTAATGCTTTTACTAAAAAGTATTATGGAACGAAAGAAAATCCTAAACTACCATACCAATATGAAGCCCAAGTCAGGCATTATATGTGTGTTATGGATATCGATGTTGCATACGTGATCGCCATCTACGGCAACACGCGGAACGATGTCATTATTCGAAAGGTTACAAGAGATATGAAATATGAAAAGATCATGATCGAAGAACTGGAAGAATTTTGGCAGCATGTTCAAAACAACGAAGAACCGGGTATGTTTGAGGATAAAGATCCAAACCTGCTTATTAAAGCATTAGAGGAAAAGAAATATGTAGATGGAACGATTGAATTACCTTATGACCCATTTAAAAGTCTGTTAGAACAATATGATATGTTAATGGAGGAAAAAGAGGTAAAAAAACAAGAACTGAACGTAATAGATCAGTCATTAGATCGGATCAAAGCATGTTTCATTAATTCCCTAAAGGGAGCGGATGATACTCGTTATGATCGAGGAATTATTGTTCACAATGATGAGAAAATCACATTGAATTATGAACAAAAAGAGCCTAAGGTTACATTCAATGTAGAATCTTCACAAAGATTGGCAGAAATGTATCCGGATATTTATCAAAAATTTTGCACTGTACAAAAACAGTCTCCAAGATTTTCTCTGAAAAAGGAAAATTTAAAGAAAGGAGAACGTTACAATCATAAGTATGCTTAGGTGTAACGGAAAAAATATGCAAGAAGTACATTGTAGTTTTTACAAGAAAATCAATGAATTAGATGATGGTACATATTCCATCGCAAGATATCATGCGATATCTGAGGTACCCAAATTGGCACTTTGGAAACAGGATATATTCACGGTTTTAGGAAGAGATCTTCCAAGACAAAAGAACCGAGAGATTATTTTTTATGGAGAATGGAAAGAAAATATCTATAAAAAAAGAAAATCCCTGCAGTTTCATGCGGAAAGATTTAAAGTCTTGCTGCCAGAAACCAAAGAAGCCATTCAGGAAGTTTTGGCAGATGAAGTTCCTGGAATCGGGAAAAAGACAGCAAAAGCTATTGTGGATGCCTTTGGAACGGATACTTTTCACGTTTTAAAAGAACCGCCTAAACATGAAACGATTCCAAGAATAAAACTTATGGCTGTGCGAAACTTTATCAAAGCTGAGGAAAGAAAAGAAAGATTATGTTATTTGATGGGTACTTATGACCTAAAAAAAGGTCAGGCCAGAAAAGTTCTTAAAGCATTCGGAGAAGATGCTACAGAAATGCTAGATGCAAATATTTATAATCTATACAAAGCTGGAATTTCATTAGCAGATATAGAAATGAATCACGAGCCATCCGAAGAAGAGAAAAATGATACGATCAGAATCCGATGCGGGATTTATTCCGCGATTACAAGATTATGTAAAAATAAAGGACATACTTTTATTTATGAAAATGATCTGATTAATGAAACTTATTATGTAATGCATAAAAGTGTCCCAAAAGCAACAATCATGTTTGCATTGGATTATTTTAAAAGTCAGTTGGTCGATGAATCTATCGTTTATGAAGATGGAAAATTCTTTTTACAAGAATATTATGATGCAGAAATGCTACTTAATAAGATGATTCGAGAAAGATTAGGAGAAAAAATCTTATCTGAGGATGAAAGAGCCAAGATGATTGAAGAGATCAATGATCTGGCAAGAGAAGAAAAAATCCTGTTAGCTTCGCAGCAGCAAGAAGCAGTTATCAAATCTCAGATTTATAACTTATCTATTCTAACCGGAGGACCAGGAACAGGAAAAACATTAACCATAGACATTATGATCAAGTGTTTTCTTAAACGTGGGAAATCGGTACTGTTAATGGCACCAACAGGATGTGCTACAAAACGAATGATCTCTGCGACACACTATGAAAATGGTGGTACGATTCATAGCAAACTAGGATATTTCTTAGACGATGAATTTGTTGCAAATCGTATGGTCAATGAAGATGTTGTTATTGTAGATGAATCTTCGATGATCGGATGCAAGTTATTTAGAGATATCTTCACGCAGGTAAGACCTGATGCGACTTTGATTTTTGTAGGAGATAAAGATCAGCTGCAATCCATTGAACCTGGACAGGTGTTTACGGATATGATCGATAGCAAAGTAATCCCTACAACAATTCTGGATCATATTTTCCGACAAGGTCAGAATTCTATGATTCCAATCAATGCAAAACTGATCAATGAAGGAAACCCAAAGATGATATGGAATGAGAGAGATTTTCAGCTAATTCGTATCGAAGGAAATGATAAAATGATTGAAGAAGAAATCTCTAAAAAAATACCTCAAATTTATGAGATGAATTATGAGAATCGAGAATATTCTGACGTACAGCTCTTATCACCACTGCGTAAAAAATTTAGCAGGAGTGGAAAAGTAGCCCTAACATCAACGGAATATTTAAATCCAGTCATCCGAGACTTGATCAATCCTTATGCAACACCAGATTCTAAAGAATATGTTGAAACATATGGAAAAAGGTTTTATATGGGAGACAAAGTATTAGAAACTTCAAACAGCAATATAAATGGAATCGTGAATGGCGATATTGGAAAAATCATTAAGATTGATCCCAAAGATTTTACTATTACGATTCAATTTGATGAAAAGACAGTTAAGTATAAAAAAGAAAATTTTGCGACACTGACGTTAGCATATGGTGTTAGTATTCATAAGTCCCAAGGGCAGGAATATCCGATTGTGATCATTCCATTGATGAAATCTTATCACAGAATGTTAACCAGAAGATTATTATATACAGCAGTAACCAGAGCAAAAGAAAAAGTTATTTTCATTGGTTCCCTGGCTGCTTTTTTTATGGCTGTAAATGATGATTTTTCAGAAGCAAGAAATACCAATTTGTTAAATCTACTGACGCAGAAAGCACAGTAGTTTTTTTTCATTATTAAGGAGAAAATTTACGATGAAGAAAGAAACTTACGAATTTACAGATGAACAAATAACAAAAATGAACTATTACGACAGGCGTGCAGCTTTAATTGCTGAACTAAATAAAAATCTTGTCAAAAACAGAGAAACCGATGATTACGACTACATTGATCTGAAAGGGATTAATGATGTTCTTCATCCGTTAAAGTGCAAATACAAAATTACGGACATGCCATGTAAAGAAGATAATGGCGATATGTCTTTAATTATGATTGATTCACTTACAGGAGAAAAGCATGGAAAAATTACCATTCCATGGCCAGGAAACGATGATGAACATAACAATAATATGCGAAAAATTCAGATCACAGGAGCTAATATCACATATCTTCGCAGATATTTATTGATGCTTGCCTATGATATCAGCGTTCCAAAGGATTTTTACGATGAAAACAAAACTCCTTTGAAATTTAATGATATTCCAGAAGCTTTACGTCCGAAAGAATCTGTCAAAGATGGACAGGAAGAAAACAAAAAGTCTTCCGACTTAGACCCCGTATCCAAAGAAAAATACTTTGGGACAGAAAAAAAGGATTTAGTTCCATATGAGACAGGTGAAGAAGAATTACAGTTAGATCCTAATCGTGGACGTGGAAAGACAAAAAACATCTATGATGATGCTGAAAACTATATGGTAAAAGAAGGAAAATATGAAGGAATAATGCTTTGCGATGTTGCAAAAATGGATCCTAATGATCTTATAGAAATGGCACGACAAGGAAGTCTTATTGAGCCTGAATTACAAAGACATGCGGAAACATTAGTGAAGAAATATAACTTATAAAGCAAAGGAGGACGGCATCATGGGATTTCCGTTTACTATAGAAGACGAAGCAAAACTGTTACCTCTTAAAAATGCCAGACTGACAGGCGGAACAATCTATGCAGATTGTCCATTCTGTGGCAGCAAAGGAGCTTTACATATTTCAGTTAATAAGAATATGTGGAACTGCTGTGCCTGCAAGATGAGAGGTGCGAATAATTCTGGAGGAGGACGAACGCAGCTTTATGCAAAATATTTCAATATGACAAACAGTGAAGCCTATCACAATATCTGTGATCTATACGGAATCGAAAAAGATTATCGTTCAATAGATGTGGATGAACCGACAAAAGAAGAACCTAAAAGAGATGTAAGAGAAATTGATTATGTGTATCGAGCATTGCTTTCTATTTTGACACTGAGTGATGAACACAAAAAAAATCTTAGAAAAAGAGGTCTGAATGATGCCGCTATCCAAAAACATCAATATCGATCTGTTCCAGTAACAGGCGTTGATAATATTGTGAAAACACTATTATCTTACAATATGGATCTTAAAGGAGTTCCAGGATTTTATATGTTAGATGGCAAATGGAAAGTCAATTTTACACCAGCCCTCGCCGGAATTCTTATTCCAGTGATGAGCCGAGAAGGCTACATTCAGGGATTCCAGATCAGGTTAAATAAACCAATCAGAGATTCTAAATATATGTGGTTTTCAAGCCAAGGAAAAGAATGCGGAAGTTCTCCAGGATCACCGGTACATTTTATCGGAGATGATCCTTTAGCAAAAACGGTTGTTTTGACAGAAGGCTGTTTAAAAGCAAACGTAGCCCATGAATTGTCAAAATATCTAATGAACAAACCGATGACGTTTGTGGCAATTGCTGGATGTGGACAGTTTAATTCTACAAAAAAAGCATTAAGCAGCTTGAAAGAATATGGATGTGAACTTGTATATGACGGATTTGACATGGACAAATTCAAAAATCCTAATGTATACAGAGCAATGGCAAAGAATTTTGATATTGCACATGAAGTTGGAATCCGTATGGAAGTGTATCGTTGGAATGCGATAGAGATATACGGTAATTTCAAACAAAATACGCCATATAAGGTACTGATCAATGATAAAGACTATGCTTTTTATTCTACATACACAAATCATAAACGTGAATTTTTTGATGAGTTTTTTGCAGATGAAAAGACAGGAAGATTGATCATTCCAGAGCCAATATTAAATCCACTACATCCACACGAAGATGTTAATTGCAAACTGATTGATGTTGAAACAGGTGATTACAGTGAGTTTAAGATGAATGTAGATGCATCCATCAATCATTGTCAGGATTATACTGTTTGGCAGAAAAAAGGCATTGACGACTACTTTTATTCATTAGTACGTCTCAAAAATAAACAACAAAGAAAAAATTAATTTTACACAAAGAAAGGAGCTTATTATGATCGTAAGCGTAGATTTAGGAAACAAAAATATTAAGACACCAGAGTTATTATTTTTGACAGGACTGGATTCATATGACAGTAATCCATCTACGACATTTTTCAGAAATGATTGCATACAGTATGAAGGAAAGTATTATACCGTAGGAAGTCACAGAATTGAGTATACACGATATAAACATACAGATGATCGCTTTTTCATTTTAACCTTAATGGCTATTGCGAAAGAAATCAAACGAAGAGGCCTGAAAGGCGATAATTACGAAGTTGAGTTACTTCTCAGCCTTCCACCGGCTCATTATCGTACTCAGCATGAAAATCTGAAAAATTATATGATGATGAAAGGTCAGCATGTAAATTTCATGTTTAATGATAACCCGATGTCTGTTACATTTAAAGATGTGATTGTTTTTATTCAGGGACATGCTGCATTGTATACTCGTTCCAATTTAACTAAGGAAGAACCGTTGATCATGTTACATGATATCGGTGGTTTCACATGGGATTATCTTTCTGTACGAAATGGAAATCCTGAAAAAGATATCATGGATACAAGAGAATTGGGAATCATTCCATTTTATAATGAGTTTAGTAATTATATTGTATCAGAATATGATCTTCATCTTAGAGAAGATGATATTGATAATCTGATCAAAAATCGAACATTGCCATCAAATTTAGCTGCGATTCAAACAAAAGTATTAGATACGTTAGATACTATGGCATTACAGTATTTGAAACGAGGTATTAAAACGTTTATCGAAGATAAAATTGATTTAAAAATGTATACAAGTGTTTTTGTCGGTGGTGCATCTTTAATTTTTAAACCATACATCTTGCAGTTACAGGAAGAAGGTTTATTAGGTAAAGTCATTTTCATTGAAGATGTTCATGCAAATGCAAAAGGGGCACAGATTTTGTATAAAAGTGCGAAATCCATTATGAATAAACAGTAAGCATATTTTTTGTAAAGGTTGTGATCTTATTGGCAGAAAAAAATCAAATCAGAAAAAATATTGGTTTCGATTTATCCGATCCTGATCAGAAATTAGCTTATGATATTTTGGAAATGAAGCGAGGGAAATCATTAAGCAGATTTCTTGCTAAATCCATCATCATTGGTGAAATGATAGAAAGAAAAATGCAGACTGATAAAATCGAAAGACGTGGAAATGAACTGTTAAATAGCTTTGATAATTTTCCAATCAATACGAATACAGTTTCCACTCCAATAGTTAAAGAAAAAAGGAAGAAGAAAAAACAGGAAGAATCTGTTGTGCAAACGAAACAAAATGTAGAAATTGCACAGACGGAACAAAAAGAATCCACAAATGAAGTTGCAGAAGAAGTGATAAATCCAGTAACGCCTGAGCCAGAAGAAGTTAAAATTCCAGAACCAGTTAAAAAGGTTGAGGAATCTTCTGGTGAAGATGTAGATGTAGAAGATAAAGATTCTACAGAACCAATTCTGGATAAAGACACTCTTGCAAAAGCAATGAATTTTATGGCAGGTATGTAAAAAAGGAGGTTGGCAGCTTATTTGCTGTCAGCCTCCTTTTTTTTTGATTCTTCAAAGATATCGACATCTTTTTGATTAAAAAGTGCTAAATTAGATGATCGGCGTAATTGTTCTAATTCTATTAATGATTCTACAATTGCTAGTTCTGGAGCTTCTCTAATAATACTACAGAATAATTGATATTTTATTGATTCTTTACATTGGTCATTTTTAAATACCATATCATCAATATTACTTAACATTTTTTCAAACATTAATTTGCACGAACTATATGTTTTAATTATTTGTGGTGTAAATGTAATTTTAATTTTAGCCCCAACCATATCTGTTAATTGTTTAAAATCATTAAATTTTATAATCCTTGAAAATATATTGTTATATGCATATTTTGGGAATCCTATTTGTTTTGCAAGCCTTGTCATTGTAATACCTTCAAGTGCCATATAACATTCTAGCTGATCTTGAATATCATTTAGTGCGTCAAATAGGTGAACATATCTTTTGTAGCGTACACTGTCTTTTTCAAATTCTAAAGTTAATTTTAATGGGAAATCAGAAGCTTCAATAATTAGTGAAATTATAGTCGTAGCCATTTCATAAGGGTCTAATTTTAAGCGACGATACAATGGAAGTGGGGCAAGTTCCGTAGTAGGAACATAAGCAAAATAACTATTTGTAAAATTCACATCTTTTATTAAATCAAATTTATGATTCGATATTTCTTTATCCATATATTTTCTACTGGTAATGCCTTTTGTTTCAATAATTTCTTTTCTGTTGTTTAAAAGTTTATTATATTTTATTGTTAATATATCGCATGGAGAATAAACCGCAGAAGCTCCTTGAGTACCATAATAATCCTTGAAAAATTTTCCTTTTTCATCTTCATATTCTTTTTGATATTTTTCAAAAAATGATTTCGGAACAATTTTATAGCTTTTTCCCTCAGCTAAGTAATCTGATTTATATTCAAAAGATTCTATATCATATCTGGATCGTACTGGATAATTTTGAGCAATTAGAGCAAATACGTCATATATAGAGCTGAAAGTAAAATCTTTTAATGTCGATACATCATAATCAAACATAATACACCTCCCTGTTTAAAATTTATATATATATGATATCTTTATAATTTTAGTATAGCAGTAATAATATAAAAAAACAAACCATTTATTTCCATATAATACCAATTAAACAAAAAATATTGAAAATTATATAAAATGTTATATAAAATATGTGCATGTTATTTTTATTTATGATATACTATAAATGTATTTTTATCAGATTCCATGAAGACAAGTATAGCATGGACTTTTTTAAGAAAAAAAATATAAAGAAACTTAAAATTATAAATAATAAAACAATAAATATTATATATGCTGTTTTGCTATTTATAAAAATGAATCTAACAGACGAAAAGTCTGTTTTTTTTATGCCATTTTTTAAGAATAAAGGAGGAAATAAAATGGAAAAAGAAATTTTAAAATTACTTGGAGAAAAAGATGGAGAATTTTTTGAGGGAGATGTGAGTGGAGATACAATTATTCTCTATTCAAGAATAGAGAAACTATTTTTAAAACTTCAAGAGACAATTCAAAAAAATGTGTATGAATTATCTGATACGACAAAAAAATTAATTCAAAATGACGCCAAAATTGCAACAAATTTATATGTAATCGCAGCAGAATTAATTCGTTGGTATTCTACAAAAATATCAGATGTTGCAAATGAAAAAGTGGTAATTGATACTGCAAAATGGTTACGATTAAGTAATCGGCATTTTTTTGATGAATATTGTGATGATAAAAGTTTAGGAAGCATCTTTTTACAATATGTAGAAAAATCCGACAGAAAGGGACAAAAGAAATTTGTATTATATTTTTTCCATATTCTTCATTATTGTCCACCAAATGGATTTAATGAATATATGTTAAATCAGAATATCGGAACAAATTGGTATTGTAAAGAAAAATAAAGAAAGAAGGAAAAGTTTTATGAGAAAAATTGCAAGTAATTTGTTGTTAAAGGAACACGCAGAACGAGTATTTTTTCTGTGCAAACAGCCAGATGGATATCGAATTATTAAAGAAATTGATGGTGATTATGGGCAGCAGATTCTGACACATTATCAAAATGGATATGGAATTTTACTTTCAGAGCATGGCAATCTTTTAGATTCCATTGAATATGTTATGGAACATAGGACTGGAAAAACATGTTTTGAAATATTAGATTCTAATTATAATGCTAAGATGAAAATGCTCAAAGATAGTCGTGGATTTTTAAATCGAATAGGAATGCCTATTTGTGAAATTGAGGATTCTAAGGAAACATACTCAGAATTGAATGAATTTATTCAGGAAAATGAACTTGATGCATTTATTTTGTGTTATTTTGAAAAGTAAGGAGAAAAAATGAGTAAGTCAAAATATCAAGAAAATCTTATAAAGACAGTCATGGATAAATCATGGGGAAATACATGGGAAGAAGCGGTTCAGGAATGGGATATTATTGATTGTGCCGAGGATAATTCATTAAGTCGAAGTTGTATTTGTGGAAAGGAACAGATTAAGTATTTATACAGATTACATAATCGAAAAACAAACCAATGGTTGTTTCCGATTGGAAGTTCATGCATTAAAAAATTTCAACGCAAAGATTTACAGGAAAAAACAGCAACTACAGAAGCAATGTTTAAATTATTACATGCTGTTGGAAATAATCAATATCTGCAGCTATCATCTGATTTGTTTAGTAGAAAACTTCTTAAAGAATTATATGATCAAGGAGCATTCAAGGCGACTTCATATAATCATTATAATCCAAAAAATGATTATGATTTTCTGTTAAAAATGTTCAACAAACGTGCAAAAAATAGTATTAGTACATTGCAGCAGAAAAAAATTACAGCAATTCTTCTTAATTCAATTAAACCATTTTTGGAACAGAAGTTAAGAAGCCAGATTATGTCTTAAAGTTATCAAGAAAAGAAATTGTCAATCTATGGGTGTAAATTAGAACAGGATTTTCTTCCTGTTTATTTTTATACCCATTTTATTTAGGAGGAAAGAAAAATGGTAGTGAACAGATCAAATTTACATGTAGGACAAACAGTATTTTTTGTTCATAAAGAATACAATTCACTTACAAAAATGAAAGAAGATTCCATCGTTGAATGTAAGATTACTAAAATTGGAAGGGTATATATAACCATTAATAATGGATATCCAAATCGACAATTTTTTATTAAATCTGGAAATGATTACGAGTTTGGTATTCAGGAGAAAGAAAATGCAATTGATGGTGGAATTTTATGCTTTACAAGAGAAGATGCAGAAAAACATCTTCTAAAAAAGAAAATGATGTTGGAATTAAGAAACATCAATTATTCTGAAAAAACTAATTCTTTAAATCAACTGTTACTAATGAAATTGGCATATGAAGTTGGAAAATTAGATTTTACAGATGACACAATGCTTAAAATTCCATTACCGGTGAATTATAAAGAAATGTCAGAGGAAACGTTAAAATCATTTTTAGAAAGTGATGGGGAGTATGAATAGGGAAATTAAAAAAATATCAGAAGACATTAAAACAAATACATTTAAACAGTTTTATTTGTTTTATGGAGAAGAAAAATATATGATCTTACAGATGAAAGATCAATTAAAGAGAGCTTTAATTTCAGAAGATGATACTATGAATTATTCCTATTTTGAAGGGAAAAAGGTAGATCCGACAGAAATTATAGAACTTGCTAAAACAGTTCCTTTTTTTAATGATCATAGATTTATCATTCTTGACGGAACAGGACTTGGTAAAAAAAGTGATGATTCATTCATAAAAGGGTTAAAAGAAATTTCTGATACAAGCGTCCTTCTCTTTATTGAAGATACGATTGATAAACGTTCAAAAATTTATAAGTTTTTATCAAAGCAAGGTCATGCTGCATGTTTTGAACCTATGAAAAATAAGGAATTGTCACAATGGATTACGTTATTGCTAAAAAAAGATGAGAAGCAAATGTCGATTTCAACAATGAACAATTTCTTATATCGATGTGGATCAGATATGCATACATTAAAAAATGAATTAGACAAATTGATTTCTTATGTCGGAGACAGAAAAGAAATTACAAGTTATGACTTAGAACAGCTGACTTCATCTCAAACAATTAACCAGATTTTTATCATGTTAGATGCAATTGCTCGAAAACAACGAGATAAAGTATTAACTTTATATTATGATCTGATTGAATTGAAAGAATCTCCATTTGGAATTCTTGCATTATTAGCCAGACAATGTAATCAACTGCTTCAAGTTAAAAATCTGGATGATCTCGGCAAAGATAATGGAACAATCTCAAAGGAGATAAAGATTCCTGCTTTTGCAGTAGGAAAATTAAAAGATCAATCGAAAATGTTCTCTATTGAAGTATTATTGAGTATGGTAGAAGCATGTGCAAAAACAGATGAATTAATAAAAACTGGAAAAATCAATGACAGAGTTGGCGTAGAATTAATATTAATTCAATTTAGTCAAAATTAGATTAGGAGGAATTTTTATGATTAGTGAAGAAGAAAGAAAAAAATATGTGGAATTCATGTATAATCCCGAAAATGAATATAATTGTGATGAATGTCCAGAAAATAAAGATTTTGATGATTGGGAAGGAAAATATCCTTGCGGGCAACAAAATTGCTGGGTTACTTGTCATTGCGGAGAAATTATGGAATAAATACAAGGTGTAAACTTTGTGTTCGTTTGCGATAAATGCACAATAATATCTAAAATGCAAAATATGTACAAATACACAAACTACATATTTTGCACAAATCGTGTATTACATGTAAATCACACTTTATTTTATAGAAAATTTAAAAACATCAAAAGGTATACAGAACATCTTTTATGAGAAATGATAAAATAATTAACTTCACACAAACGGTTGGAATGACGCGATTCAATAAGAATGGATTCCAAGGTGAAAATAATTTATGAATGTAATAACAATCTATACTAATAAATTTTTGGAGTTCTCTTTTCAGAGGACTCTTTTTTTTATTCATAAAAAGTAAATAACTGTAAAAAAACTATTAAAAATGTGGGGGTATTACACAAAAATGATACAAAAATGCTAAAATACAGGTTGAAAATAGCAAAAATGGGTGGTAATATTAACATTAAGAAAATGATTGATAAAATCATTATGACTAAAAAATAAGGATAAAGCCATTTATCCTTAATAAGTTTTGCAACTTGATATTATAGTGCTTCATAAGAATCAATTTATTTAAAATAATCTTGTATTTTATAAACGAAATCTATGTAAAAGCAAAACGATGAATCAAAGAAGCACAGGTGCTCGTGTCTAGCATGAGAGGAATGTATACGGAAACATAGCATACTATATGTTCAGAGCAGGCGGTATCTCTATAAACTATCGGGTCCGTGGAGCCGATGCAGAAAATCCACCGGACATAATACGGGTGTTTAAATGTGACAGTTGTTCCAGTTATGGCATGGATCAAGGTATGGCGACTACAAAAAGAGCCTGATAATATGTTCGAGAAAGGTTGAGGGCAGAAAAGGACCTTTGCCTAAGTCAAAACATTGCCAATGTTTTGATATGGTTAAAATTACTCTGCGGAAGGACGAATACGGATATGTTGATGCTATGTGAGACATATGGGGTAGCATAACAAACTGAAAAGTCTGGCAGTGAGGGCGTACCATGTACTGTGAAAGTGTAATATTGATTTTAAAATATCAATAAGATAAGTCTGTCTTTTTGTAGACACAGGGGGAAATTATATTCATACACAGAAAGAAACGGACATTCGATGTACGGTTCTTTCGTCCGTTTTAAACTTTACAAAAATAAGGATGTAAAAGCTATAAGAGGTTAAGGATGTATATTTACGATTCCATGAAAAAAAATAAGAGGTATTGGCTACCCGAAAGTCTTTCTCAAACTGAAAGTTATCAAAAATAAATATATAATAGATATACGTTATTTTATCTAAATAATATATATGATTTTACATCGAATCGTATTCTTAATTAATTTTGAAGAGAAAAAAATAAGAATATTAACGATGCAATAGTAAAAATAAATAATATGATTAAGAAAATGTAAGAGGTAGACATAAAATATATAAAATGTCTGCCTTTTTATTATATGAGGAGGTATGTTATGGCCAAAAAAAATGTGCTATTGCCTATATTGATGGTAGTTATAAGCAGCTGGTTGCTAAATATGGTGTTGACGATGGGAGTAATGATAACTGTGAAGAATCAAAACGACAAAGTAAGTAAAGGGGAGTGTTGAGTATGGAAGCTTTAACAATTGATGAAATCATATCTGCAAAAAAAAGATTTTTAAATATCGACAAGGATCTGAATCTCATTCATTCTGTAAATGAGATTAAAGAAACGTATTATCTGATTCATTGTATTGCAATTATTACATTTTTATTATTAAAGCAACAGGTACTTGCTGAATCAGCTGCGATAATGCTTTTAGTGGTAATTTATTTTCTTCATCGGTGGGAATTTCATTTATCCCGCATGATTATACATAATGTTTTGTTTTTTAGTCATCTGTGTGAAAAAAAATATGCCTATGAATTATTAGATAAATTGAATCTGTGTGATCAGGATTATGGGAAAATTCGTCATGTCATGTCAGAGTTTTATAAAAAAGAAGGGATGTGATGATGATGAGAAAGAGAAAAATAATTGGAATTATAGGCTTGGTGCTTATATTAGTCATTGTGCTTTTTTATGTGGTCCGTATCCGGCCAATGGTAACGGAATATAAGAAGATTGCATATGATAAATTAGCAAATATTGATGAAGACACCTTTGCAAAATTAGAAAATACAAAGGTTTATGGAAAGAATGGGAAATTGATTGGAGAAGTCAATTCCGGAAGTTACCAGTACAAAAAAATTTCTGAAATTTCAAAATATGTACAAGATGGATATATTGCAGTAGAAGATAAAAACTTTAAATCCCATCATGGAATCGATTATCTGGCAACTGTAAGAGCTGGGATTAAACTTGTATTGAATCGTGGTAAAGCAACACAGGGTGGAAGTACCATTACACAACAATTAGTTAAAAACAGCTTTTTAAGTCAGGAAAAAACATTTACAAGAAAGATTGCCGAGTTTTTCTTGGCACCGGAGATTGAAAAGATGTATACGAAGCCTCAGATTATGGAGTATTACTGCAATAGTAATTATTATGGGAATCGTTGTTACGGAATCGGAAATGCGGCAAGTTATTATTTTCATAAAAACGCAGATCAACTAACATTATCAGAAGCGGCATTATTGGTAGGGTTGTCGAATAATCCAAGTCGATATGATCCAGTAACTAACTATAATTCATCGATCAGAAAACGTGATCGAGTTTTAAAACATATGTTGGATGCGAAAGTAATCTCAAAAACACAATATCAACAAGCAAAGAACGAAAAAATAGAAATTGCAGAGTATCGTAAAAATGTAAAACCTGAAGGGTATCAGACAAGCTTTGCAATTTATCAAGCAACATTGGAATTGATGAAGAAAAATGGATTTGAATTTCAGTACACTTTCCAGGATAAAGAAGATGAAAAGCAATATAAAGAAAGATATCAGGAAGAATATCAAAAATATTTTCAGAAATTGCGAAATGGAGGATATAAGCTGTATACATCTTTTGATCAAGAGTGTCAAAAAGCTTTACAAAGTTCCGTTGATCATAATCTGAGATCGTTTACCAAGAAAAAGAAAGGGAAATATGAATTACAGGGAGCTGCAGTCAGTATTGATAATGAAACAGGAAATATTGTGGCAGTTGTTGGTGGAAGAGGACAGAATGATCAATATAATAGGGGTTATTTAGCTATTCGACAGCCTGGTTCATCTATTAAACCTTTGCTTGATTATACTCCTGCTTTCGATAGCGGTGTATATTATCCATCAAAAGTAATCTCTGATCGAAAGACTTCCTCTGGTCCATCGAATGCAGATCACAGTTATAGTGGATCACGAACGATTCGTAATGCAATCATTCACTCTACCAATACGGTTGCATGGAATGTATTGCAGAAAATTGGAGTAAAAAATGGTCTAAAGTACCTTACAAATTTGCAGTTTAGTAATTTATCATATTTAGATAATAAAAACGCTTCTGCAGCACTGGGTGGATTTACGCATGGTGTTAGAGTTGTAGATATGGCAAAAGGATTTGCAACATTAGAAAATGGTGGAGTTTATCAGGATAACAGCTGTATTGATAAGATCATGTTTAAAGAGCATGAAGTTTTAAAGCATAAAAATACAAGAAAGAATGTGTATTCCTCAGCCTCTGCCTATATGATCACCGACTGCATGAAGGATGCTGTGAAAAATGGAACTGGTAAAAATGCACAAGTAAAAGGACAGATCATTGCAGGCAAGACAGGTACGACAAATGATTATAAGGATGCATGGTTTAGTGGTTATTCAAGATATTATACAACCAGTGTTTGGGTAGGATGTGATGATCCAAATCCAATGGATAATTTAACTGGTTCGTCCTATCCATCTAAGATTTTTTCTGATTACATGACGAAAGTTCATAAAGGGAAAATGAAGAAAGATTTTAAAATGCCAGATACGGTATATCGAAAAGATGGAGATCTATTTTCGAAAGACATTGATGATACGTTACATGAAACAGTGCTTGAAAATATATTAAAAGAGCAGATCAAGAAAGCAGAAAAAGCAGTAGAAGATTTTGAAGCTTTTACAATCACGGACGGGGAGAGTGCCTATCTACTTGATGATAAGTATCAGAATGTATGTACAGCTATTGAAAAAGTAGATGATTCCACACAAAAAGCAAAGTTCCGACAACGGATTGAAAATCATTACGATGATCTTTTAGAAGAACAGAAGAAATGGAAAGATGCGATGGAAACATATGCAACACAGAAGGAACAGCAGCGAATTGCGGAAAATGAAAAAGCTGAAAAAGAAGCTGTACAAAAACGACAAGTATATGAACAACAGCAAAATATCAAGTTAGTTGAATCATATATATCCAGATTAGATGTCATGGATACATATGATGATACAGCAGAAGATATTATTACCAAATTACAAGAAGCTTTAAAGAAATGTGAGGATTATGATACATATGATGAGCTAAATCAGAAAGCTGAACAAGCAATTGAGCGTGTTCGCAATCTAAATAGTGATACAACAACAACAGAATCAAATTAAGATCAGGAGGAAATTATGAGAAGAAAAGCAGCATCTTTATTATTAGTAGCTATGATGATGAGTGTAGCAGTGCCAGTTCATGCAAGTGAACAGGCGACTGTCACAATTCAAGAATCACAAGGAGAAAACCGAGAGGTTGATCAAGTTCAATCCTCTGAAACAACAGAATCCAAACCATCAACTTCACAGATCACAACAACAGCTGAGAGAAAAGAAGAAGTAACATCAACGCATAAGAAAAAGCAAAACAAAAAGAAAGATAAGAAAAAAGAGAAAAAAGTCAAGAAACTAAAGAAAACAAAGAAAAAAGAAAAAGTTGTTCATGTAAAAATCAAACCAACAATCTCATCTTCCTATCAGGAACAATCTATTAAAATTAAAAAAAATAAAGAATACATTGGAAAATTTATTTATTTTAATCAGGGAGATGCTGCGTGGAATAGTAGTGGATACGGAATTCGAGCTGCTGGATGTGGTCCGACTTCAATGGCTGTGTGTATCAGCACGTTAACTGGAAAATGGGTAACACCAGTAGATACAACAAGTTGGGCATATGAGCAGGGATATTATTCTTCTGCCGGAAGTGAACATCGTGCAATTCCAGCAATGGCAGAACATTGGGGCTTAAAATGCGATGGATTAGGAACCAATTATCAAAAGATTAAAGAGTCCTTAAAACATGGCAGACCTGTTGTTTCTTTGATGGGGCCTGGCTATTTTACTCGCGGTGGACATTTTATGGTATTAACGGAAATTGATTCTAATGATAATGTAACTGTTGCGGATGTAGGAAGTCGTAAAAGAAGTCAGTATAAGTATTCACTTCATGATGTAATTTCACAATCTAAAGTTGCAAGTGCTGGAGGACCATTTTGGAGTATTTATAAACAAGGGAAAGCCAAAACACAGAATGACAGTAAATCAAATAAACAAGTTTTAAAAATTAGTAAGAATAAAAAAACAGCGACAAAAGCAAAGGTAAATCATAAAGAAAAAGAAATAATCCAAAGTTTTTATACTGAATTATCAAAGAATTTGACAGATCTGGAAAAAGAGCTTCCAAATAGTAAGGTATTGATTGGAAAAAAAGCGACTGGGACCGAAATTCCAAATGGAAAGATTAATCAGTGTATTTATCGTTTAGGTGAAAAGTTAAACAATGGTCATTTACAATTTATTGCGACACATTATTATTTTGGAGAAGAAGCAATTCTTCATGGGGATGCAAAGTCTGCAAGTATTGATTTGAATTCACGTATTCAAATGCTTGATTTTTAAAAATTGAAAGGAGATGCCGTGGAGAGATCAATCTTCACGGCTAAATATTTATTATGGAGTATGAACTTATTGGAACAATTGTTCCGGCAGTGAAATGTATTTTAAAACCAGGAGAAGCAATGTATACACAATCCGGTGGAATGATGATGTATACTGGGGATATAAATTATTCTACAGGTCTGAGAGGTGGAGTTGTTAAATCCGTTGCAAGACAGCTTCTTGCAAGAGAGTCAGCTTTTATGACAACGTATTATGCAGAAAAGCATATGGGAATTGTTATATTTTCTACGACAATCCCTGGAACGATTCAGTGCTTGAAATTAGAGAAAGGTTCTTCGATGATCTGTCAAAAGACGGCATTTCTTTGTGCAGAAGAGCAGATTATGGCAGATGTTGTTTTTACAAAAAGATTACGTGCTGGTTTGTTCAGTGGAGAAGGCTTTGTATTACAGAAAATTTATGGTGAGGGAAGAGTTTTTCTGGAAATAGCAGGGGATTCAATTATTCATGATCTTAAAGAGGGTGAAGTGCTGTATTGTAATTCGGGAAATGTAGTTGCTTTTCAGGACTCCGTAGATTTTAACATTACATTAGTAAAAAGAATGTCTACATTATTATTTGGAGGAGAAGGAAATTTTCTTGTAAAATTGACAGGACCTGGAAAAGTTATTTTACAAACACAGAATCAGATGCAGAAAGTGAAAATTTATGAGAATCAATAAAATGTGGGGGTATTACATAAATTTCATAAGAAAAACGTAAAAATATATAAAAAAATACATAAAAATGTGTAATAAACTTGAAAAATGATATGTAATATGATATTATAATATAAACAGAAAAGTTATTATTTGAAAAATCAATTTCGGGAATAAGAAAATTTTTTTGTTAATAACGTGTAGTGTAAATAATAGCGATGGCGAATGGTTATATTGACATTGGAAATTACTTTTTCATAAGATTTTTCTCCTTAAAAATTTTATCGATATGTGTCAATGTAAAATAGATTGGTTCGATTCCAATCATCGCCTTTTATCAGAGATATGAATATCGTTTTTTTGTATGGTCCCCTATAAATATCCCTGTTAAGTTACTGTACAAGAAATAGAGTTTTTTATATTTATATCTTTGATTCTTCCAAAAAATAGGTAGGGAAATACGAGCCTTAAAGGCAATATATTCCTTACCACTCCCCTTGGAAAAGTATTGGGATACAATAAAATAATGGATGTATTCCGTTGGAGTATGCTAACATTTATTATTTTATTTCGGAGTTCGATTCTTTGATTTTCCAATCAGGCTAGGTGGGCTCATGTTTATGAGTCTGCATTAGCTTATTAAGTCTATATGGTACAATGGTGTAAATGGAATCACAAGCGAGTGCTAATCGTTCTAGCTTTTTGAGCTATTCAGGTTCGAATCCTGATTGTACCGCTGCTAATAAAGTTATTTTATTAGTTCTGATGTTTAAAGTGGAAATGCTATGTACTCTGCTTTAAACAACTTGGAAAGTAAATGGTAAATTTAATGATCTTGTATTTTATCTTTTTTTGTAAATACTTTTTCAGGATTGCTTGTATTTACTTAAAGATCAGATCGTCATGTTAAATATGGTACCCCACGATCATTACAATCGGAGTTCGATTCTCCGGCTTTCCCTAAGAGTATACTGTTTTGTTTGTTATTTCCAGTTTACTCTTTCTATTGTTATTATTTTATCGTATTACTCATTCGAAAAGGCAATATCATATCATGAATATTGCCATTAAAAATTCCTTAACGATGAACAAAAATGGCGTGTCCAAGAGATACGCTTTTTTTGTGTCTATGTACTATGCAAGTCGGATATTGGATGTCCACCAAGAACGCTGCAGCATTTTTCTTGGTTCCCTGGTTCGAGTCCAGGACTTGCTCTTTCTGTTAATATAAAGCAATAAGGAGAGGGTGGGCTATGCTAGTGACGCAGGGAAGAATCCAGAAACTGAACAGCACAAGCATACGTATACTCAACCTATATATGCTAAAGTTCATCACGAAGAGATAGGTCACATGGAAACAGTAACCGATCCTCCAACATATCATGATGAAAAATGTGAACACGTTATCTGTCAGGATTGTGGAAAAGATTTAATACAGGCTTATATTGAAGGGATTAAAGATGGAATTTATAAAAATGTTAAAATAACAGCTGATGTTTCTTATTCTCAAAATAAAAGCAGCAGTATATTAAAAATGTATAATCTTTCTTATGATTCAAGTATGCCTCTATATGAAGATTATTTAAATAATGGTGGATGGGACAGATCATGTAAAAATAAGAATGTTACAACGAAGATTGTAACTGTTAGCGTATGTTCTCCAGGGGCAACTTGGAATAAATAGATAGTTGACAAAAAAGTTTATGATGAGCAGGTAATTGTTGGGTATAAATGTAGTTGTGGAGAATGGAAATTAGTTACTAATTAGTTATCAGGCAGCACGTATAATTGTACATATGTGTTGCTTGTTTTTCTTTATTTTTTTATGTTTATATGCTATACTAAATATGTAATTTTTATTAGACTTTGGAGCTTTAGGAAAAGCTCTGAACATTTTAAAGAAATCCAAAAAAATAGAAACTTAAACCTAAAGGCATAAATTTAGCAGATAATATATAGATCTGCTTATTTTTATGTCTTTTTTTATTAAAAAGGAAGGAGAGTTATGAAAGAAGAAAAATTTTTACAAAAATCAAAAGAAATGCAGGCGACAGTATATCGTCATGCATATTGTAATTGTTGCGGTACAGAATTTGTTCCAAATGATGAATATATTGTTTGTCCTCAATGTGGATCTGAATACTCCGAGGAAAATGATTATGTTGAACTTTATTCGTAATAGGAAATGGTAGTGAATTTTAGTTTTATTAGAAAGAAAATTTTATTTAAAGGAGAAAAACATGAATCAAAATGAAAAAACGAAATGGATTATTGCAATCAGTGATACTTGTAATGACGAGATTAATGTCAGCTTCTCGACCATTGAATAATCAATCATGCTAAGTATGCAAAGTTGATCAATGGTACCCGAAAGGGCGGGCTGACTAGACTCAGTGCAACGGAACCCACGTTTTGTGAGGGATACCATTAGTGCTACGTCCCAGATATCAATACCCGACCCGGTGGTACCTAAGCCGGGAACAGGGTTCAGGCAACGGATGTCTCCCCGGAGAAGAAGGCACTGACCTGGAGCAAGAAGTATCTGGAACTTTGTCGAAGGGTGATCACTCCCGTCAGGGAGGGCAGGACTTTTGTGTACCTGCCATCATATTTATTGAAAGGAGAAAACAGCCATGAGTGTATTCGTGGTCGGGCTGAACGGATGCCGGCTGATGCCTACATCTGAAAGGAAAGCCCGTTTATTGCTGAAACAAGGAAAAGCTTTTGTTGAGCAGAAGGTCCCATTTACGATCAGACTGAATTACAAGACAGGAAGTACCACACAGCTAGGTTATCTTGGGATTGATACCGGATCACAACATATCGGGGTGTCCGTTGTGCGTGAGGATGGGACAGTCTTACATAAGGAAGAGATCGGTCTCAGGGACTCCATGAGCAAAAGAAAACTTCTGGAGGCAAAAGCTTCATTAAGAAGGGGAAGGCGTTATCGGAAGACCAGATACCGTCATCCAAAGTGGAGACCAAAGACCAAGCGTGTTTACTGTGAAGTCCCAGACCGAAAAGGCAGACACTGGCAGAAAAAGAAGATCACGTTCACATCGAAAAGACCGAAAGGATGGCTACCGCCATCCCTGCAGTCAAAAACAGATCATCATATCCGATGGATCAAAAAACTACAGGATCTTCTTCCGGAAGGATACCGTCTTTCTATTGAATTAGGACGTTTTGATCCAGCAAGAATGAAGAACCCGGAGATCCACGGAGATTTGTACCAGAAAGGGCCGCAGTATGACTATGAAAATGTCCGTGCCTATGTCCTTGACCGTGACAGATATACTTGTCAGATATGTAAAAAGAAAGGAGGAAAGCTGCACGTACATCACATCTTGTACAGGAGCCATGGTGCAACCGATGATCCGCAGTATATGGTCACCGTATGCAGTGATTGTCATAGTGCACAGAATCATCTGCCGGGAGGTATCCTTTATCAATGGATGCAGGAACAGAAGAGATTTTCCAGAGGGCTTAGGGATGCCACGTTCATGAACATTTTAAGGAAACGTCTGATAAGAGCATTTCCGGAAGCAGTCTTTACTTATGGAAATGTCACGAAAGTGGATCGGGAGAAACTAAAGCTTCCAAAAAGTCATGGAAATGATGCGACTGCCATTGCATTAGTAAAGACCGGGATCACAGCTGTAAAGGATAAAGAGTCTGTGATCTGTATCCAACAGGTGAGAAGAAAGAAGCGTTCTTTGCATGAAGAAACTCCGAGAAAGGGACGCAAGGAACCAAACCGCACAGCTGCACGCAATAATAAGAACACAAAGGCGGTCACTGTTACCAAAAGACAGAATAAGAAAAAGGTATCAATGACTGGCTGTCTGTTTGATCGTGTAGAACTGAATGGAAAGAAAGGCTGGATCTCCGGATTTACCGGAAAATCCTGTTATGTAAAGGATGCGGATGATCAGTATCTCAGTACATCCCCTAAATACAAACAGGTCAGTCTTTCAAAACTCAGAATTCTGCATCACTGTGGCAACTGGATCATAGGAGCAAAGAAAACTTTAGGGAAGGGGTGATGGCTCAAAGAGCCATCCTGCTTTCATCTCGGTCATTGAATGGCCGAGAATTCCCGCAGAGTATCTTAAAATTTCTTACGGCAACGGAAGATGAAGCAAAACAATATCTTATGGATTGTATCGATAATGATATTAAAGAAAATATGAATCTAAATGAAATTGCAAACAACTTAAACATTTTCAATGTGAAAGAAAATAGTTTTTGTATGTTGAAAAATGATTCTGACTATTTATCCCAGGATGTATTAACATCAGGAGTGCGAAGAATTGCAGATCGAAATCATTATGTTGTCGATATTGTAGAAATGGGAAATGCAGGAGAAAAATGTTATCTTTTTAGAAAAATAAAAAGATGTATTTGATTTTGCATAAAATAATTAGAATAAAGTTTATTAATTAAAGACATAAAGTAAACAAAGGTTATACCTGTTTATTTTATGTCTTTTTGTTTTTTGAAGGAGAAAGAAAAATGAGAAATGTTATAGAAGTATATGTAGAAAATTTAAAAAAATACAATCAAGGGATTCTCAATGGTCGATGGATTACCTTGGGTATTGCCGAGGAATCCCTGCAGAAGATATTAAAAGAGCATTTAGGAATTGCAGATTATAATTCAGCTATTGCAATTTTTGATTACCATGCAGACTTTGAAATTGACGAACATGAAAACATATATCATCTAAATCAGACTGCAAAATTGTTAAATTGTTTATTAGATGAAGATTGTAAAAAGGTCTTAGATTATTGCAAAGTACGAGAAATTACAGCAGCATTAGAAATATCTAATGTCTGCCTACAACTCGAAGATATTATTTATGGATATTTTTCAAATTGGGTAGATCAAAATATCAAAGATCCTGATGAAAAATTAGGACATGCTTTATTTGACAATAGTAAACTAGGTGTTTATATGAGACAGAACAAAATGGAATCATATTTTGACTACAAAGCATATGGCAGAGATGCTTCAATCAGTTCTTATGATATTGGAGATTATGGATATGTTTACAAAAAAGATTCTATTAATACAAAAAAATATACGTATGAAGAGATTGATGAAATAATGAAGAACGGTTCTGGTAAATACATGGGAAAATGTGAATGTACTGTTAAATTTCTAAAAAATTTTTTTTTACTTTCACAAAATGAGTATGTGAAGATTCAAAAAGTTTGTAAAAGCTTAGATATGCTTGCTGTAGTAGAATTTACTATGTCTGGTTATGATCATTTATATGCTTTTGTTGTTGATCATATTTCAAGGCTTATTTACATTAATGATTTAACAGTTGGAAAAACATTAAGAGAATTCAAAGCAGGAAATTCAATTGACGACGAAGTATTTAATGATATTTTAGATGAACTAAATAATCCCAAAATTTATATATAGAAACACTTAAAATTTGAAATAATAAAACAAAAAATTGATATAAAAAGTTGATATATTTTTTGTATCAATTTTTTGTTGAAAAAAGGAGAAAAAAGATATGAATTTTACAGAAGAAATTGAGAAAATGGTAGAATTATCATCAAAACAGCCAAATGGTGTATATCAAAATACGGATAGAATTTTTACTGGCATTATGGAAAGGTCTAATTTCACAATCAAAGGAATGCCTGATAATATTTTAAAATTATACTTAGCTGCAGAGAATAAGGCAGATTTTGAGTCATTATTTTATTCATTAACAGGTGTAAAGTTTGAATACTATTTACGAAAGAGCGAAGAAGCAATACGGTATAATGCCGCGGAAACAAAATTAAGAATTGTTCAGATTTTTCTTCCAAAATCAAATAAAAATGGAAAAAATTCATTGATTATACAAACAAATGCACCAAAAAATAAGATTCGAACTTGTCTTAGAAATTGTTATTTTCTTTTCTCAATGGATGATAGCGTTAATTGTATCGTTAATAATCTTCAAGAGATGGGATATATAGTTAGAATATTGTATGCTCCGAATGGAAAATTCGATAAAATAAAAAGATTTTCTTGTAAAGAAAAATATAATCTGGCTGATTATGATATGAAATATGTATTATATCATGAAAAAGTGGTAATGGAATTGTATAATAAAGTATTTTGTCAAAATTTAAAGAATCCTGAATTACTTGCACCTGCAGTTTTAGAAAATATTGCAAATCAATTAGGAATTTTTGCAATGGCAGATGATCAATTTTGTATCTTATATGATGATGCTATCAGATTTTCTTTACAGTATCAGGATTTTAGAAAAATTGTAAATCATCATGGTTACATAATACAGGGACAAACGATAGCGTCAGGTGATGAATGTTACCATTTTATATTTAGAGATAAATTGTGGACATATCATAATCGTAAAATGTTTAGAGGGATGAACTGAATAATACCCAAATTTACGTTTAGACGCATTAGGATGCAAAAAAAAGAAAGGATGATGATTTATGAAAAAAAACAGAATTGTTGAAATGGTTATTAGAGCATGAAATTTGATATAAATGTAATTTGTGTATAATGTGTTAATTGTAAAAATCATGCAAATTGTACATTTATTCAAGCACGATATTAAATATGTAAAAAGAGCAACCTTTTTGTTTTTGAGGTTGCTCTTTTTTTTGTATAAATTAAATTATTTTACAGTAACAGTCCATTTGAAGACATCTCCTTTTACCCAATGTCTGCTTGTTTTACTTACGATACAACTAATCGTAACTTTTCCCTTCTTTTTAGCGGTAACTTTATGTCCGCCTTCGGAATCTCCTTTTGTTGCTACAGTGGCAATTCTTGAATTACTACTTTTCCAATTTTTTGTTGATGGATGCACACCGCCATAACTTGGACCAACCCAAATAC